GCCTGCTTCTTCGTCGACACAAGGCGATAGTCCATCCTGCGCAGATACGCAAAATTATCTGCCGCTTCTACGTCTTCGTTCTTCCAATCCACGGCAAGCTGCTTCAGCAGACCCTTGAACGATTCAAGACGCGCGCCAGTGCCATAGCCACTAGCGAAATACGACGGGTGATCTGCAAGATAGATTTTCGCTTGATGCTTCTCACTCCAGAATATCTTCTGGGCCGGCACCGACCGCGTCTCAAGGAAAGCCTTCTGCGCAACCTGACCAAGCACCAGGATGTGCTTTGCCTTCGACTGTCCCATCTCAATCTCAGTGTGAACTGAGCAACAATGAATTTCCTTCGCTGTCGGATTTCGCATCTTCAGAAACGACCGATACGAACTCTCCTGTAGATCTGACGGGAAGCACTGCACAACATTGAACCCATCGCAATCGCTGCGGCGTATGCCTACCGCCCGCAACTCCTGCCAGAGAAACTTCCCCGACTTGCCGACGAACGCTTCCTGCGCATCGTTCTCTTCAAACCCCGGCGACTGACCGATAACGAGAATATCCTTACCCGCCAGCTCGCCCATAATCTTGTGAACGCCCTTCACCTTATTCAACGGGCATGCATCGCATCCACGCTCCCCGAGCTTGGCGTTCTTTTTCGTCGTCCTAACCTGCGCCAGCTCATCGAACGCCATCAGAGAATCTCCATGCAAGCTGCTATGAATGCTTTGGCTGTTTCCGCGTTGAGAGCATTACCAAACCCGCGCAAACGTCCCATTCTGGAGGTAGCCCTTGCAACCAACGGGAATGTGCCGGGTTCAACTGGCCTCCACTTTCCATCCGTGCAGCTGAGCCAGTCAACATCTCTCCAGAAGCCGTTAGTCGGGCCGGGAAATCTGTTCTGGTGAGCAGAGCCTGCGGAGCCAAGCGATCCAACCGATTCCTCACCGAACCATCCGGATTGATTCCTGTCGTCGCCATCCCCGGCGTGTCCTTCCAATCCCGAGCCGTTGGCGTTGTCCATCCGACCAGGCACACGACCTCCTCCAGATTGGACTTGTGCCCTCCGACTACGTCCTTTCTCAGCTGAGTTTTTCTGTTGTTCTGAGCGCGTGGTGTTGGCCAGCTCGCCAGCATCGCGTAGTCGTTTAGATTGCTTCGTTCCATCGAACGCTTCGCCTGTCCGCCGCCCGAACAATCGCTGGTTTTTGGAGTAGGCCAAGCCGTCAACTGCGCCGCTGGATTCAACCCCAGTCCGTACCCTTCGCTCGTCTTGCCGGGTTCCTGCGCTCTCGGACTTGGCCACGAAGTAAAGCCGCTGTCTGATGTGAGGGGCTCCAACGCTGCACGCTCCAAGTACCGCCTTCCCGACGGCGTAGCCCTCTGTTTCCAAATCAGTCTGAACAATGTCGAGCCAGCCGTGCTTAACCGCTGCACTAACCTGCTCTCCAAAGAGGACTGGAGGCGCACACTCTCTGATGAGTCGTATCCACTCCGGCCAGAGGTTCCTTGAGTCTTCGAAGCCTTTACGCTGGCCTGCGTGTGAAAAACTTTGACAGGGACAACTGCCTGTCCAGACTTCTCTAGTGTCGCTCCATCCAGCTCCGCGAAGTGCGAACTGCCAAACCCCGATACCGGCGAAAAAGTGACACTGTCGGTATCCTCTGAGATCCGCTGCCGAGACTTCCTTAATGCTTCTGTCATCTACGTCTCCATCCGCAATCAACTTTTTCTTAATGAGCTGGCGTATCCACTCAGCAGCAAACGGATCGAATTCGTTGTAATAAGCACCAGCCATCACATCCACCCATTGAAACGAGCCGTGTGCTTACTGCCGTCTTGATTTGTAATCTCCACTGAAATCGTCATCGCCCCGAACATAGCCAAGTACAGCAGATAATACGCCATGAATATAACGCACGATGACGCGACCTCGATCTGATCGTGCTTCTCATCCGACACTCGCTCATACCGTCTCTTCCACCAGCCCATCGATAACCTCAATCCAACAGCGACGCGAAGCTGACCATCCGTCGGCCCTTCGGCGGCTGATACTCGAATACCCGCTCCTCGCGCAGTTCCTTCTGTAATCCAACCTCAGCCTTGGTACTCAGCCCCATACGCGAATACGTCGTCATCACAACCGTGAAGTCTGACGGAGCCTGATATTCTGAAACGAGAATGCGCCTGCTGCCGTCCGACCGCTTCCTAATTTCGTTCCAAAACAAATCACTATCGAAAGCCTCTACCCCCACATACTCACTTGTACCCCTATACGGCGGATCGAGGTACACCACATCCGCATCCACCGAATCCAGCGCAGTCCGATAGTCCCTGAACGTGAAGATAGATCCGCGCAGACCATGTACCCGGCGCAACATCTGTCTGGCTCCCGCCGCTGCGAAGTTTTTATCCTTGTCCTTTTTATCCCGAGCATATGTGTTGAAGAAACCGCCGCCGAACGCACAAGTCGTGCCTACAAAGCCGCGCAGAGCCGATGCCTTGGTCTCATTCTTCAACACGACATACTCTTCCTCTGAGACTGCGGTCGGAGGTTGCCACCCCTTCAGTAGAGCCTGCCACATCATCACTACATTCTCATTCAAGTCCGAGAAATGACGCTGTGGACATCGCACCCGCTCCCCCACCCATGCGTACCCACAGAATGCCTCGAGGTACACCCGCGGCGAGAGACTGTTGATGTACTCAGCCAGCTGATACCGGATTTTGTACTTGCCGCCAAAGATACCCCACAGGGCTGGCCTCCAATTCATGCTGCTCGTGCAAACGATCCAAATATTCACATACAACCCTTGCGATCAGCGTCGCATCATGTTATGTCTAGATCATGAGCTTCTGGAGCCAGCGACGGATTATCAAGAACCTTAGCGCCTCCGCAGCCGTGCGCCCAAAGCCTGCTCCGAAGAAATCCTAGAACCAAAGCCACTTCTTGTGCTGATTCGTGACCATCCAAGTCACAGTCCGACACAAGCTCTCCTCAAAATTCACTGGTGGTTTCCAACCAGCCTGGGCCATCTTCGTACCGTCAAGAGCGTACCGTAAGTCATGTCCAGGCCGCTGCGAATGAAAATCCACAATCTCATAATGCAGCTTGCGACCGAGAATGTCCGCAATCGTCTGAGCAAGCGTCAGATTATCCACCTCGCGCTCGCCTACGATATTCCATGCTTCACGCGCTGGCGTGTCCCTGAGCAGCAGGAACACCACAGCATCCGCCACGTTGCGCGCATGGATATAGAAACGACTCCCCGCACGCCGGAGATCCTGAGTCCCGTGGATTATCACACGTTCTCCATCCACCAGCTTCCTGACAGTCGAAGGAACGAACTTCTCAGGGTGTTGCCGTTCACCGTACACATTCATGGTATTGGTAATGATCACCTGCAACTTGTAAGTGTTGGCCCACGCCAAGCACAGCATCTCGGATGCGCTCTTGCTGGCAGCGTACGGGTTCGCTGGAGAGTGACGATCCAGCTCAGTATAAAACACCCCATCCGGAGCCGGCCCGTACACCTCGTCCGTCGAAAACATGATCATCTTGTCGAGCGCTTTCTGTCTACGTGCAAACTCCAGCACATAGAATGTACCAAGCACATTCGACTCGACAAACGGAAGCGGATTCACAATCGACCTGTCCACATGCGACTCAGCCGCCAGATGTACGATATAGTCCACCTGACCGATCTCCTGCTCCAAGCCCTCAGCGATTGGCCGATCCACCGGAGCCGACAAAGTCGTCACCCGCTTGTCATCGAACGCATTGATGTCGCGCAGACGATCAAATCCGCCTGACGCGTAGTTCAGGCGGTCGATCACCACAACCTGCCAGTCCGTATTCTTAAGCAGATGTTCGACCAAATGATGTCCCACAAAGCCAGCGCCGCCTGTTATCAGAATCCTCTTCATGCCTATGCCCCCGCCTGTCTTACAGGCGCAAAAAATACCTTCGCCTCCGAACCCTCAAGCGCAGCTTCGCCCTTCGGTGAGAGCTTCCTGCAACTCACATCCCCGTCACCGAACGCCTTCAGAGCCTCTTCTGCTTCCGGCAGCTCAAGCCAAAGGTCGCCGTCCTTCTTGACCTCACCGTCCAATACAGTACGGAAGACAGCCGTCTGACTCTGCGCCCTGACTCCTATCTTGCCGTCTTTGAATGTCACCACCAGGAACGCCTGAGCCTTAGGAATCCTCGCCACACAATCCGCCGACTCCGTGAATACCGACACCATGTCACGCGCCTTGCATCTAGCATAGGTAGCCCCAGCCGACGCCTCCATCCGCTCCACCACAGCCACCGGGAACTTGATCGAAGACACCAGGTAAGGAACCTGCGAGACACCGCAGCCGCTGGTCAAGATCAAACCACCCTCGGCCTTCGACAGCTTGTCCCCAGACTCCAGCACCGCGCAGAGATTCAACGGCAACGGAATCGACTCCTGCGGCAGACCCGCAGTATGTGCTACACCGATACACTTCTGGTTGCCGGCCATCGCCCTGCCGCCACTGAGATAAACGCAGCACATGTCGAGCTTGCTCTCGTCTTTCTCTGCGACACCAGCCAACCACCTGATCGCAACAGCCGTCTCCGCAGTCACCGTGAAAAATGGCTCAGCGACCTTCGGCTTCGCCAACACAGATCCCAGCGTGTATGACAGATTCAGTTTCTGCTCTCCGCACACCAAGCGCACCTGCTTGTCTTTCGCGCTGACCATAATATCGACTGAACCATCCGCTGGGATAGTCGCCGCGAAACCTCGAAGCGATCGGTAGTCCGCCGTGAACGCCTCCACCTCATGCATCCCGATCACTGTGGCCGTACTGACTACGACACCTGAGATCGATGCTCGAGCGCGTCCGTTGTTGACGGCGAAATGCACGACCTCACTCGCCGACACCGATGCCGACGGCGGAAACTTCAGGATCGCACCGATAAGACTCTTAAAATTCTTCGCTGGTACTTTTGCCTGTTGAGTAGCCATAACGTGATTATAGATGATCTCCGCTACGTCCTTACTTCAGCGCGGCGATCCGAACAGCGCAAGCCGTCCAATCATTCACGATGCACGACTGCGCATCCGACAGACTGATCTTCCCGCGGCAGACCAAACCCTTCGGGCCTCCAAGCAAGTCCTCCACCTGATGATCCTTGACCCGAGCCTCGCCTATGTTCTGCGGCCAAAGATTGATCTGTATATTCTGCCCGCCAACCTCAATCGGGATGATGTCATCCAACTCCCATTGTGACCCAGGGCATCCATTCAGGATGCCGTAAGCCTTACAGACCGCCGTCTTGATTTTCTGGCTCTTGGTGGCCACCCGAAACGGCGGAGTCCTGAAGTCCGCGGCACAGATATTATGCTCGACGCCGGCCACCATGTGTGGAGCCTTCGTCAGATCCGCCACCAGGCTCGGGTCGACCGCCCCAGGGGTGACCTTCGGATCTGGTAGAAACTTACCCTGAGAATGCCCGTAGACCGCCTGCTGAGCCAGCGCCAGCCCGCCGGCAAGGAAACCCACCACCACAGCCCCAACAACCCCGTGTAGACGAACGTAGCGCATCGTTTTACCCTCCTGACACCACTATAGACGACCTGATGGCCGTCAAGAGGGAATATGGAGCGAGCAGCCGGGATTGAACCGGCGCATGTGAGGGTGGAAACCTCATGCCTTTCCACTTGGCTATGCCCGCATATTGGTGTTCCCGCTCAGACTCGAACTCCCTCATCTAATCTTGGTCGTACGGGTTGGTCTTGAACCAACTACCTTGCGCTTATCAAGCGCATGCTCTACCTGTTGAGCTACCGTACGATGATGCGTTCGAATACGATGGCAATTCGCACAAACCAAATCGCATTTGGCTATCTCTGCCATCACACGCTTTAGAGAAGCTCCAGTATTGTTCACCATAGAACTGACACAACCCTGCTTATTCGTACCGTCTAGATGATCAAAATCCATACAAACAGCCGGGAAAGTCCTACCGCAATCAACACACGGACGACTCTTCAAGTCGTTAATCAACGCTTTCCTACGAAGACGCAACTTCCGCACATACTCCGCAATCTTTGCGAGGCGTCCCTCACGATCAGCATAGTAATATTTCTTACTGTATGCGTTATTGCACACACGGCAGTAAGCATGCCCCTTGACCATCACATTCTTAGTAGACCCACAGCGGCAACAAGGCTTCCTCTTCATAAACTCGAATATACCATAAGCTAATCGGGCGATCATCCTAGCCGCTGGATGACGGGAACGAACTGGTGCAAGCGGGAGGACTCGAACCTCCGGTAATTCCTCTTTGTAGGAGAGGCGGCGTCGCCGCTGGCCCACGCTTGCAATCTGGTACTCCCTGGCAGAGTCGAACTGCCGTCTACGACTTAGGAGGTCATCGTCCTGTCCACTGAACGAAGGGAGCGAAACTTGATGGTCACCCCGTCGAGACTCGAACTCGAAACTGCGCCTTCGGAGAGCACCGTGATATCCAATTTCACCGCAGAGTGACTGGTACCGTGACCGAGGCTTGAACTCGGATTGCTGGAGTGAGAATCCAGTCGCCTAGCCGCTTGGCGGATCACGGCAAAACTTGGTAGCGCGTAAGAGGGTCGAACTCTTGTTCTCGATGTGAAAAACCGATGTCCTGCCGTTGAACGAACGCGCCATAAAATGGAGCAGCCGGTGAGAGTCTAACTCACGTCCTCGATTTAGAAGATCGATGCCCTATACGTTGGACGACGGCTGCATGGTGGAAGCGGGAGGACTCGAACCCCCGTCTCATCGCTTAAAAGGCGAGACTCTGAACCCGTTGAGTTACGCTTCCGAAACTTGGTGCCCCGACCAGGAATCGAACCTGGGTCTCGCTGCTTAAGAGGCAGGACTCTAAACCGATTGAGTTATCGAGGCATGGTAGAGGACGAGGGTGTCAATCCCTCCCGTTAGCCGCAGTCCGCAGCCTTTCCAGAGTTTATAAGACTCCGCCGCACGTCGGTGCTGTCCTCTATGGTGGCTCGCCTGAAAATCGAATTCAGTGAACAGGGTTATGAGTCCTGCGTCCTCGCCAGAGGTACGAGCCGTGGCACCAGGTCTAGGAATCGAACCTAGCTGGCGAGATTTGGAGGCTCACCTGATCTCAGATCACCCGGCACATCATCATCTCAAAGAACAATAAAAAGCCCCTCGCACTGAGCGAGGGGTCTGGTGGTACCACAGCGCAGACCCCTTAAAACACGATCCCCCACATGACCCGCTTTTCAGCGCGCCTAATGGTTATCTCGTGTTTGAAGGTCTGTCTCATGGATTTCAATTCGTGCCCAACTTACCCTCCGGGCCGGAGCATTCATGCTTTTGTTGCACTGGAGAAACCATACCATCTCTCCAGCGTGGGATGCAACTTCTAAAATGGTGCCCCCCGCGGGACTCAGACCCGCAACTCGAAGTTCGTAGCTTCGTGTGATATTCCATTTCACCAAAGGGACAAACTCTGGTCGGAGAGGTGAGACTCGAACTCACGAATTCCCAGTTCCCGAAACTGGAGCCTTTCCTCTTGGCCACTCTCCGTAAATGGTCGGGGCACCGGGAGTCAAACCCGATCCACTAGTTCCCAAAACTAGGATGCGGTCGTCACACCCTACCCCGATACTTGGTGCCGCCTCGCAGAATCGAACTGCGTTCTCTGGATTTTCAGACCAGCGTAATCACCAGACCTACGCAAGCAGCAAAACTTGGTGGAGCGTGCGGGAATCCAACCCACCTGAATATCTTCTTTGCAAGAGAAGCGACCACCGCATGTAGTCCTACGCCCCGAATTGTATTCATAGCCCCGGTATCCTGCCACTAGACGACCGCCACATTTCTATGACGAGTAGGCATCGAACCCTACGTCTCCGGACTTGTTGGGGAGAGGCATCGGGATCAAACCGATGTAAACCGGCTCCACAGACCGGCGCATAATCACTCTGCCAGCCTCTCCACATCTTTGGGGCCGGCAACAGGAATCGAACCCGTAAGAGTCTCGTTACAAATGAGACTCAGCACCATGCGATACCGGCAAACTGGAGCCGCCTGCGAGAGTCGAACTCGCTACCTCTCGCTTACCAAGCGAGTGCTCTTCCATACGAGCTACGACGGCCCAAACGTGACTCCTTCCTGGCAACCTGCGTTGTCATAAAACAGATACTTCTGCCACACCTTCTCGTCACTGGCCTGTGCCCGCAAGATCCCGCGAGCGGTGTGCAGCGTGACCGGCCTGGGACGCCTCAGTAAAGGCATACCCGCCTCTTCGGGAGTCTGGTTGCCCTTGCGCCGGTTACACTCACCGCACGCAGCCACCAGATTCTCCCACGTCGATAAACCGCCCTGTGCCCGCGGAAGTATGTGATCAAGCGTCAACTCCGCACCTGAGAACACCTCTCCGCAATACTGGCACCGATAGTCGTCGCGCATGAGGATGTTCTTTCTCGTCATCTCCTGAGCGCGATGCGGAACCCTCGCGTAACGCTTCAGCCGAATCACTGAAGGAAACATTATGCCGACATGAACCTGCCGACCAGTGTCATGCTGAATGACAGCGCAGTCCTTCACGATCAACGTAAGAGCACGACGCGCAGCACAGATGTGCAACGGCTCGTATGACGCATTCAGCACCAGCACCGGACTGCGCATCACATTTCTCATCATCCTTACCTTTCTGGAGCCAGTGCCCGGAATCAAACCGGGGTCATCGCGTTACGAGTGCGACGCTCTATCATCTAAGCTACACCGGCACAAACTGGAGCGGAATGAGGGAGTCGAACCCTCGCCCGAATCTCGGCAAGATTCCATGCGACCGTCACACCGATTCCGCACTACAACTTCTGGATCGCCAGCAAGGGATCGAACCCTGATCTGATGGGTCAACACCATCCGTCCTACCGTTGAACGACTAGCGATCAAACTTGGTCGGGATTGCGAGGCTGCCAGTCTCGCACTAGAGCGCCCCATGCGCTCCGTGCTTTGAGCATTCCGTCCCGTAGGGCTCTGGCTCAGGCCGTTTACACTAGCTCCCGATAATTCTGGTTCCCCGCGATGGACTCGAACCACCATGACAATCTTCAGAGGATTGCGTCCTCCCATTTGAACGAACGGGGAACAATCTCTTACATCTTCCACATCCCGTCGTGAAACTCTCGGTGACAGTTGGAGCACAGCAAAATACACTTATCCAACTCCGCCTTAATTACCGCCCACGACTTTGAAACCCTGCTTACCGCAAAATCTTTCTTGGAAGGATCTACATGGTGAAAATCCAATGCCCTGACACATCTGTCGTAACCGCATCGGCAACATTTTCCTCCCTTGTATGCAACCGCCTTATCCTTAGTTCGCGTCCTCCAACCGATCACAGCCTGCACGTTCCCAGCCGCCACTTCTTCTCGCGTTCTATGCCTACGATATTTTGCCCTGCACTTATGACTGCAATACTTCAAGCACGCCCTTATCGGTGTCCCACATCCTTCACACTGACCTTCCGGCTTACGCTTCGGAAAGCGACTGTTGTTGTAACTGCCAGCACATCCATGTGAGCAAAACTTCTGTCGCCTAACAATAGAAGACCTACGTCCACGCAACTCAATCACAGCTAAACACTGTAAGCATCGATTCGGACTCTCGGAATACAGATCAATAGCTTTCTGTCTTGATAACGCCGCCGAAGCCTTAGTACCCGCTGCTTGGATATCTTTTCTCATCCTCCCATTATACTGGCTGGGGCGGAGGGAGTCGAACCCCCATCCTCTTTTGAGCACTTCGGTTAACAGCCGAGGCCGATACCGTTCCGGGCACACCCCATCAAATCAATTGAGATACCGAGCAATAAAAATCCCTGGCTGGTTGGCCAGGGTGTATGTTCTGCGAGAATCCTCGCGCATAAAACCCCAGCGACTAGCGCATACGATTACCACCCGGCTGTTGTGCCTGGGTTGGGAACGCGCGCGTTGTCGCCAGATGCTTCATATCGATTCCTAGCTTCCCATACGTTCCCTTGAAATGCAACAACTAATTTTATGGCGGTTTCGACGGGACTTGAACCCGCATCTTATCCCCTGACAAGGGAGCATCCTACATTGAACGACGAAACCAAACTGGTGCAAGCGGAGAGATTCGAACTCCCAATGTCCTCGAAGAGGATCCTGATTTACAGTCAGGTGCAGCCAACCGTATCTGTCCTCGCTTGCGAAATGGAGGAGGGTGCGTGGATTTGAACCCGCGATACCTCTCGGTATTCTAGTTTTCAGGACTAGTGCCTTCAGCCACTCGGCCAACCCTCCAAACTGGCGATGAGAGTGAGATTCGAACTCACGACACCCCGATAAAGAGGTGCGCTGGTTTAGCAAACCAGAGCCTTCAGCCGCTCAGCCATCCCATCATACTTGGTGCCGATGGTCGGAATCGAACCGACAGTCAATCACGAAGTTTTGAGCTTCGCCGCTTTGCCTGTTTGCGTACATCGGCCAAACTTGGTACCGGTGAAGGGAATCGAACCCCCAAACACTTCGTTCTAAGCGAAGCTGCTTTGCCTATTTGCATACACCGGCACATGGTGCGCTGGGTGGGCCTCGAACCCACAATCACCAGGCTCTCGACCTGATAGGTATTCCTATTCCCGTCACCAGCGCAATCAATTGTCAAAGAACTGGAGCACGACTCCCGAGTCGAACGGGACAAGAGCAGATTTGCAGTCTGCCGACTATCCGATTGTCTTGTCGTGCCCTGGTACGGGGAGCGGGCCTCGAACCCGCAGACAGGACTTTTTAGGAATCCCCGCTTTGCCGATTTGCGTATCCCCGCAAACAACAAAACCCGCCATCTGGCGGGTCGGTGTGCTTCAGATCATCTCTTGCTAAGTCTGATCCAGAACACGCCGACTCGCACTCAGGCAATCGAGTGACGAGAGATAGCGCGAACTGGATAACTGCATCTTCATTTCCGTACTCCTAATGGTAGCGGCCAGCAGAGTCGAACTGCCGATTTCCAGCTTATGAGACTGGCGTGAAGCCATCATCACTCGGCCGCTTTATTGAGTACACCACAGACTCGATATTCCTGCAAGTAAAAAGTGAGGCCATCCCATCTCTAGGATGACCTCGCCAACCTAACCAGCTTGCCGGCCGATTACTTCGCAGACTGAATGCGCGCCATCTTGTGATAAAAAGCGATCCGTTTAACGTCCGACACGATGATTCGGTCGCCCTTCACTTCAGCCTTCCACACATGCGTGCTGGGGTAGGGTCTGAACGAACTGTCGCCGCTCTTGCCGGACATCAGGACAGACCGCTGCAACGGATACGAATACCCGAGCTTGGTCAGCTCCCTCTCCAGATCCTTCTCCTTCACGCCGCCCGGAGCCAGCGCCTGCTCCAGACAATACCGCATCGTTGATCCCTGCTTGAACGGCAGGTCGCGGCCCTGGTCGTCGAGCTTGATGAGTCCCTGCGCCTTGGCCACCTTCGGATCGATCTTGGCCGTGGACTTGGCAGTCCGCACATGCTTCTCGCCCTCGGGCTTGGCCGCTTTCTTCGTCGCCACCTTCGCCGGTGCCTTGACTGCTGTCTTATCGGCCTTGGGAGCTTCCGCTTTCTTCGCTGCCTTGACCGGCTCCGCCTTCTTCACTGCCTTGGTTACGGTCTTCGCCGGTGCCTTGGCTGCGGCCTTCTTGCTGCTGCTCTTCGCAGGTTTGGTTGTGGTGGCCACGGGTTCCGCAGCCTCGATGTTGCTCAGGTCTACATCTTCCAGATCGAATTCCATATTGGCAACTTTCTCAGGTGTCATATTCGTCCTACCTTCCTTGATGAATTTCCTACATGCTGCACGATCCCTACAATGAAGTCTGCATTCTGTATCGGCTTCAGAGTAACCCTCTGTCGCCGTCTTGTTATTGTATACCACTTTCATGCGTCCAAAGCAAGAGCTGCTGTCCGATTCTTCGTACAATTTCTTCAAACATGCATGGCAGGTAAGACTGGTCACCGAGTAATTGCCCGTCCTGACATCGCCCAGAGAGAACATCCCCCGGCACGTCACACACTCCAGCACCTTGACATCGTCCTCGCCCAACTTCGCATCTGCCGCCATCACGCTCTCCAGCACTCTGCTCTTCGACTCCAGATCGCCCATGATCAACTCTAAGTCGTACCGAGTGACCCCAAACCTGGAACATGCATCTGGAATACATGCTATGTCATTCGCTGTCCGTCGTCTAATCCTGCCCGCATCCGAGACAATCACGCCCAGCAGAAACGACAGCGCCGCCGGCGGAATAGCGTAGCAGACCTGCACCACACCCGAGATAGCCTGAAACATTCTCTCTGGCGATACATTATGCGATGGGATATCGATGTGGGAAGCGCCGTCCTCGCCACCGATCGGCGCATCCAACTCGACCAACTTGGTAACCCGCTTACGCGCGCTCAACGGAATCGAGTACCGGCCAGAGAACAGCATGTCGAGTCCACGGAATAGGTAGGTCGAAAACTTGCTCTTGAAATGAGTCGGTGCGTCAGACTCTGCCCAGTGCTGCGTGTAAGACTGCTCGGTTTCCCACGCCTTAATCAAACCCTCTTGGATCACGTCTTCGAGGTCGATCCAACGCTTATTCTCCGGAGCAATATGCTGGTAAGTTTTGATTGCCTTCTTGTGAACCATGTCGCTGCACGAATCCACCATACGGGAGATGCCAGTCACGCTCATTGACGAACCTCGAAATCGAAATAGGATACCGACGAAGTAGAACACCACTCGACTACAGTGTCAACTGCAAAGCAGTATCCGATAGCAAAACACCGCGCTCAATCCAAGCAAGCATCTCCGCGAACGCATCGTCAGAGTTAGTATACCGCCCAGACAACATGGCGCGCGCTACCACACAATCCCCGTCGCAAAGTTCCATCTCTAAAGCAGATAGATGCACCAGCACCTTTACATAACGCATGTGAATTACCCCTTCACTTCAGATTTGTACTACGCCTTCAGATACGTCTTCATCTCCGCCTTGAGATCCCTGAGATCCGCCAGCAGATCGTTCTTGGTGTACCGCTGCATCTCCGTCAGAGTCCTGACCGTCTCCAAACGCTCAGGCGTGGGGAACAACTCGAGCAACCGCAGATTCAACTTGTCCTCAGCATCCGTCGATCCACTCCTGCCGCTGCACTTGGGCATGCCGCGCCAGTTCCCCTGCCAGTCGAACAGCTTGGACACCAGAGGATACATGACCTCGCCGAACGTCAGCGTCAGCTTGGCAATCAAGATCATGCGATCCCGCACGATGTTGTTCTCCGCCAACCTGAGTAAATTGTAATTGTCCTTGCAGGCACCAAAGGTGCGACCGACAACACCACCCCCAGCTGCGACAACCACCGGATAACCGCTCCATACCTTCCAATGATACAACGGCCGTGAAGTCTCCCACATGCCGTCAGAGAGCTGTCCGAGAATCTCCTTCTCGAACAGAGCCTTCTGCACTACATTCCTGACCGTGAATGTCTTCTCCATCACCGTGCGCTCCATCTTCCTCAACTGCGCTTCCCGCTCCTGCGTGGATATGTCAGTCATGGCTTCATCCTTAGTGCCGCAGCCTTTGCGAACTCGAACGCCGCCACGCGTTCCTCGCTCTTGTACGAGCCGTCGTCTGGATATTGCGACAGGTTGCTCTTGCGAATGCCAACCTTCTTCCACTCGTCCAGCGATTTCCAGAGGCACCCCATTCGCACCCAACGCGAACCGTCCTCAAACAGCACGGCCCACACCTGATATTCGTAGAGGCCGGTAAAGGCGCGCATTGTGACGATCTTTTTCTTCTCACCGTTGGCATCCCTGAGGTTGGCATCCCTGAGGTTGGCACCCCAGAGGTTGGCATCCCTGAGGTCGGCATCCCAGAGGTTGGCACCCCTGAGGTCGGCATCCCTGAGGTTGGCACCCCTGAGGTCGGCATCCCTGAGGTTGGCACCCCAGAGGTTGGCATCCCTGAGGTCGGCACCCCTGAGGTTGGCACCCCAGAGGTTGGCATCCCAGAGGTTGGCATCCCTGAGGTTGGCACCCCTGAGGTCGGCATCCCTGAGGTTGGCACCCCTGAGGTTGGCACCCCAGAGGTTGGCATCCCTGAGGTCGGCATCCCTGAGGTTGGCACCCCTGAGGTCGGCATCCCTGAGGTTGGCACCCCTGAGGTTGGCACCCCTGAGGTCGGCATCCCAGAGGTTGGCACCCCTGAGGTTGGCACCCCAGAGGTTGGACTTCTTCGCTACCGCCTCGACAACCGCATCCTTCACTGTTGCCGCTTGCGACGTATAAATTACCGCGCCGTAGATATTCTTGATTTCCATTACTTCCTCCCCATCCTGATCGCTGCTATGTCGGTCATTTATTTGCCTCCTGTGCTACTCTGTTAGGCTGCTACCCGTTGCCGAATGCGCCCACGCTAATCCCAGTGTGGCGCACAATCTCTGATACTTGAGCGAACGTCGTAGGGTCTGTGCGATTGGAAACTCCGCCAAATAGGGTGTATCCACGGAATCCGTCATCGTCTCTCCGGTAGATGAACAAGCTGTCAAACTGCTGTGGCCGGTGCGTAGCGTGGTGAAAATCTCCCCTCGAAATCAACTCTTGCACATCTGCGGTTGTCATCTCTTCACCTCATGCAACAAAACCGTTAGGCTGCGATTGTGCCCCGATACTTCGTGTAAAATCCACCGCGCAGTACGTTTGCCCGCGCGTCAAGATAGGCCAGAACATGCTCTAAAGGCTTATTCTGGCGCAGTTCTGAACGCCACATGCCATTTTTGAAGACGCGCCGATACTGGCGACATTCATGGACTAAACTGTGCGCCGCCATCACAGCAGCCAATGCACGATGAGCCGACGCATACGAGTACTTGCCCGAGCAACCGCAGCAGCACTTGTTATCCTTACCAGAGTAAACGTCAACCACGTCCTCGACCTTGAGGTTCTTGATGAGCTGCTCAGTAGCGAATCGTCGCATGTCTTGATCTCCTTGACCACAGATATAGATTACACCATATCCAGAACGTGTCAAGTCTTTATTTCGATTTATTTTCGGCGTCTAAGTCCAATAGGCTAAACAACCTGAAGTCGCCAGATGGCCTGACGATTCTCGATTGCGACCGATAAGTCGAGATCCGCGAAGATTGCCAGCATTTCATCGTAAGCCGCCCGAACCCGCTGCACCGGATTATCCAGCTCCGCGACCACCCGCCGCACCTCCGCCACCGCTGCCAGAGCGACATCCCGCTCCAGCTCGTGGTCGTTGCAACTGCGCAGAATCCGCATGAGCCGCCAGTTCATATGAATCACCGGCCAGTACGACTTCAGCCGCTCACTATCGAGACGTGCGCTCTGTGGTAGATCCGCGAACCTGGGCAGCGATGAATCGATGCCAGCGTCGATGTACCGAGCCGCCGCCACCGGCCCAACCCCTGAGACAGCGCGTGGTATCCCATCCGAATGGTCGCCCAGGATCGCGCGCAGCTTCAATAAATTGTCGCTCGAACACCGCCACTTGCTACGGATATCTAACTCCTTCGCCAGCGGCCCTGTTGCCAACGGCAAGATACCCACACCATACTGCATCAACTGAAGATAATCCTGATCCGAACTGTAGACCGTAGTCTGCCAGCGATGCGACATACACTTCGCCGACAGAATGCCCACCATATCGTCGGCCTCAAGCTGTGCAACCTCCAACTGCGAGACACCGACGCCGTCAAGAATCTTCCTGACCACATCGATCTGGATATTCACCGATGATCGCAGCGCCATCAACTCCGCCGTGACCCCTACCCGCCGATTGGATTTGTAGTCCGGGAATAACTTGTTGCGCCATGAATTGTTTGTGTCGCCGCCATCCCACACGACTACAAACTTCGCATCGGGAAATCGTCGCTTCATCGCCAGCATCCCTGAGAGTAGTCCGTGGATGCCGCCTGTGTCTCTGCCATCCGCTGCCTTCAGATTCTTACCTACATAGGCGAACCTGTAGAGCGCGTTGCGCCCATCGATAATCAGAACGTGCATATGAGTCTCCTCTACTTCAACGCCCGTAACCGCAATCTATACTGTTCGCTCTTCGTCCAAAGCCGAGCCGACACGATGCAACCTACGATCTGCTCACGCGGCATACTGTCTGGATCATCTCCCGTCATCGAATCGGGCTCGACCACCCGAGTCGTCAACCCTGCCTCCTCGCAGACAGCCGCGCGCTGTGCCGTCTCCTTAATGCCAGCCACATCCCAGTCCGAAAACAGAACCACCGTCTCATACTTGGCAAGCTGCGCCAGCTGCTCCGGAGTCAGCCCTGCGCCCAGAGCCGCCATCGCTACATGATCTGGAAACTCTTCTCGCAGAACCCTATTCACGCGAATCGCATCCATGACCCCTTCACACACCACCGCAGTCTTCGCTTCATGCTGACCGTTCCACAACAGACGGATACCCTCAGTGTTGCGATATGGCATCTTGCTCTTGCCTGAGAAGTCCCTGCCAACACAACCATAAACGACACCATCCTCGCCGATCACCGGGAACATTATGCGCCATGAGAAGTCGCCGGCCCCAGCAAACCCGATCTGGTAGTCCTTGATATCCCGTCGTGTGATTCCGCGGCCCTGTAGATATGCAGTCGCCAACTGCTCGATCTCATCCGTCGGATCACCGAATGGCTCATACTCCGAAGGCAATCCAACAGGTTCCGCTGCCAACTTGGGCTTAGGCTTGCGCTCAGACACCGTTTCCTGAGCCTCAGCCGCACTCAGGCGAAGCCGCCAATTAAAGCTGATCCCCCACGCCCTGCAAAGCAGGCGCGCCGTGTAGACCACGCTGTTAGACTTAAAATCACAGCGGAAGCAATGGGCCTTGCCGTTGACCAAATCCAGCCCAAACACCTTGCGCTCGCCAGCCACGTCCGACGCGCCTGTACAGAACGGACAAGCGATCAACACCTCATCCTTGCTGCCGCGCACAGGCTCGTAGTCAACGCCGGACTGAATCAACAAGTCCTCTAATATCACTTCTTCGGCTCCTGCTCCACTCTATAAACAAACCCACTCTGTCTGGCCTCAAGATTCAAATTGTCGGCTACCACCCGAGCCAAAGGTTCTGAAACGCCATCCAAAATCACGCCGTCAGGTTTGCCGTTCTTCAATCGCAACACAGTCATTTGTAGCTCCTCTGAGTTTATCGGCCAAAGCCGCTCGAACCCGTACAAAGACGCCCGCCCAGTCTCCGCGAGACGTCTGACGAAATAGCCGCATCTTCGGATACCACGGTGTAGTAGTTCCTACATCCATCCACCGCCAGTCAGGTAAGTATGATAACAATAACCATACAGGTTTTCCCATCGCAGCCGCTAGATGAGCAGGCGACGAATCACTGCAAATTACCAGATCGAGAGTCTCAATAAGAGCCGCTGTCTCCGCAAAATCCCGCGCCTTAGATGAAGCATCGATCACATGAATTACATCCTGATACTTCTCGATCTGCGCAACCGCTGGCCCGAACTGAAGAGAGAATAATGTGACGCCATCGATAGAAGCTAGAGGCGCAAACTCGCTCAGTGAAAACGACCGATCTGCATCCTTTTTATAACGTGGATTACCGGCCCAAAAAACGCCTATTCTGAATCCTGGCTGCGGAAACCGCTTACGCTGCTCTTCGACCTCCCATGCCCAGGCACGAATATAGGGGATGTTCATCGGCACCGTATGAATGTCAGTCTTGAAAATCGCAGGCAAGCTCATCAAAGCACAATGCAGATCAAACTCAGGCAGTGCCAATCCGCGAGTCAGTACCAACCTGACTCCGTCCACCGTCGCCATAACCCGCTGCGACCGATGCTGAGTCTCGAAATAAACAATACCACCTAGTCGAGCTACGAGCGATAAATAACGACAGAACTGGAAACCATCCCCGACGCCTTGTTCGGCACAGATCAAAATTCGCTTGCCCGTTATATCTTCCCCCTTCCACTCCGGCTGCGTAAACTTGCGTGGCTTGACGTCCAACTCCTTAAAACCAAACCGCCCCTCATAAGCCTTCCATCCAAGTCTGTAATTTCCGCTGCGCAGATATGCCAGCGCCAGATTATACCTGACCCCTGGATTCTTGGGCTCGATCACCAGGCCACGCTCGTAGTTGACGATGGCTTCCTTCGACCGGCCCATATTCGAGAAGATGTTCCCTAGATTGGTATAGAGCATCGCGTACCGCGGAGCCACAGCCAGAGCAAGACTATAAGCTGCGCCGGCCGCATAATCATCACCCTGAGACGTTCTCAGATTGCCAAGCGTGTTGAGAATTTTATCATCCCACGGCTCCAGGCCTAGAGCCGTCTCCATCGCCGTCTCCGCCAGCTCGAACTTCTTAAGATGAATCAGACAATTGGCTTTATTGTGGTACGCCGCTGCCAGCGTGGGCTCCAACTCAATGGCCCTGTCATAGAACGGAATCGCCGATGCATGCGCGCGCAGATGCACTAGCGTATTCGCCAGATTGACAAACGCCTGCGGATAGTCGGGCTTCAATGCCATCGCACGCTGGAAGTAAACCGCCGCCTTACGATACTCTCCTGCGTCGTAAAACACATTCCCCAGATTCAACCAAGCCGGAGCGCATTTAGGATCGAGCTGCACAGCCCGCATAAAAGCCTGCAACGCTGTCACCTTGTCGCCGCGCATGTATATCAGAGCGCCCAGCAACACATGAAACTCCGGATTATCCTTGTGCTTGGCAATGAGCTGTCGATTAGCCTCCAGCTCCTCTTCCGTGGACTTGGAAACATTCTGCACTATTCCATGCAGCTCACCCTCGTAAGCCGTCAAGCGCAAAGCCTCGCCGATGTACCACAAGCGGGACGGATATATCCGAACATCGAAAGTCAACTTCAACGTCCGAGAAAACGACGTCGAACGCATCACCGACTCCATGCCCCAGTAATGATGATCATGTACGTCGAAAACATCGTTATCGACAATTACCCTTACATCCCAGTCCGGCGGCTCCTCCATCTTCAACCCCGAGCCAGTCAGCCACACCTGACTGCCGTAGCGCAGCCTGAGATCGTTTGCGCACAACGACAACCGCAGCCGCAGATCCTGCCGCTGCCGCAAATGCTCTGGGGCTCCGACGAAAATGGGAAGATGCTTCATCTATCACGGTCGAAGAAACCCAACATGTATGCCAGACCACAAATCCCCAAAATCCATCCGAAGATATTGTCAACTACTGAATTCACGGCATGCGCATCCATCATGCTACCCCCTTCGCCGCCTGCTTAGGCTTACGCGCCATAGCGCGAGTACTTTCTGCGTCATAAGCGATTCCCGATTCAAAATCCGTTATCACTTCCACACCGAACCTGCTCCTGTCCAACCTATGCCGCATGACATACAAGAATTTCATGTTGGCAACATCCTGATCCTGACCGATACCGATGGCCAGAAACGCCTTCTTCGCCTTGGAGTAATCCTCGCCGATATCATCGCCGGTAATGACGCGCTTCTTGGATGTATTGGCTTTGGTCTGCGCTGCTGTCCAGCCGATAGTGTCCAGCTTCTTATTGAGCCGCCGAAACCGCTTATAGATCTCTTCGAACTGTCGCTTGCGAGCCATCTCGCCGGTAAACTTCACCTCACACTCAAGCTCTTCGTCGTAGTCGATTATTATCGAGTCCGCCGTAAACCCATCAGCCCGTTCCTGCTCCCACACCTTCTCCACCTTGGAGATAGTCAACCCGCCGTCAGTCGCGTCTATAATATGAATACGTCCGCGAACAAGTTGACGCATCTCGTCGAACCTTTTCCTCAGCCGATTCGGCAACTGATTCAGCTTGGACATCGGAATCCCAGTCATGCAACTGTCCATGCGATTCTCTACGATGTCCAGAGGATCTTCCAATGTGAAGTACAACACCTTCAGCCCCTGCATCGCGTAGGCCAAAGCCACATGCAACAAAAACATCGACTTGCCCGACGAATACGGCCCAACGAAAATAGCAAAATGCCCGCGACCGATGCACCTGATTTTCTCGTCGATCGGATCAATCAGCAGCAGAGGATATTTATCCTCTTCCGCCTGCATCTGACGCCGCAAAATACGCTGCTCCAATCCGGCCAAATAATCCGTAGACTGAAACATGCGATCCGCCAGATCCCGCTGCGCGCGTTCCATCACGCCCTCAAGCACAGCCGTCGACAGAGTACCTTTCTCCTGAGCCGTGATTATCTCTTCCAACGCGCGCTCGAAGAACGTATCCCGGCGAATGGCCTTGACCCTGTCCTCTAGAGCCTTGACCGGAACCAACTCCATCGCCGTACCCTGAATCTCGTCGACCAGAGTGCGCAGAGCCTTACGATCATTCTCATTCAACCGCCGATGACGGGCCTCGAAATCAGCGTCAGAGCGCAGCAACCCCCCAACAGGCTCACTATGCTGCTCCCAGAAACGCAGCGCAATCTCAGCTACAATCTGCTCCGATTTTTCAGTGAAGTCCGTCGGAACTAAATCATGACAGATATTCTTCAAGAATACCCGGTCGCGCACCGCTGCCCGCAGTACCTGTTTTCTGAAATGGATATCCATTAGTTCCCTACATTAGCGATGCGATGTAATTCTCGAAGCGTAGGAATAACTGCGTTGGCGATTATCTGCGCCTCAGCTTCGGGAAGCATGATAGCCACGACCATCACTGAATTGACGGTCGCTGAATCTTGCCTCATCACAGCAAGACCGAGCCTCGAATTATACGCGCCCTTCCAATACCTCGGAAACTCATCCATGATTATCCCTTGCTTAATGTCTTGGCTCGACCGCCTTGGAACTTACGCAGAGTATCCACCTGAACCAGCACGGAACCTACGGAGCCAAACTTACCGGCCAAATACTGCACCATCTCCTTATGCGGCCCCGAAACGAGAATGTTGGCCTCCTGCATCTTCTGGTCAACGGTCAGCTCCTCCAGCGCCCATCGGCTGCGCCGGATCGCAGCCTTCAACCGAACCAGCTCTGCCGGTGTCATAACTTCACCGGCGCACCGATACCGCGCTCCACATTGTCCGCCTGATGCTGACGGAAGATCTCCGGCGACATAGCCTCGATCCGTCCCAACTCCTTGTCCAGGCAAGCGCCCAGAGACAGTCCACAACCCGCCGCCGTCGCCAGCAACGTGACAATCACGCCGCCCAACTCATCGACCGGCATCCCCACCGGCTTGTCATGCACATGGTTGACCACCCGCAAAGCCTCGTCGCGGGTCACACACAAAGACTGCGCCAGCTCGGTCGCCTCCTCAAGCAAACGCAGCGCGCGCTCATGAGGATGCATAGCCGCTGAACCTAATCGAGTCACAACCCAATCCCGAACTCTTGCCTGCACGTCATTCATACAACTACGCTCCGATCACAACCACGGGTTGCCGCGGTAATGTTTCCGCTTGCGTTTTACGCTGCCGGACTGTGCCGACAACCTATGACGAACGCCCAACACACGCGCCCGATACGACTGTAGATAACTGGCCACTGAGTCACTCTCCAGAATGCCAGTCGGCGATCTACGGCTGCGAGTACTCAATCCACCGGAAGCCTCCGCCGATTCCCTGTCCAACTGCCGCTGGCGTTCTTCCTGACGCCAGATGTCCCTGTTCTCCCCGCCGGGATACTTCTGATTCAACGCCTCGATCAAAATCTTCTCATTGCCGACGCCAGTCAACGCCGCCACACTACAGCCCAGGCCATACTTCGTCTTCTGTCCGCTGGACAACGACTTGCGCAGATACGGAAGCGTCAGCGACAGTATCTCGTCAATATCGACTCTATGCCGCCAGCTCCACACCTGAAGCCGAGTCAACCTGAGCAAGTCTACCCGCTTGAAATGGGCATAGAGCAGCTTGCCCTCTTTCTCGCGCAGCCAAGTCTCGATGACAGCGACGATGTCGCCCGACAGCTTCCATACATGGGCCGCATCGTTCATCTTCCGCTCAACTTCCTATTCGCCTTCGTCAAGCTATGCGAACTATCCAAAGACCGCATCCGCGCATCTTCTGCATTGAGATTCAAATCCGTCTCGTTGCGGCCTTTATCCAATCGCAGAGTCCTGAGAAAGCATCTATCTACTGCCAACTGCTTGTGATCCGAGCAGAACGTGTATCCGCTCATGTTCGCCTTGTACAGTCCTGGTTTCTTGCATCCAGGCCCAGCGCAGACCGTCGACCGGAACACCTGCGATCCTACACGCTTGTAGCCGTGCTTCTCGACCATGTGATTCATGATCTCGTTGTAGAGGTCATAACCGCGTTCAGGTTGAGTCCAAACAAACCCGCATTCGCTACAATCCGCCGACCTCTTACCCTTAAACAACGGAGTGCCGTGATTGCCAGCAGTCGGAGTGTAACCGACCCGTCCACTACGATGGCTGATACCGTCAGAAGTCATACCTTCCCCTTATACTTTTCCTGAATCCATACCGGTGCGCAAAGCATGTCGTCGCCGCGACCGCATCCGGGGAATCCTGATGCGCACTTCGCCATGTCAGCCTTTGGCAAACCGCAGTAGATGCAGTCGATATTCTCGAATGCGACAATACCGCGCAGCGTATCGTTCTCGTCCTTCAGCCGAGCGTTATCCGCCGTCAAGTCTACGCATTTTTCAATGTCAGAAAACATAAGTCACGCAATCCTCTCGAACCATAAACACCCTATACCCATACACAGTAATCAATGCCCTATACGTCATTATCCTATCGCTACTAATTCTATATCTCTAGTAGTTCTACTGTGAAGAGATCATAGAGACTACGAAGTAGTCTCTATGTACCCGATCAAGTCTTCAAATCTCCATCTTCAATCCCGTCCACTGAGTCCATTACTGTCGAAATCTGTCCTTCATCACATCCATGCTTGGCCAACACAGCCCGCAATGCAGCTTTGGCACGGGCCTCTCTCATCATGGCATCCCTGGCCGTCATACTACTCAGGACATCTGTCACAGGTGCCAGTTTCGTCTTTTTATCCAGCTCCCATTCTCTCTTCCTGAGATCGTTCTCTTTCATCAGGAGCAGAGCATGGCGGTTCAACTGTTCCTCATCGACGGTACGATTCCGTCGTCTGAATATCTTGCTCAGGAGCCATACGCTAATAGCGAATATGAATAGGTCTACAAGCATGGTTCCATCCCCCATGATCCACAGACATCGCAACAGTACACCCAGGCTGGCCCCTTATCCCATGCCAGAATAGCCTGTACGTCTCCCTGTGTGCCCTCACGTCGCATAGTTATAGCAGAATCCACCGATACCACAGCTCTGAACGCTTCGACGCCCTCCAGAGCCTCCTGAGCTGTATCCGCTGTGATGGTGTGCTGAATCCCCTGACCACAGACCGGGCAGAGCCTAGACCGGATGTCCTTGATCGGCAATCCGAACATCGGATCGCGCACATAATCGAACGCGCAACCCGAGCATCCAAGCCGTCCGTAGGAATGACTCAACAGCTGCCAACGGAACAGAGATCCATTATCCCTGCGCTTCACCGCCAGCTCGATCTCCGCTTTCTGTCTGTCTGGATCGTCTACAGGTCTGGTCTTGGCAAGCAGTACCCTATTCAACTCTCGCTTGCGGGAGTCGACGATCCGTATGACGTACTGATGCTCAGGCTGAAGCCTTCCATCCGATCCATACGTCCTGATGATGTAATTCCGTACCCTGTCCAACTTCTCACTGATCAATATCACTGATGCTGTCAGGATAGATTCTTCTGATTGTGACATGTGCTCACCCTAGTGGCCATAAACTTCTTCAAAGCTGATATGGCTTGCGCCTCACTATTCACCCGAGCAATCGTCACGCTAATCCCTGCTGCCTTCAAAGCCCTGCGCCGGGACACAGCAGCCTTGGCAAACCGCCCAGCTCCCTGCGTTCCGAAGTCAACATAGATCAATTCGCTCTTGTCCTTATGCAGCCGCAGACCGCGGCCGAACTTCTGCACTGCGTCGTTCTTGGATTTTCCCTCCGCCATATCGACCATCGCGTCGATCCGTTTTATACTCACGCCTTTGCGGAAAACCTTGTTCGCAATGATGAGCCTGATATCATCATCCTCGAAATGCAATCGTGCCTGCTGACGATCTTTCACTCCCACAGCACCATAAGCCAAAGCATGCGGAAAGTCCTGAAGATCACGGTCAAGATCGTGCAGATGCTGCACCCGATCAACCAGCAATACCACATGACGATCTGCCCGAAGCAACTCCCGAACCAATCCCTTACAAGCGTCCAGCTTAACGGGATTCTCAGTCACCTGAATCGCCAGCTCATTCTGGTAGTCGTCGGATTCTTCTTCCATCGACTGTGGCTCGAACAGCAACTGCAACGCGTATCCCTGAGCAAGCACTCCGCGCTTCACGCCCTCCTCAATCGGAAACCTAAAGATGACCGGGCCAGCGAACGCGTAAGCCTTCGAGCGCGTTTCTTTCTGCCCCAACTGCAACGTCGCTGTCAACCCAAAGATCGCTACAGGCTTGATACGCTGCAACACGTTAAAGTTCCGCTTCGCTAAAGCCTCATGCAGCTCATCCACCACCACAAGATCGATGCCGCCGTACCACTTCACGAAATCCTTGCGCTGCGCATGCAGATTCAAAGTCTGAATCGTCGCCACGGTAACCCGCGCCGGCCGAAACTCACTATCGCCCACAACCCCCACCGGCTCGTGCAGCCACTCCTCCAGCTCCTGACGTTGCTGGTACAACAGATCCAACTGATCGACCACAAACAAACACTCGCACCTCGTCTTGGAAAACAACCTCGCTGCAATCCCGGTTTTACCTGAAGACGTAGCCGCAAGGATTATGCCGCCGCCCCGCGGAATAGACGCGACCATCATCCGCACACAAGCGTTCTGATGGCGATACTGCTCTCCCGCATCAGGCAGACCGTCTACAAATTCTACCGTCTGCCTATCCTGCTTGACGGTAAACTTGACACCACATACCGCTTCTACATCCCGCCATGTGGCACGAAACAACCCGGCCGATACAGCGCCCCGGTCGATAAGACTGATCTTCCCGTCCCACATCCGCTCGAGCTTCTTATCCAACTCGGCCACCAACTCAGTCAGATGTTCCACTCTGAATGTGCTGCGCGCAGACGGCGTACTCTTCAACTCCTCAATCTGCTTCATCGTCACAGCACGCTGAGAGCGCAGGATTTTCGTGGGCCGATACTTCGGCATCATCCACAAACCCTTAGGTGAGAAACTCCAACAGTCGCGCAGCTTCTTATGCGTCTCCGCATCCAACGGAGGCAAGTATGCTGTACGATTTGTCAGCCGAACGCCTATGATCACAATGCTATTATAGACAATCGAAGGCTCGTCGCACCCTAGAGATCGAGCGTCATCTTCGCCCCATACTTCTGCGCAGAGATTCCTGCCAAGTGAACGGTCTGATGCTGATCGGTCACGCCCAGCTTCTGCAAGGCTGCGTAGTGCGCATGCTTGCCCTTCTCATGTGCATGGGCCTGAAGCGTCTTGGCGTGAAAAACACTCGGAGCCAACAGCACATCGGGATGACTGTCGAGCGCATCCATATGCCCCTTATCAAAATCTGCTAACACCAATACATGCTGATCATCGATGGACTCCCAATGATAGTTCCTGAGCATATGATGAATGGCCAGCTGCTGCTTCTGATTCGGATGGCGCACAACCATGTACCTAATCATGCGGCCTCCGTCTTGATCAAAATATTATGTGTTACAAATCCGTCCAATACATAGGTATGCCGAGGCCCGGACAACTGGAGATGGCAAACGTCTTCCAGTCCGTAACGATGCATATCCGTGATCCGGTGCATTCCGTCAATGGTATCGACCACCGGATAAACGTCGCCGCGTTCATGGGCCTCCTCCATCCTCACCACAGACTCCCAACCGTACTCCACCTTGAGCGTATGACCATCCGCTACACGCGTCTTGTGAAGCCCTGCGCAGACCAGTCGCACCACCTGATTCGGGATTATCTTCCGAGCAACAACAGTCTCTATCCCACCATGTCCATCCGACACGACATCTCCCACCACAGTATCCCCGAGCTTCTTCTGGGAGCCATCGGCCATCATCATCATCGAAGACAGCACACCGCAATACTGCCCGCCGCCGCCCGTGCCGCCGCCACCACCGCCGCCAGATCCCGTCGGAGTAGCAGACGTGTAAAAAGCCAACGCCCCCGCACTCAACTGCACACGTCCGTCAGCCACAGTATATGCCAACGCCGACTGCGAAGGATTCTGATACGGCCCGTCAACAAAAACAGTCGGATTAGTGTAAGCTGCGCTCTGCATCGACAGATAGAAGTAATACGGAGTATTCAACGTCAACGCCGCAAGAGTATCCTTAGTTGTCGTGAACGTCTGGTCAGTTGTAGGTATCGTCCAAGTCTGCCCGTTAGGATACTGCTCGACGAACGAAACCGTAGACACCTCAATCACATTCGTGCTGGACACATAGCTGGCCAACGCCCCCGAAGCTGACGTAAGAATAGGCGGTGCTGAACCCTGTGCCGCAAGATAGTCCGACGCTATCAAGTTCCCCAGCGGAATATGAATCGTCGGGCTCCAGCTACCGCTAGAGATATAATCGAACAGCAACGACCGAGCGTAAATGTCTCCTGTAGCGGGCACATTGAAAGTCTGACTACCAGGGGTGTAATTCGTCTGATTAACTACCATACCAGTCGATGAAAAATCACTGTCCGCAGCGATCTGCCATACCTGCTGTGTAAGATCCGTCCGTGGAGTCGGGTTCACTCCGACCTCAGTCGGTAAAACACAAAGCAGATTCAAGCTCTGGCCAAACCGATACCCCTCTTCAATCGTCAAATTCGGAGGAGGCACCGTCACAATCGTAGGCTGCGAATAAGACCACTGATGATTAAAGAAGTAAGCGTAGAACTGCCGGTTGGAACTGAACGGATACGTGTTGATCGTCTGAGTCAGATCAATCAACAGATCGCCGATAGACTCGCAAGGCTTCTGCACAATCGGAGTCAGAGTACCCGCCGACGGCGTCTGCGACTGAACTGCCCACCATACTCCGAGAGTCGTAGGATCGATATTAGGACAGTAATGCCCCTGATTCCCCGACTGTAATGAAATATAAACAGGAGATCCCGGCCCGTTCACAACCACATCGCCCTGATTATAAGTTGTCGGAAATCCCCAAGCCCTCCGATAGATCGAAGTCGGTGGCCCATAAATAGGGGTACCTGACGGCCATCCGAATTCGCTACCATCCGTAGTACCGATCTGCGTGACCACATTCTCTACTGTGCGCAGTTCAAATCCATACACATTGCGAATATCGCCATTGAAATCGAACTGCAAGAAATTCGAGTCTGCCGATAGCAGCGTCGGTGCCAACGGCGTCACCGGGTAATATATTCTCACCACCTTGGAACGACGGCTGTATGTTCCCGTCGTCGAATCAACAAACCGCATATACCAAATCTGCTCGAACTGCTGACGCACCAATGTGAAATTAGACGTCGTAGCAGTCCCCACATAATCCGGAGTCGCTCCCTGTCCCCAGTTCGCATCCTCAAGCCTGATCTCGATCGGTGCAACCATCGCATCATAGACCGTCACCTGAGCCTCAGTATCAGTAATCGGATTCACCCGAATGCTACTCAAGTCTGGCTGATACGCATTATCAATCTGATAGTCGTACATCGGGTTCGGCGGAGTCGCGGTATCTGTATTGGTCAGCACGTTCGTCGGCTGAATGTCCACGAAGTTATACAGCACCTTCTCCAAGTGCAAATCGGCACCGAAACCGACAGAGAAATGCAGCACCTCTCCCACCTGACCTAATCCTGCCAGTCCATGCTGCGCATTCCCTACTGCATCCAACACGGAGATCGTCAGCTGGGTCACCAGCATCCACTGCTTACTGATTCCGCGCGCCGGAGAATTCACATACAGATAACGTCCGCAGGTCGGGAAGAACTGTGTGTCTGAAGTCAAGTTGTTGAAGAAATATGAAGTGCAGTTGTATGTTCCGTTATAGAACACCTGCGTTCTATCGTCTAAATAAGCCTGAGCTGCCGCATCACAGTCCTCGCTCGTCCGCGGAAGCGGATTCAAATTCGATATGATCGCCGAGCGAATCCCGTTGTCGCCGACAATGTAAGCCTCTTGAGCAATACTCCCCGATGCCTGCAAACGACTGATCGCGGCCTGAGACTCGAACGAATGGAATCGAATTGGAGTACCAGCCGCCGGTAGCGTCTGCGCATAGAATGCCAACGTGTCCGCCTCGTTGCCCTGCGACACCTGTGCCGTCTGCAACTCAAACCCGTTCCCCAACACTTCCTGATGCGGTAGCGTGTTCCGCATCAATGGAGGAGGCCAGATATTCCCGCTGGCTCCTGCTGGCCACGACGCAACAGGCCCGATGTATCCGCCACTCCCCGGCGGAAGCATGGGCAGGATAAGTCCCGTCGGCTGCCACAAACCGCTCGGCCCTTCATACGCCGACAGAGATCCGAGAGGCATCAATGCCAACGTCGTGTAATTCACTGTCAGATTCAACTGCTGGTTATTTATGAATCCGTAGTCACAAAACGCGGGCAGGTTCACCGCAGACACCGATACCTTGGTGATATTGGGCTGATAGTAAAACCCTGTAGCCGCCGCGATATTGAAATCCTGAACTATGAATGTCACGTCGCCAGTGACCGCCGTCTCCACTCCGCCGTAAGCATTGCCACCCAGCGAACGATACCAGCGGTTATACCTCACATACTGCGGAGCCGTAACCACAGTCTGCAATACATAAGTGTGATTGACCTCCGATACGATCGGCTCCCCAACCGGCTGTCCTTCCCACGTCGGCTGCATATACACGCCGGCCGCGCCCGATGCACTGGTGATAACCCCAGTCGGACTGGAGATATAGAACCCGGCCAGGCAATTCCCTGATGCGTACGGAGCCTCTGAATCGAGTGCCTGTGTATAAAGTCCGCCGACAATCCCGACCGAATAATCATTCCATCCGAACTCACCATGCTCAATGTCGATGCCACCTGCCAACTCCAGAGCGTTATTCATCTGGATGTATGCCTGACCTAGCGGCAACGCAAAACTGCTCACAAGATTCAGCGCCCCAGCACCTAGATTGAACTGCTCCCCAGGATCGCTGGTAACCCACTGCTGGGTGTTGAACTGTGCCTCTGTCCAATCATCCGTCAACAGCAGCGTTGAAGCTCCCTTGAAAACTTTATGCCGCAATGGGAAGTTGCCGGTGAACCCGTCACCGATGAAATAGTCCTCGCGATTATTTCCTGCCTCCGCAGCACCGATGATGGTGATGTCATTGACGGTCGGCACAGCCAACACCTGAGTCGACATCCCGCTACTCATCGGGTCGAATGTACTATCCTTCTTCGACTCGTCGTACTCAATACCGAGCGGCCCATCGCCGTAAGGCTGAAACACAATCTGCTTGTCCCTGACCTTGTAGCGGTAGCGGCTGCCGTCACCAAATGTCTTGGCAAGCTCGCACCAACTCTGATTCGGATCATACTGGAAGTAGGGCTCGATATCCCCAGACGCCACCATCGTCGTATCATAGAATCCAGGGCAGAGAATATCAGCTATCCCCTTCAACACCTGTCCCTGCGTCTGATTGACAAAAGCGGGGATAAACGGAACAGCCTTGATATTCAGCAGATGCTCGTCCGACGTGCAAAGTACCTGATACTGAAACAACTGCACTCCCGGCGCGCGCAGAGCCTGAAATACCACATTCGGCTGGCTGGAGATGAACCCAGTAAACAGGCTACGATTGAATCTCGTCGAATACAGTCTCACATATGCGCGCTGCACCGGAGTCGGAAACCCAGGATCAAAGTTCTGTGCGCTAAAGCTCAACTGCGCCGGAACATTGATCGCCTCAGTGATGCTCACAGACTTCCAATCGACATACTTACTGATGTCTACTTCCTGCCCTCCGAGCGTGTATGTAAGTCTTAGCATCAGATGTTGGAACCTCTGAACCCTGCATATCCCAACGTAGCTCTCGACTGGTACGCAGCCGATACCAGCGCATCCAATCCACCGATAGGCGTACCACCAATCGGCCCATAAGGACTCGTCGTAGTGCCGGCTGGAATATTCCCAGCCGCTGCGCCATACCCGAGCAAGGTAAGAATCGAAGACAACGTACCAGAATACCCGCCGCCATTCAACGTATCCATGAGAGTCTGCAAAGCACTGATGCTGGCCAGTGACTGCGAAGCCTGAGCCTCCTGCAATACCAGCAACTGTCCCTGCAACGCCATCGAAGTCATGCCGAGATTATAAAGCGATGTCTCGATGCCCACCTTATAAGTCTCAAGTGAAATCTCGTTGTTGATACTGGTCATCTGCAAGCTGGCCGCCGACTCCAACTGATAAATCTGCTGTCCCTTCTTCTGCGCTCCAGTCTGCTGGCGAGTTAACACTCCCTGCTCCAAAACATTCTGGATAGAGTTGCCAAGTTGACTGATCATTGTCGAACGCTCTGAAAGTAGGCTATTCAACTGCAATGCGTCGCTGATGCCGCCTTCCTCATCATTGACAAACGTGTTCTCCATCTGCGCCGTGTAGCTCGACAAACTATCCGTCAACCAGGAATTAGCCTGTGCCAACTGCGACGCATTCTCCGCAGCGCCGGCAAACTTATCGTACTGCTGAATGATGGTGTCCAGATTGGTCAGGAACTGCTGCATCCCTGTCGGCGTATCGAAGATGGCCAGCTGCGTCTCAAGGCTGGAGATAATCGACGACTGCTGATCCTGCAACTGAGACAGCTCCTGACTATACTGCGAGATCAAAGATCCGAACGCCTGTCCGCCCTTCTTAGAATTGGCCTGCTCTTCCGCCGCCTCCGCCATCAAGTTCTGTAACTCGTTGATGGTCACCTGAAGATTATCGGTGTTGGCATGGAAAGCGTCCATGAGCGACGTATACTGAGAGTTCATCTGACTCAGCTCACTGGACATCTCTGCATTCTTATGACCTGATATTGCGCCCATCACACCGCCAACCACGGCTCCGGCTATCGCGCCGAACGGCCCTGCCGCACCAAGCGCGCCAGAAATCGTACTACCAATCCCGGCTCCGCCGGCAGCACCACCAACAGCACCGCCCAGGGCCGATGACGAATGATGCAACGCATCAGCAAAACTTGTAATCTCTCCTGTCGCGGCTATCAGCCCATTAGTAAACCGATCCGTCGCACTCGGTGTTCCTGATCCCGAAGCATCGCCGCTTGCGCTCGATCCCGACATCGACTTAGTCTGCTGCGTGGTCTGCTGCGGAGTCTGCTGCGCGGTCTGTGGAGTCTGCTGCGTGGTCTGCTGCGGGGGATGCTGCGTGGTCTGCTGCGGAGTCTGCTGCGTGGTCTGCTGCGGGGGATGCTGCGTGGTCTGCTGCGCGGTCTGTGGAGTCTGCTGCGTGCCACCTATCGTCGCGTTAGTAATCGAGCTGTCCCCTGCTTTTGCGCTCAAAGCCGCGGCTGTAGCAGTTGCCGCGGCTGTCACACTGTTAAGAGAGTCTACCAACTTGTCAGCACTGGTCTGAACCCCTCCAAAGGTGTTAGCCGCCGACCGCGCCGCATTTTCCAATGCCTGCATCTGCGGGTCTTTCGGAACTGTCGTACTCCCCGGATGTAGCGCTTCTCGAATCTGTGTGCCAGCTTTCTGCGATCCCTGCAACGCAGCGATACCGCCCGACAAACTAGCCGACAACCCCTTCACAAACTTGGATGACCATATCGAGTCCAATAATCCTGACACACTCTTCAACCCATCGGCAAGGGGCGTCATCAAATCCGCCGACTTGCGCAGCTCGTCGTTATACTTCTGCTGCTGCGAATAAACCTGCTCCATCTTCGAGTAAACCTGATTCCATCCGTCGGAGAACTGTCGTAAAGCCGGGTCTTGAAGCATCTGCTCCAGCTCCACACGCTCCTTCGCCAGCAAGTCAGCCATCTGCCGCTGCAATTCGTTTGGATTCTGACCAGGCTGAAGCCCTGAGATCTGCGCCGTGATCGCCGCCTGCTGCGGCTGGAACTTCTTATCCACATACGACAATGCTCTCTGTCCCTGTTCCTCTTCCTCCTTCTGCTTCTTCAGCCTCGCCTCCTCCTCGGCGTCGAAGATAGCCTGCTCCTTAGTCTGCAATCTAGTAGCATGATCCATATCTACGTCAAACGCAGCGTTCGCGGCGTCTATTTTATGCTGCTTCATCTCATCTATTAGCGCAAACTGCTGCTGTAAATAATCTTGAGGATCTACCTCTCCCTGCCCAAAGGAACTCTGTAGAGCGTCCTCTTTGCGCGCGTTTTCTTTCCCCTGATTCTTGAGTGTGTTCTGTATCGCCTTGCTGCGAATCTCCTGCAAGTCCTTCTGGTGTGCGTCCTCATCCTGAATCTCGGCCATGTACCGAGTGTGATTGGCCTTCCGGTATGCGTCCGTCAAATCCTGCTCATAAGTCGCCAGCTTATCGTTGTAAACCTTAGCGTCCATTCCCGATGAAGTGCGGGTCGCATCCAAGTCGGCCTTCTTCGCCTCAAACGTCTTCTTGGCTGCCACCTTTTCTGCGTCGCGGCTATCATCCGCAATCTGTCGCATGTTGGCATAGTGCTTTTCTAGCGATTCCGACTCATACTTATATGCCTCATCATCCAAAGCCTTACTTTCGGCAATCGCGTCCTTCTTCGCCTCCAACTGATGCTTAACTGCGTCGAGCTGCTTCTGTAAATCAGCCTGAGCGTCCTTGGTCTTCTGCTGTGCAGTCGGCCCAGTGCTCGGTGGGGTGTTTGGAGCGATGGTCTTAAAGAGATCAGCTACCGTAACCGGAGCCGCCTTTACTGCCGTATCGTGAGCTTCCTGTATCGCTTTCGCATCTGCCAGATACTTAACCGTCGCCGCCTTCTTATCCTCAGCCGACATTTTCTGGCGTGCGTCATACTTGGCGTTGTACTCTGCACTTAGATTATCCAGGTTGTGGTGATACGCCTCATCCGCTGCGGCTATGTTTTCGCCTGATACAGTCTTGGCAAGAGCTATCTCCTTAGCCGCTATAGCTGTCTTGGCTGCCAGTAGAGCTGCGTCTTTGGCCATCTTGCTCTTGCCATCCTTGGCGTCATACGCATCCTGAGCCGCTACTCTCTCTTTTTCAATATCCCCGATTCTGTCGCTGGCAGTAGGGGCCGGCTTTGATGCCGCTTTATTCTCTGCGATGATCTGATTGAGCGATTTGTTACCCGACGTTCCGATCTGCTTGATCTTGTCGAGAATGCCAGTCAGCATCTCGCCCCAACTCACGGACTCTCCTACCGTCTTCGACAAGCTCTCTCTGAGCATATCGAAACCTTTGTATGCTCCGTAGACCGCGAGAGTCACGCCCGTGATCGCAAGTCCTATAGGAGTAAAACCTATAGCCGTAAAAGCTGCTCTTATTCCGTCAAGTCCGTCAATCAATAATCCGATCTTAGGAATCAACGCGAGCAGAGAAGCTCCCATCGATACAAACATGTAGGTAATACCAAGCCCTACAACCGCGCTCAAAACCGTCTTCAAAGTCTCGAAGTTCTTCTCTACAAACTGGACAGCAACTCCGAGTTTGCCAAACACATCACCCAACGTATCGCCTAGCTTCCTACCCAACCCCTCCATGCCGCCGAACTTCAAAGACAAGTCATCCAAAACCTTCATGAACGACTTCATCCCAGTAGACTGGCCAAGCTCCATCCCGAATCCCATCTCCATATTCTGCACTGCTACATGAAGACGGGTCTCCACTTGCTCAAGCGTCACCGGCAAAGTTCCCAGCTTCGCCGCCTGATCGTTGAGAATCTTCAGTGCGCGCGTCCACTGAATCGTAGTGCGCTCCGCCGCACTCAGTCCAGGAGGCATGTCGCGCATCACATCGCGCAGACCCTGCACCCCGAGCACTGTCGAAAGAATCATCGGACGTCCGCGCAAGAACGCCATATTCAAACGCGTGATACCTGTCTCCGCAGTATTGCCCGCGGCCTCGGACAGCTTGGTCACGCTGGTCATCAACTGCCCGATCTGGTCAGTCGTCAGATGCAACGGGGAACGCAACTCGGTGTTCGCAGCCTTCAAAAGGGTCGTCTTAGATACCAGTCCCTCTGTAGCCGTCTGCATCTTCTGCATCATCGCAGTCGCGTCTACCCCAGCGCCGCGGGCCAAGCCCTGGAACACATCCTCAAGGATCGTCAGCTTGCCCGACTCAAGCGTAACCTCCTTCATCTTCGCTAGAAACCCCTCGAGCGCAGATCCCGCCGCTACGATCAACCCAGCGACCCCCGCACCGGCCAGCAGACCGCCCGCCACGCCGCCAGCAAGCCCAGAACCCAGCAAACCCTTACTGACCTGCCCGCCAAGCCCGCCTAGCGCCCCTGCGACCCCACCTGATGCCCCGCCACCCCCCGCAGCAGTAGCCGCACGTTGCTGTAGAGCCTGTAACCGAAGCTCAGCCGTCTGCCGCGTAATCTCAGCAGTCTTCGCGCGCTCGATGACTACCGAAGCCTGAGCTTCCGCTGCTATCGCCTTCTGCGCAGTGGCCTGCTGAGTCAGCTCCAGATTCTGAGTCCTGATAGCTGCCGCTTTTACGTTCTCCTGAGAGATGGCTTCCTTGGCAGCAAGCACAGATGCCCGAGCATGAGTCTCCAGCTCCTTCATCTCCGCGCTCTGGCCCTTGGCCGCTGCCGTAGCTGTAGCCTGCACCTGAGCTGCCAGAGTATTCAATCCGCTCAGCGTCGTCTTGATTGTCTCCGCAGCAGCCTTTACAGGACTCAGATCGAGTCCCATAGACATGAGCAGATTCGTTACTCCGCCTTCAGCTGCCATCCCACCCTCACATGCGAATAACGGGAACGCCTATCGCGTTCAAATAAACGCAGGCTTCGTCTCCCGTCAATCTCCGTAGATCAATCTCGCCACGCTCGTCGCACATCTTATAGACAATCCCTCCGAGCCGATCCTCAATCTTCTTCAACACCTCGTCGTGATCGACATTCTCCATCCCGTTCCCGTAGGTTTCACCATCCATGCTAGACGGGAGCGGAGCCTTACGAACAGTTTTATCACGCATGTTCGCAGACATCTCTGCCGACCGCCATCCCATGATGGCCATATCCGACCTGGTAAACCGACGGCGGATTTCTCGTGATGGCATGTTAAGCGCCTCCATCCACGATGCAGCCGCCGCCACTGCTGGCATCGCACTGCGGCCTACCCCATCCTCAGCGTCGGCTACTGGGGTAATAGACGATAAACCGCCGAGCCAAAATCCCGGATCTTGGAAACCTCCAACTGCGCTTCCACGATATTCAAAATCCTCGCCGATCCCATATTCGCCTGAACCCAGTCCACCGTGATGCCCTCTTCCTTGAACGGGTCAAGGCAGATCGCACAGCACTCAGCCAGCATGTCCAAGCCGTCAGGAATGATGGTCAGCACCTTCTGCAACTTCTCACCCTGTGTCGCGGCCGCTGCCCACTCAACCGCAGCAAGCTCCTTCAGATGCGGCAACACCCGCTTCTGAATGATGTCAAACATCTGCTTCTCTGACGACTGTGGAAGCTCGCGCAGAGTGAACGTCTTCTTCTCTTTGGATTTACGACCGGCAATCTCAACCATCATCTCGCCGTAGTCCTGAGACAGCAGCTTCTCAACCTCTTGCGGGTTCGGCGGCTTGATGGACTCGCGCAGCTTCTTAATCTCGTCTTCCATCATCCGTGTGTTGTTGGCGACCAGTTCCGTCACCTTGAGAGCCATCTCCTTCGCAGCATCGGCCTGGGCCTGTGCGCGAATCTTCGCTGTCAAAGCTGGCAGCAACTTGGCTCCGATGGCTTTTTCTTCTGGGGTGGTCAGTACCGCAAGCTCTTCAACATCCGACGGGTCGTCGGCGAGTGCCTGCTCAATTTGCTCCGGGGTCGGAGTAAAGGTCTCATCGCAATTCGCATCCATAGTCGTACTCCTCAGTAAGATATAAGTCGTACCACATCATACGGCAAGAGGGTGCGGCTTCCGCCCCGCACCCTCCCACCTATCCGTCTTCGCCGCCGATTAGATCTGCGGCGTGGTGTTGGCGTGTGGGAAGTACGCCGTGTAGCTCACCACAGTCTCGCCGTCCAGCGGATCGTCGAACGCCATCGCGTCAAGCGCACAGCTCATACCCGACTGCTGCAAGCTGGTCGCACCCGCCAAAGCCTTGCTCGTCAAGCCTGCCGATGTGTCCGGCGCAACCCGCGGATAGTACTTCAGGATCTGCGATCCGTCCACAGTGTCCAGAGCGAAGATCGCACTCCACTCCCTGATGTAGCTGCCGCCCTCGCGCGCCGTGTACCCGGTGATGGCCTGCACCTTGGCCCCACTGCTCGGTGCCACATTCGCAACGCCCAGCGGGTTGTTGCCGCCGCCGACGAACGGTGCGCTCAGAACCAACGCATCCTGTCCGGTCAATCCACTTGATGCTGCCGGAATCACCTGCACCACCCGAGCGACGTAGTCGGAAGTCATACGGATGAAGTCGACGTTCGTCACTGCGCCCTGGAACACATTCGCGCCAGCGTCTCCCACGAATCCGAAACTCGATGTGTTGTAATCCTGATCGCAAACGATCATCGTCTGCGCCGGGAACAATGCGCCGCTGCCCGCAGGAACTGCCAACGTCGGCAACCCCGCCGTCGCACCAGCCCATCCCGTCGCACTGTAGCCGCTGGCACCGATAGCGATAGCCGGTGTGCCGGATGCCGACAGCGGGCCGACAGTGGAAGCCGTCGCCGTGGTCGCCAGCATGTTGAAAACCTGCATGCCTGTCGAGATGCCCAGCGTCAAACGGGAAACCTCTTGGAACTCGAACGACAGCTTCTCGCTGACCTCTGCGCGATACTTCGCACGGATGGCTCCACGATAGCCGGTAACGACGTTCCCCATCTTGCTACCGGGCGTGAACTTGAAGTTGTCGGTGTACGCCAGGTCATACCATCCCGGTACCGGCGAGAAGTTCGCGTCAAGAAACTTGGCGAACACCTGCAAGTCATAGATGGTCGGGCCAGATATCGTGGAACTGATCGTCACCGCCAGCGCCTGATTGAATGGGGCGAAGTATGCACGCCAACCAGCGCCAACCGTAAGCTGTCCTTGCCGCAAAGTCTGGGTTAAAGAACGGGGAAGAGGCATTGTGTCACTCCTTTAAATTCAGATTCGTCGGTCACACCGCTCGAAACCTAACCTATGCTATCCCGCCCAGCTATATGACTGCAACAGCGAACTACCAACTAAGGATTCATCAACGGGTTCACAGTCGAGAATCCGTAAACCTCTAACGGAGCCGTACCGTACAACACGCCCGACTGAGCGTTCGCCATCTTGGTACCAAGCCTCGGCATTCCCCAGCTAATCATCTCCACCGGAGTGTATGCAGTGAAGGTTACCACGCCAGTATCCGGATCGCACTGAGAAAACTGCTTGGGGCAGAACCCAGGAAAATGGGCCTGACGCAGCATCTCCACCAGCGCCAGATTGTTTCTACCGCGATCCCCGCGGTTGGCCCCTACCTGATTCGCTGCCAGATCCGATCCGAGAAACGTCCATGCCCACTGCAAGTAATGCTCAAAATACGTCTGCGATTTTGTACTCTGCTCCGGCATCTCGACCGACGTCAGATACAGCAGATACAGACCGCCATCCACCAACTCAATCTGAGGCCAGTCCGCTGTATTCACCATCCCCTGCAATGTGATCGGTACCGTCGTCACCGGTGTCAGCTTGGCGATGTTGGCCGCAATATAAAAATAGAACGTGTCCAGCACGTCCACCATAACCGGATTGGCAGGAACACTACTCATATTTCTCGCTTTGAAAAAAGAGCCTTCAGCTTCACATAGCGCGCTGGCCCGATCACCTGAATCAAACCATTGTGCAGCTTCTTCGTGTCCTCATCCGTTCCCGGCTTCATCAACAACGCATACATGATGAAGTTGTACCACCAGATATTCGAGATATGCATCCCATCGAACGTCTTGCATGAGCATGTAATCGTCAAACCGAATGCATCCTTGGGCTCGAAGATTGTGCCCGCGAACTTCGCATCCTTACCGTTGGTGCGATACATCACCGTCTCACGGAATGTGCTGCCGAAGAAATCGGTGCCTTCGCAATCGGCTTCCGTCATATCCGCTTTGTCAAAATTGCAGCGGTGGAAGATTGACTGGCGCATCTTCAAGCGGCTTAGATCCTGACCGCTGAAGTCCGTATCATAAATCTTCACCCGCGACAATTCCTTGCTGCGATAGTCCTGCTTCAACTGTTCCATATACGTTCCTCATCCCTGAATAGCTACTTCTTGTTGGGTACAGCCGTCATGAAACCGTTGCCGCGTGTCCGAATCTTGATACCGCCCTTGGGACTGACATAAGTGCTGTGGTCGCCGGTGTTGCGCACATGCTGGAATCCCTCATCAGTCAACATCTTGTGCTGACCGGCATGGACAGGAATCACACTCTTCGCCACGACTACATGCTTCCCCGCCTCAATCAACTGACCCTGATTCATGACTCCTCCAGAAAACTGCTCATGTCTAGATCCATCGTTCCGTATGGGCCGTACCCGCTGCCGCTCAACTCAGAATCCCCCGGCAACGCAGCCTCGATACTGTCCTTCAGATCGCCCTTGTCAACCGGAGCGCCAGCCGAGATCACCGTAGCACAGCGTGAGGCCGCGTTCCGCATCATCTTGTCTGCCAGCATACCCCACTCTGAAATCGGCCTAGCAGCAAAATTCGCCTTGATGAACTCGTCCTTCAAGATCGCCAGATACTTGTTCCGCTGCACACGGATGAAACCAGTCGGCGCATAGATGGTCAGCACCTTCTGCTCACCTAGTGCGTTGACTGACCACAATGTCTTAGGGCCAGGGTTTATCTTGCGATGGACGTAACCCATGTCCCATACCAGAGCCTTGATGTAGTTCAACTCGTCCGTCGTCTTCACGCCCGACGTAACAAGCGACGGTACCGCAGACAGACTCGCAACCAGCTCGTCTATCCCCGATATCGTCGCCGTCACACTCATCGCCGGCCTCCCAGGATTAGCTGAGAGATGCCAGCACGTTGCTCAGCAGCGTGTAGTTCGCTGCGTCGGTGGTCGGATCGGTCAGCGCCAGCAATCCTGCCACGCCAGCGACGCCGTTCAACTTGACCTCGGCCTCGTCCAGGTTGGTCAGAACGCTGTTGCACATGCCGACATAGTCCGTGATCGGCCCGGCCTGTGCAATGGCGTTCGCCTTGGTCACCGTGCTTGGGCCATTGGCGATAACCGTCTTCAGATTCGCAATCAAAGTTGTGCTTGCCATGATGTAGTTCTCCTCGTCAGATTTGCCGGCCGGGTGACCGGGTGAAGCCTAACCTCTGCCCTCGATGATACGCGAGAGACTGTTGGGATTATCCGGTAACGATCTCTGGATGACAACGCCGCTTTGCATCGCCAGCCGCGTACCGAATGTCTTGGGAGCATCCATCGTCTCCGATGCCTTCACCGTGATCGGCTTATTGCTTCCCTGCTCAACCACACGGAGCATGCCATCGCTCTCCGACAGAACAGTCGCACGCACCATGCGCGTCGTATTACCGTGAAGCATCGGTCTGCGGATCATCACTGTCCTGTTCGCCATAAGTCTCCTCTACTTCGATAAAAACTCGAGCTTACCGTCCGAATGCTCGCGGATTCCAGCACTGGTCATACCGTCCTTGCCCTTGTAGTCGTGAAAATGCGCACCCTCAACTGTCTCGGACGGAGATGACCTGTTATAAGTATACCCTGAAGAAACCATGCCCTTATGCATGATATCCAAAGCCTTCTGGTTCCCGTTATAGTTCGCCTTCGGCCCACTGCTCCCACCAGCATGACGACCAGACCCTGGGCCTCCAGCATCGACAGTCACCGAAGCCTTCATCTTCAGACCACATGCGTCGAGCTTACCACGCGACCGGCGCGTTCCCTTGGCCGTCTTCGATGTCTTGATGAACGATCCATCCTTCTGAACAGCGATGTTTCTGGTGTTGCCCATCTTGGACTTGAAATAATTGCTGGTCGTGATCCCGCCGCGGGTCTTGTTGCCAGTGTGCATGTAACCAATCTTGGTGAGATGATCGTGCGCGCCAGCATGAACAGGCGTGTACTTGGCATCCGCCTTCGGCATAGCGCCAGCCTGAATCTGTCTGCCTTCACTTCGCAGCGCCATCGCATTGCTCAGATTCATCTCTTCACCTCAGTACTTTGATCACTCGCGTTATACTAGAATCCCATCCGACCTGATCGCAACAGCGAACTACCCCTACTTAATTTCGTTCGCGTTGCAAGTCAAAATCCACAAAACCGGCACTCCGCCCAACTCTTCTGAAGAGTATTGTTCTACCGACCACAAAACCCCATACGCATAAATGCCTACGAACTGTGGTGACATCCACAGATGCTCAGGCGTAGATACTCCTAAAGCTGCCTGCTGAGCGTTCACAAACGTCCCTGAGATTATGAAATACCTCGCCCCGAACCTCAGCTTCCCTGAAGACATCCCGATATTGTGCATCGATACCAGCCGAGTCGACGGAGGCGGAGCAATCAGGATATCCGACGTTCCTGTCTGTCCAACTCCCGGCGTAATCGTGTACCCGAGCTGAGCATACAACTCGTTGGTCGGCGGAACGAAGTTGCGCAGCCGCATGAATATCGGAACACGCGAAGCCTGGGTGTAACGCTGCTGAGCGTCCACCAGCCGCTGAATGCCGAAGCCGATATTCAACCCCGAGTACCCCATTACAGTCAACTTCCCTAGTACGCCATGATTTTCTTCCACGGAAGTAGCAATCCATCAACCGTAGGATCAATCAATGATCCAGGCATGAAACCAAACGAAGCTCCGCTACGACTCAAGCTCATGCTAGTCAGTGCAGTCGTCCCATCCCCCTTTGCCAGCGCATTTTTGACTAAGCACGCCGTCGCCAGCTTGATGCCCGGAGGCATTTTGTTAGGATCGAACCCGCAGTTGTATACAATCAGAATCTCCGAGTACCGCTGAAGCTGAAGTCCCGCCGGCACCCATACCTCACCTGTCTTGTAATCGTAGTCGGTGTTGGTGATGTCTACAGCAACCCACGGAGCCGGCCCACCGAACATGGTCACAAGATTGAGTGGGTTGATGAATGCAAACAAGTCAGGATAAGCAACCGACATATCCTGCCGCGTGTATCCATACCTTCCGCTGGCCCCCACAATACCCGACAGCGTCCCCATCGGGCTGATGAACGTACTCGCCTGTAGATTTCCCGTCAGATAATAATTTCCTCCGCTGCCGCTGGCCGATGCCTGAGCTGTCAGCGCGTCGATCTGATCCTGTGTAACCGGCACGATCGGCTTCATCGGCAGCAGACACAAATTCCGATTCCTCGTCTGCATGAGCATACGCTGCGTGTACGTCGTGAACACCAGCGATCCGTTGCCATCTCCGTCAACTCTTCCGCAAGCCTCGTCGATTATGCTGGACGCCAGATAGACAAGGTTCTGGATGTCAGGCTGCGCAGCAGGGCTCGGCAACCCATACGCCTGCAACTCGCTGGGGAATATATAACACGGCGTGAATCCTGGAACACTCATGCTGCTACCTCTGCGTGGATCTTACCCGGCCGCTTGTGGTTCTTTGTGCTCAGCACTTTCTTGATGAACTCATGCATCGGGATCACACTCATAGAGTAGAACAAATCGACGTTATTGTACGCAGATCTGTACGCTTTCTCAGCTCGCTCCGCCGACGGCCATCCGAGCATCGTCTTGTCTTCATCATAACCGCTCTTATCAAACTTCGTCTGATGAACGATATATGCAAACTTGCAGTCTTTCAAAGGGCCAATGAAACAATCCACCGGCTGACCGTCGGCTCCCTTGGTGCCCTTGATGTATCCGTAGTCGAATGGCATCTTGATTGTCCACTTGCTACCGTCCGCCGCCACACCGCTGCGCACATCGCCCTTCTTATTCTCGATGCTGATCGGCAAGCCTTGGAATGATGTAACGCCGGCCAGCTTGTAAGCAGCCGACGATACGCCCAGAGCCTTAGAACGAATCATCTCGCGTGCAATGGTACCCGGCGACAGATTATCCACAGCCGCTTCCTCCGATGAAGACGACACCGATGCCGCCGCCATCTGATCCGGGTCAAGCACGATATTCTTCCTGTCGGTGAACCATCCCGGCGGCGTGATGGTGATCTTCTTGCCCTTCACTGTCCAGTTCCAACCGGACTTCTTCAGCTGAACCAGCGTAGCCCAGAAGATCTTGTCCTTCGCCGACATCACTGCTCCCTTAATAATCTCTACTTTCGCGTTTCCGCCTGCGAACGTCCTGATAGGCATACTGGAATCCTTAAAGGCCAAGAGCCATTCCTTCTCCCCGTCATAACTATCCACCATACCGCCCATGCCCCAACCTGAAATCACATTCTTCGGATCTACGTTGGACAGGCGTACCATCGCACCTTTCTCGTTCGTAAACTTAGACCAGCCAGACTTGATCGAAAACCCCTCTACTCCGTTCACCGGAAGACTGACCTCGAAGCCCTTAGGCTGCATATGCACCAGAGTATTCAACAGCGTAATCTGATCCTGCGACTTCACATAACCAACAGCCTTATCTATCGTCTTCCCAGTTCCCGAGTACCCGCGAGACATATTACCGCTGTTGGCCATCCCATTCTCTTTGATCCACTGCTGCGCATGCGCATACTCAATCGCCGTGCCAAGATGAACACTGCCAGCCTGTCCTACATTATTGACCACCGACTGACTCCAAGCTCCAATCTTGTTACCGCCCTCCGCCGTCTTACCAGACGACTGCAAACTATCAATCCTGTGTGCTGCATCTTTTACTGAACTAAACGGAACCCCCATCGCAGATGCTACTTTGCCATACCAGCCCGTACCATCTTTATGATAGTCATTCGGCTTATCTTTATCCGAGTACCCAGTCATTTTTGACGATCCGCCCTTGACCCAGTTATCCGATGCAGCCTTGTCCAGCTTGTCCCACCATTCCTTTGTCACCGGAATGATATCCGGCGTCTTCGGTGCTGCGGGAGTCGATGTCTTCGTAGACGATGTCGGCTTATCAACTGCTGCTGGCTTGCCTCCATTGGCAATGGCCTGCTTCAAGTCGTCAGCCATCTTGCCCGTCGATGGCGATCCGTTCGCCGGTATATATTTCCAACTGCTGTGAGTAGGATCGGTCGCAATCACATGCACCGCATCCTGAGTCGTAGAATGAACCCAAACATCTGTCGGCTGTCCAGTCTCTACCAACTTACTCGTATATGCGACATGGAAGCCAGCATCCTGCAACACAGCATTCTTCTCAGACGCTGGAATCGATGGCTCTGTCGTCTTCACACCACCCTTCGGTACATTCAACTGCTCAAGCGCCGACGGCTTCACAGTAGGATCATACTGCTTCACTCCGCTAGGCAGGCTAGTCTTCGGCCCAGTGTCAGGCTTCATCTCCGACTTCTGCATCGGAGTGTTCTGCATCTTCTCAACCGCCTTGCTGAACTGATGCCCATTGAAAATCTTGTCGCCGTTCGACTTATAGACCTCGAACTTTCTCAGGTTCGGCTGGTTGGGCGCGTTGTACTTCGACACATGCACCTGAGTGCCGGTGTCCTTGTGCTGCCATACTTCCTTACCGACGCCGTAGTTACCCTGATCCGTATGAAAGAAACCCATCTTCTGGAGCTTCTGACCCTTGTCCTGCGGAGTCAGATTCGAGACATGGCCGTTCTCCGTAGTCCAGCCCGAGCCTGGGCCTCCAGCTGAAATGGCCGACGCCTTCACTACCTTCTGCAAATCTAAATTCTCTTCCATAAACTTGTCTTGCTTTGCTTCTACTGGACTCTCGAACACAGCAATCTTTGTCTCCCCTGCTTCTGTAGCTGCCACATACCGATTATGGCCGTCCATCACGTCATAGCCGCCCGACTTATTCTTCTCCACCTCAAGCGGATATACCAACTTCCCGGCGCGCATCCCATCAGTCAAGCCGTCAAGATACTTACGGTCTCTTGGAGACTTCATGAAAGTAAACAGTGCCTGTCTCCAACTACTATGCTCTGACGGCTGGAGCTGCTTTGCGTCTACCAGCTTGACCTTCAGTCCATACTTTGCAAAAATCTTCTCATTCTTCGGAGTCAATCCCCACTTCACAATCTTGCCCTGCCTTACTACTCCACCACCCGGATGACGACCAGACCCTGGGCCGCCAGCCGCGATCCTCCAGTGTGCCTTATTCTTCCAAGGCTTGCCGCACTCCTTACAGTTGCCGATGCCATAACCGTCCTCCGCCTTCTCCCCATCAAACGGATGACCCCCCGCGGCGCTATAAAACACTGAAGTCTTGGCTCCCTTGTCCAACCAATCAGAAGCCTCTTCCTTACTACTTGGATCATAAAAAGTACGATAGACCGAACGAACTCCGGGCATACCCTGCGAGTGCTCTATCGTAATAATCTTGGAGTCTGGTAAGCGCTGAACTATGTCTATCAACCGCTCTCGAGCTTCCGCCGTATTCTTGCCACTCTCCAACGCCAACAGCTTATTACCCATCGCTGTCGACACCCTCACATGGCCATTCTTCCAAGCCTCCTCATAAGTCTTTCCTAGCCCGTTTTTATTTGCGACATCTACATGAGAATACAAATGGCCATCTTTAGATTCCAACGGAATAAACTTACCGCCCTTTGTAACCCATCCCGCGCCTCCAACCTCCTTATGACGACCGCTACCAGGCCCGCCGGCCGCGATCCTCCAGTGTGCCTTATTCTTCCAAGGCTTGCCGCACTCCTTACAGTTGCCGATGCCATAACCGTCCTCCGCCTTCTCCCCATCAAACGGATGACCCCCCGCGGCGCTATAAAACACTGAAGTCTTGGCTCCCTTGGCTATCCAGTCCAGAGCCTTAACCTTAGCACTGCCACCTGTAAAATGAGCTGACGCGGATTTATTACCCCCTCGTGAACTATAATCAATGTAAATTCCTCGCGTCGTATCGGGTAACCGATCAACTACATCCTGCAAACGTTCGCAGGCTTCGCTTGTAGTCTTCCCTATATTCAACCCCCACTCATTATCTAACAGCTCGGCTACTCTCACATGCCCATTAGCAAAAGCCTTATCTACAGTATTCCCTAATCCGTTAGCTTTTGCTACGTCTGAATGTTCTCCGTGCGCTCCTTCGTGACTCACAGGTATGAACTTACCGCTTTTTGTAACCCATCCTTCACCAGGAATTTCTTTGTGTCTTCCTGATCCCGGCCCACCAGCATCAAACACCTCCCCCACCAGCCCATCAAAATTCACCATGCTAGAAGCCAACAGAGCCGCACGTTGCCCCAGGGCAGATCCAGTGGCACCAGACCCCGCCGAATCCCTCAACGACGCCGTGTGGACGAGCTGTGCACCACGTCTTGCCTCTTTATCCAACGCTTCCTCGCTGGTAAACACCCCATCGTTGTCCCGCATCTTATAAGCATCCACAGCCCGCTCCTGAGGTACCGGCTTCTTCCCCTTCAACTGAGGCACCTGAGACAGATCGATGTAACGCGCCTTCACCTTGCGCCCCCGCATCATCGCCAGCGCAGACCGATGGTTCCCGTTGTGGACATACAACCCGTCTGTCGACTTCAGGATTATGACCGGATCTGGGTCTGTGCCATGATCGGCGAAATGAGCCAAGTCAGCCTGAGATACCATCGGCTGATTGGTGACCAGCTTACGAGGATCGAAGCTCTTGACGGGAGCCGTATTCACCAGCTTATCACGCAAAGGAATCGGCAACTGCTTAAACGCCAAAGCATCCGCCGGCTTCGGTATCAGCTTGATCGGATTCTTCTTCCACTGCGTCTTCCCATACTGCTTCTCTTTGCGGCGGCGCAGAGTCGACCACATGCCGTCAGGCTTGGCAGCGTTAGGTAAAGCGTTGATCTTGTCGATTACCGACTGCATGCGACTACCTCTCGCCGAACAGAATCTTCCGCCTCTGAAAATAGATTCTTAATCTTGTCATGCAATGAATCGCTCACACCCGCTGCTTCCTTCAACCCGGCCGTTCGACTGGTCAGCATATCCCCTATCTTAGACCTTTCGTTCGCGCTCAGATACGGTGCTTTCGCATCCAAATACTTACCCCAACCACCGGCAACCTTCTCGAGCGCCGCAATCGCTTTCACCTGAGAACGAAATCCGGGTATCTCATCCGCCGAAGTGTATCCCGCTACCTTCGCCATCTTCGCATATTCTCGGTTGACCGTAGGACTAAGAAATCCCTTCAGCTCCGTCACCTTATTAAGCAGAGCATCTGGCTTCTGTCCGCCCTGCGCGCGATACAGGAATGCCGATCCATTATCCAAACGATACGCCTGTCCGCCCTTCAGCAGAATGTTGTCGTAAGTCAATCCGACCGTATCCCAGTTCGCAGTCAGCACATCCGCGGCGAAGCCCTTCAACACCTCCCGAGCATTCTCTTTAGTCACACCAGTCTGCTCTAGCGTCTTTCCGCCATGAACTATATCCGACGCGAATGCTTCCTTGCCGTTCGGCAAACTGAACACCTGTGACTGTGGGGCCGGGATGTTGAGATCCCGATAGATAGTATTCGCCAGCACCTCGCCATGCGCCTGCTCCGGATTGTTGTACAGCTTCACATACCTGTCCACGCCATCCGTGCCCTTATAGAACCCGCCAACATTCGACCCCTGCGATCCGCCGATCTTCTTGTCCATGATGTCGGCTGCCGTCATCTTTCCCGTCGCTGGAGCCTCAGGCTGAGCAGGCTGCTCGATGCCGAGATGCTCTCTGATCATGCTGAGCACGTCCGCATCCTTGGTGGTCTTCCCCATTACATCCTGCAACCGCTCATCCGTCTTCGGATCGTTGAGGTCTAGGAGCTTGACCGCGTAGGTCTCCTCGCCCGCCATCGCAGGCGAACCCCCGACCCGCTCCCCGATATAGTAACGCGTAGATGACGTAGTGCGATCAACGTCGCCCAGCACGCCTGTAATCTTTCCCACCAGTCCCGACTCCTCATAAGTCTCCCTCACCGCCGTAGTCTGCAAAGCCTCCCCAGACTCCTGTGTGCCCTTAGGGAATGTGTTGCGGTACCCGCCGAAGTATTTATCCGGCGTGACAATCCACACCTTGTTCCCAGGCTCGATCATGATCACGCCGGCCGCGGCATGCTGACCAGGCCCGACCTTCAGCGGTGTCTCCTTCAAGTCAGGATTCGTATATTTCTCGAAGTCCGGATGCGACATATGCGCCAGAGGTATACCGTTGATTTTATCCTCTGGATGGAAGTCATCGAAGTGCCAACTGGTGCGATCGGTAGTGGTCTCGCCTCCACCATCCGTAAACTTTCCATGCTCATCGCGTGGATGCTGCTCCTCATCGAACTCCGCCAGCAACGTCGCACATTCACGCTTAACGAACAGCGCCTTCTTCTGCGTACGTTCCCTCGCAGTAGACCGTCGTAAAACTGATGCTGCAATCCCCATCTTCGCAGGATCGAAACCGAGCATCTTCTCCACACTGCCATCGCTGTCGTCGCCATCATCCGTATCACTGCTATCAAACAGCCCAGCCACATCCCTGAAGTCGCGCTGATTATCCGACACCTCACCGTAGTAGACCTGAGGCAACTCCATAGCCTCTGCTGTCACACCAGCATGCATCTTCCATCCGCTGAAAACCTGTGGAGCTATGTAGGATGACAACGCTACCGCGGGAGTATTCCCGAGCTTCTCCGCTACAGCCGACGCCACAGACCGAACAGCCTTCACATAATCCTTGGGCGTAGCAGGCTCCTTCATCGATGACACCAGACCCTGAGCCGTCGATGTGCCGAGATACGTCCTGAAGTCCTTGCTCTTGAAACCGCCATGATCCAGGTTGTCGTGGACATAGTCGAGCAGACTGCTGTTCGACACATGCGGGAATATCTGTCCGCTGTTGCCAGCGTCGGCCTTTCTCGATACCAGCATCGCAGCGACCTGTTTGTCTTCGACCGGCAGATTGATGCCTACGCCCTTCTTGCCGGTGAAGTTCAATCTGACATTGCCCGTCGTGCTAACGCGCACATGACGGCCCTCGAGCGTGGTCGCCCCGTAAGCCTGTACCTTGGCCTTGGTATCCGTCTCGCTGCCAGGACGAACTCCCATCGTGCGCACCAGCAGAGCCGCATCCGCATGCTCTTTGGTTTTATCATCGTCACTCTTGCGATCGGCAATCAACTGCTGGTCGATCAATCCCATCTGCTTCCCCAGCTCTTCCACCCGCTCGAACTTCAGCCCCGCCTGTGAGTCCTGAAACTCTTTCGAGTACACCCGCTGATCACGGCCCTTGGCATCCTTGCCAGTCGCCAGCAGAGCCGCCTTAGGATCGTCCGAGTAGTGAACGTCCTTCCACGCCGGCGGAACCTTCAGATCCTGAATGTGCTGCGGCCACTGAGTGCGATCTTCCTCCGCAGGCTTCAGACTGCCGCCCGATGACCACTTGCCGTGATCGTCGCGCTCCTCATCCTCCGAGTAGGCTTTTATGTCTTCAGACTTCAGCCATTCTCCGATACTGTCAGCTACCTCATCAGCCGTTTTATTTTCCTGTCCCATCTGGATAAGTGTCTTAAGCCGATCCACAGCATACACGCGAGGTGGCTGCTTACCCAAACGCAAGTACGCCTCAGTCTTATGATTTCCATCGACGATATGCGAATGATCCTTATCGCTCACCAGCACCGCTCCGACATCTTTACCTTGCCGGATATCCTCCATGTAGTTCTTCACAACTTGCTCGTATTCCACCTGAGGCTTCAAAACACTCTGAGCGCGCCGATCATCCCCGCTCGTCCACTTCCCAGACGAATCTCTATCCTCATCATCGGAATATGCCTCGATAGCACGCGCCAAAGCCCCCTGTGTCTTCGACAGGAGGCCCGACGTCGCATTGGTAGAGATCGTAGACAGGTGAGCGAGGTTCACACTACTAGAATGCCCTGTGCGCCACCCCAGCGCAACAGCAAACTCAATCCTTGCGCTCCAACCAAACAACCAACCGCACCCCAGCAACCCACAACACTGCCAGCGCCGGAATGAACCATGCCAGAAACCCGTTACACTGTGCTGCTAATTCTGGAGTCATCTTCAGTCCTCACGGGAAACGCGTGCATCCGTTACTACACCGGCAGTCCCACCGTCGCCGAACATCTCATCGTACACCTGAGCAATCGCCGGGAAGAAGAAAGTTGCCGCGAGAATGACTACCACAACACCGAGAACGATCTTGTCGAACATATGGATATCCTCCGAAACATATTTTTACAGCTACTGCGCAACCTGATCGCCGCCAAACATTGCCTCCAGCTTTTCAGCCTCTGCAACCTGCTTGCCGATCTCGACACCGATATAGAGCCAGCGCAGGAACGCCTCAGCGAACTGCTGATTCTTGGCGACATCCAACGGCTGCACCTTACCGTCCGTCTTCGTAACCATCTGCATTGCTACCATCTGAGCCAGCGTGAAATCGCTCAGCAATGCAGCCTGCACCGTCTCCGACCTCAGAACCTCCGTCACAAACTCAGGCCAGTTCTCGCCGACGCGCAGACCGAAGTGCTCCGACGGAAAGATCATACTCTGCTTGACCGCCGCCTTGACCATGTCCCGCGTGATTTGCATATGCCGTTCTCCTGTACCACGTCCTAATGATGCCACTATACGCAGAACGTGTCAAGTCTTTATTTTGGCTAATTTGTCACGTCTAATCAGTCATTTAGACGTCCGATCAATCAATCCCGCTTTGATCTTGGCGCCTTTGGGCCTCAAGCTCATGTGTCCATTATACAAGAAAAGAGGCTCCAGATTTTACTCTGGAGCCTCATCTGTTACCTGTCTACGTCTCGTCAGCGGATGGCCGTAATTGCTTGGTGCGCGTAAAAATTGCCCTCCACATAAGGCGCGCCAAACTTCACCACGACATATTGACTGGCGAGGCTCCCAAGCAATCCAAGCTGGAAAACCCGAGGCAGCGGATCGGTCAGATACGCGTACTTGATCATGTCCACGTCCGACAGGATGAAGCCCGTGTACTGAGTCAGTCCACCAGCGGCCGCGACGTTGTTGATCGCCGGATCGCTGACCAGCGGCAGGATGCCCACCTGAGTGGGGATGCCGTTGACCACCACACCAGGCAGAACCTCGACCTGGTTGTAGAACAGCTGCCGACCAGCGTCGTACACTTCCTGGTCGAACAGGTTGCACAGCGTCGGGTTGCCGTAGATCGCCGTCGGCCTGACCTCGAAGTCCTGCCGATTGGCCATGTTCGCCACTGCCAGCTTGTAGCCGTCAACCAACGAGCCGGTGGCTGCGATGCTCGCGATGCCCAGACCCGCCAGTGAAGCGTTGCCCTGCAAGATCTGACCAGAGATGCCGAAGTACTGCGTGCTGGTCTGCAAGAACAGGTCGGTGTCGGTGCCGTTCCACAGATTCTGGTCATGCAGCTTCAGAACGCCATCGACGGTGTCGGTGAGATCCTTGGCCTCCAGATATGCGAACTGCCCCTGCTGCTGGTTGATCTCCACGTCGAACAAACCGTAGTTGATCTGAGCGACGATGGCCTTCAACGCCACCACGCGCTCCTGACGAACCGGCTGTGTTGCGGTCGCTACCAGAGCGCGAGGGTTGGTCGCGGTGGCCGTCGGAATGGCCAGCTGCTCGAAGTAGCGGTGAGGCTGGCCTGTGGCCAGCGTCTGATTGATGCGCTGGCCAAGCACGAAGCGCCTGCGCACCATATCCACGATCTCGGTCGCGTATCGGTTGATCTCGATAGCACCGGGAGCCAAGTAGTCCGCCGCAGCCGAGATGGTGCCTCCTGCCGGACGACCGGCTCCGCGGCCAGCCATACCGATCTGAGACAAGACCTGATCTAACGACGGATCAACGAATGTTGCATGGCCTCTCATTTTTGTAGTACTCCCTTCAAGTTGATGCCGCCGTTATTAGCGGTTGCTACCGCGCTCTACCCGTCCATCTTCCATCAATCCGGCCTTCAGGAAGCCGTTCTTCATGGCCATGCTGTCCTGCGGGCTGAGGCTCAATCCGCTGGCCTTGATGACGCCGTCCACTTCCTCAACCGACAGCTTGGTGCCAGCCGCGTACATGTCCGACGCGCTAATGTTGCTCTTCGCCAGCATCGCAGAGATCTCCGGCGAAACCGAACGGCGACCCAGACTCTCGCTGGCCGCGGTCACCTGCTTGGACACCTTGTCGATCTTCTTGGTCAGCTTGGCGACCGATGCCTGAAGCTGCTCGTTGGATGTGCGCAGCTTCGCAGTCTTGTCGCGCTCGGCATGTAACTTCTTGCGCAACGCCTTAATCTGCTGGGCAGCGACCGTCGGGCCTACCTTCTTGGCAAGCTCGCCAGCGCCGTCGTCTCCGCGATTCTCCGCGTCCTCGTTGGCGTGGCCAGTGTTGCCCTTGGCCTTCTCGATCTCTTCCAAGTCGCCAGTGTCGACATCCGCATCGACATCCTCGCTGCTCGAAGACGAACTGGACGCTGGCGCGGCCTTGGCCTTCACCTTGCCGCGAGTCTCCATGTCGTCCTCATCGCTGCTGGCGCTGGAACTGGCCGAACTGGAACTGGACGATGTAGCCGCCTTCGCGCCGACCTCACCATCGCTGGAACTGCTGGAACTGGAACTCGCCGCGTCGCCGGCCGCGTCAACGTGACCGCTCTCCAGCGCCGCAATACGCGACTCCAACTCCTCATTCTGGGCAGTGATCTCGCCCAGGGTGTCTGTTTGCGTCTTGAGAACTTCGAGAATCTGGCGGCTGGACTTTTTGACGGCCCCAGCAGCAGCTTCCGCGGCGATCTGTACCAAGCGATCGGTGCCATGCGAGGTACGAGCCGGTGTCCTCTTTGTCTTCGTGATTGACATGCTTCCTCCCCTTTGCTCGGCTCTCGCCGCTATTGCTTGCGTTCTGTTATATGCAGCACTGTCCCGCCACAATATCGTCGCCCCCAGGAACTGGAAATCATCCAATGTCCAGACATCCGCCTTCGGATCGTCTACGCGAACATCGCCCAGCTCCATGCTCATGCCCAACCCCGCCTGCTTCAGATCCTTCTCAGCTTCGGGGAAGTCATGCTTCCATACGTGTCCTTCTACTCGTAAATCCTTACCGTCGATCCAGGCCTTATTGATCACCCCAACCTTGCGCCGCTGCGAATGACTGTCAAGATCCGGCGCATAGTTCAAGCCCATACCGATCAAAGTCTTCAGCCTACGCTTGGCTACTTCAGTCGGAACGAAGATACGATGCCCCTGCGCGCCGTTCGGCGGCTTAGAACTGGCCTCATCCAACCTGCAAATCACACCTCTGAACTTCATCTTATTCGGATGCTGAGAGTCAGCTTCCAAACTCTCGATCTGCACACCGGATAGATGAAGTCCGTAATTCATGTCGTAAGAATGCCCTCTGCCCCGCATCTCTCCAACAGCGAACTACCGACTAAATAAATCTACAGCGATCTTGCCGCTGGCGGTGTTCCCGGCTTACCGGGATTCTTCACTGCCCGATACGTCTTTGCTCCAGGCTTTCCGGGCGTCGCCATCTTCCACCGCTGATTGACGTCCTGAAGATACTGCGTCATATCGTCCGAGCGATTATTCTGCTTGCTTGTCCGCTTGCGCAATTCCTTCATCATCTGATCGAGCGTCTTCTGCGGGATCTCTTCGTCCTGATCTTCCGATGCCTCGTCGTCCAGTACATGCTTGAAGTAGTCCTTCACCTGATCCGACATCTGCTCAAGGATATTCGGATCTTGATTCTGCATGTCGATCAACAGCTTCTTCGGATGCGGCAACTCTCCACCGTCGATACGCTGCGCCAAATCGTTAACCGGCATCTGTGCAATCTCCCGAGCATTCCACTTGGTGCCAGCAATCGGGAACTTCGGCAGCGCCATAGGCTTCGGCGATTCAATCTGTCCACCGCGTGAGATCGATCCCTGCGACGGAGGCTTCGGGCCTTCTCCTCCTGCTCCGCCAGCCGGGGCCGACTGCTGCGCCGACTGCTGACGGTCGAAAGTCTTCTGCGCCGACTGATCCGTCAACTGAGCCATCAACTCCTGATTCAGCATCATGGCCTCGAACTGTGTCAAGTCTGCGAACGAAGACTTCAACGGCTGCTTGCCAACGCTCAGCCGCCATTCATTCGGAGTCAGCGCATTCGCCGAGTACATGCGCGCGTTCATATCCGTCTTGGTTTCCAAGTCCGGATCATCCAAGCTCAGGAACACATACTCAAGGTCGTACCAGCCCAGCTTATTGTGCAGAATCTTTCTGGTGCGCGCTTCCTGAATCCTCTTCGCCATCGGCACCACAGCCGAGCGGAAGTCGGAATCCTTGAGTACATCTCCCACTGCGCGATTCACGTCGTGCTCGATGCCCAGAGCCATCGCCGACATATCAAACGCATTCGCAATCATGCGAATCAACATCTCGTGCCAGGGCAGTAGCAAGTCATCGATAGTGACCGGCGTGATCTCCAGCACATCGGGCTTCTTCATACCCCCGATGAGCGATACCTTCGCCTGTCCTTCAAGTTCATTCTGAATATGACGACGCACGATCTGAAATGCCTCGTCAGTCTGAGGCTGCTCCCACCACAGCCAGTTTTTTCTAGTCTGATCAGATCCTGCCATACCTGACATACGCTGCACGCCAAGCAAATCATTCACAACCTGGAATGCTGTCTCGAGCTTGCCCAAACCAAACGGATTATCCGTCGCCGGATTGTCCTTGATGTACATGATCTCGTCGTCGTAAAACAAGATCGCTCCGCGCTCTCCCTGCAAGCCTGTCATCTGTGCGTAGTGCGGCAAGTCGGGCGTAGACTCCGACCAACTGACAAATATTCTAACAGTCGATGCGTCCATTGGCCACATCTTGAGCGGACGCTTCGGGTCAAGCGTCAAGCGCAGCTCCGTAGCCGACGCTCCCATGATGCAGAGATCCTCGATCTCCATCTCCAGCTCGGACTGATGACTTTCGGTATTGTTGGGGTGGTTAAAGATCGCCTTGGCGATCTTGATACGCTGTGCCTGCTCGTCAGGATCGTCTACTGGAATCCCATCGATCGGACGTACATCCCAGGCCTGAGCAGTCACTGAATTCTTGATGAGGTTGATGGCCCTACGCGCAACCGGAGTCCGTGAGAAACGTCTCAGGTTAAATGGCGTCGACTTGGAAACTGGCATAGAAAGCCGCTGAACGCTGTTACCAGTCCAATGAATCTTCCCGTTCCGGCGCACACAAATAATCCCATTGGGAACTGACGGACAGTAAACATACCCATCATAGTCCACACGACGGATAGACCTCACGTTACAATACTGCTCACGACTAAACGATATTCTGTAGAATGTCGAGCCGCAATCCATCAGTTTTGTACGAACACCTACCTGATACCCGAGCCTGAGTAAAATCTCCTGTACGTCCTCGGCGAACCTTCTGCTCGTCGTCCCATACTCTTGATGATAATCATCGCCATGCGCTGAATATCCATCCGTCTTCATTAACCAATCAAGAAACGCCCCCAGGTGCTCGACCGGAAGATTCTTAACATCGTCCGGAACGTACTTCGTCCAGCAATGCCCAAAAGGAAACAACGCCATCCACAAAGCCTTGCATCCGCAGTCAAACCCGAACTTATTCGGCGTCCAAGTATTCGGCATCTGTGCAAGCAGCTCCGCTACGTCCTTGCGAATCTCCGACCCCTCTGCGCACGCAATCCGCACCCGATACTTGTTATTCCGCCGCCGCTCCGCTACCTCGAACGGATCTGCCTCAAAGTCCGCAAGCAATTTATTCCACTTCTCCTCATACCCTTCAAACGAAACACCAGTACCAAACTCGATCCCTTCCGTCGTTCCGTCACAACATCCCTCTGCTAGATACAGAGCAAGAAACTGTACCCAAACCTCGAATGGAATATCAAGCTCCAGCGAATTACGGTCTTGTATATTCCTCTTGATTGGCGTCAAGACGACCGACTGCGGAACCATACTATACGACTTATCCGGCTTGGCCGTAAGAGGCAAAGCATAAATACTGCGTCGGTTGGTCGTAGACAGGTCGCCTGCTAAGTCAATCTGCTCAGATGACGAACACAATAAACGATCAATGCCCTCAGTCTTCTGGATATTAACAACTCGATGATTCGGAGTCACCAGAACGTCGAGCTGCTGCCCCAGCATCTCCACCATCTCACCTTTGTACCTAGACCGAACAATCCGCCCAGCCCGCTGCCACTCAAACCGATGAGACACAGGATGCCGCGTAGCGAACATATCGCTACGCTTCATCGCTGTAACCGGGATAAACCCCCGCTTGGTAAGAATTTCAGTCTGGTCGTCTAAACATGACGGGAGGTAAGGGAACGCCCACGACTTCCTGTCTACGATAAGATTCTGTCCTGCTCTCAACATCCTGATTTCTTGATTTTGCCGAGCCTTGACCAAAGGCCAGTTCTCAATCGGTGTCAGACGCAACTCTTCTGCATGCATGACACTGAATACCTTCACCACCTCGCGGGTGCGAAAGTATCGAATCATCCGAGCTTTGAATGCCGTATGCCAGCTGCGCAGTATCCTGAACATGGATCGATAGTACCCCATCGATCATCTTCAGCAACAGCAAACTACCCTCACACCGCCGCTCATGCCGCCGGCCCAGCAGATCATCACGGCTTACTCGGTACGTTGATAAACAGCCACTGCCCACGAAACTGATAGCGGTCGGCGAGACGCGATTGGACTTCCTTCGTTTTGTCCCATGCCATGCAGCCCATATCGTAAGCGATGCACGGAGCGGGAACGTAGACCTGCCCGAAGTCAACCCCGTGCGCCGCGTCTTGGAATGGTGGCGTCGGTGGCTTGCGAGCTGAGAGCTGTCTTTACTTCCTTCACAGTCGCAAAACAGTTTGTTACTCGCTTACCATTCTTATATGCTGCAAATACCCTTCGTGAACCTGGTGTAGCAACTGGCACAATCTTAATTTCATGATCTTTGTAAATTACAGAAGGAACTTCATCCTCCGCCCTTTCAGGCGCGGTGTATGCAAACCAGCTTTTACCCGCTTTCGGAACTCCTACTACGGCGATCTTATAGCGGGATTCTGAGGATAACTCGATTAGTCCGTTGATATTCTCGTATGGCATTTACTTCTCCAGTTTTTCAATTTTCGCTTGTTCTACCGCAACAGCTTGTTCTGTTTGAAATTCCTTATGTAATTCGCACATATCCGAATCTACCAATGCAGTATTCGGACATTGACAATGATTCGGGAGCATAAAATTACAACGAGGGCCAAGATTCATTTGGTTCTCCTTTTCTATTAATTGCAATATATTGTGCTTGTGTTGTTATGCCATCTTCATATAAAGCCATGTAATGTGCGCCGCCCACACAAACATTAGGAAAGCACATAGGGCAGTCTCCGGGCGCAAATTCACGGGGCATATTATTTATGCTTGCAGGTTGTGGTGCGGTCGGAATCATTTTATGGCCAAGTCAATCAGCGTCGTGTCGTACCCGTGTGACTTGAGAAAGTCGTGTACATCATTCAATGCCCAGAGAGCGCGATTCCGCTGGCAGGCAAGCTCGATGGCAACATCCTCAGTTGCTTCGTATACCGCGTCCGTATGCCGCCTCTTCAATTTAGCGAGCTTCGTTTCGGTTGCGGCGAGTACCTGTTCATTCGCTCGCAGCAATTCGTCCGCAGTCCATTCGTTCTTCACGATTTGACTCCTTTCTGGTGGATTGGTGCATTACATGGCTCAGAGCATACGCGGCAATGTTCTCCGGTCGCTCCCCAATCGGATGGCGCAAAACTATGCGTCTGCGACTCTTCCGCCTTCTTCGCTGCGTTCCATGCTGCTTGCGCAAACAGGTACACGTCTTTGAATGGAGGCTCATCGGTCTGTTGCATGCATGACTCGTGCAGCCGGTCGTAGTTCTCCATATACCACTCGTGGAAGTCCAGACCTGGACTTGTAGAAAACTTCTCGTCTGCCATCATTTCGCTCCTCTCGCCCACTGGAGGCTACTGCTTAGAACGATCCAGCAACCATAGATAGTCCAGGGCGTCCACATAAGGTCCACTATCGCCCACCATAAAAACGCGAACAGTCTCAGGCTTCCAATATTCGTTAGGATCAGATTGCGTGTCGATTCCAAGTCTGCGTGCCTCATCATAAAAGTTCGTCTCTTCGGCCATCACTATTCCTCTTTTCTCGCCACTCTGGCACGGCACACTGGCCTTTGATTCACTTTGCTCTGTACCGAACTTTGATGGCGGTCTGTCCAGCTCATCGAATGAGTCATCTGTCCCATATAAGTCGATCATTTCACTCCTCTCGCCCGCTCGGGGGTTACTGCTTAGAACGATCCAGCAACCATAGATAGTCCAGGGCGTCCACATAAGGTCCACTATCGCCCACCATAAAAACGCGAACAGTCTCAGGCTTCCAATATTCGTTAGGATCAGATTGCGTGTCGATTCCAAGTCTGCGTGCCTCATCATAAAAGTTCGTCTCTTCTTCCATCACTATTCCTCTTTTCTCGCCGCCCACAGACGTGAGCAGCAGGTTCTCAAACCTCACCGCTATCCATTTCTCGCCTCCACTCAGGGGGCTATATTGACGTTCCATCACATCACCGATATCAACTTGCGCAGACCAGCCAAGATCACCGGAACCTGAAGCTGACTCCGCGTATAAAGCAACCTGCCAAGAGTCTGCGGAACTACGTCAAACCCGAACCAACGCTCCTGTGGAACGTCGTCGGGGTGCATAACCAGAACCTTCTTCCACGCAGTCGATATCCAAGTCCATTCATTCGGAACGCCTACAACCAAGCCAGCCGATGCCAGCGCCTGCATCCGCTCCTGTAAACTGAGATTCGACAGAATCTGCCCCTCGGTGAACGTGGCATAGTCCATACGCTCTCCTGAGCGCCCCAGGAAACGCACCGTCTGCCCGTAGGAGCGTAGATGACGCACGATGACCCTCCACACCTGCCAGGGCAGTTTGAACTCCCCTGTGACCTCGTGTGAGCAGACAACGATGCCTCCATTCATCGATGGAGTGAACCCTTTGAACTTCGGGGAGCCGATTGGCTTGGGCTCCAGCCCACTCGCCCGAGCCAACACCGCCTGATAAGTCTCCTTGGCCGTAGCGATAGCACGGTATGCCTTGCTGAAGTCCAGATCAATCCTATTTCGCGGCTTGGCACTCAACAGACCAGCCATCTGATACAACTCGGCTGCGTCACCAATCGCGTCATTCTCAATCGTCAAGATCCCCTGCGACTGACAGACCTGGATCGCTGCAACCACTTCCCACATCTCTGCATCTGATGGGATTCCAATATTCACTGCTTGATCTCCGTCTCGATCCATTCCTCGATGCACATCTGGATATGCTCAGCCAAAGCTTCGACCGCGGCCGGTGTAGGCTGTGGCCCAGTCTCATGATCCATAAGAAACACACGCGCCAGATCCGCGCACCGTTGATCGTATGCCATCACTTGCCTCTCACTTCCTTCGTAAGTTCGTCGATGGCATTCTGAGAGAACCCGATTAAATCCTCTTCTGTGAGCTGTGGCATTCCATCGAACACCGACGGCCTACGCTTGCTAAAGTCGATAACCCCGAAGTTCCTCGGTAAGACGGGGTCGTCTACATGTTCCGACGATGGCTTCCTTGCACTCACGACTCGCCTCCACATCTGTGCAAACGAAGCTCCCGAGCGCTGAACGGGCCGGCACCGCACTTGCACATCCGCAATATGGCCTGAGGCCGATATCCTCCGACCGGCGTCAGCTGCGCCAGCTGCTCGCGTACAGACTTCATCTCCGCCTGTAGCTCACGATACCGGGCCGTCAGCCTGTCCCGCTCCAACAAAATCTTCGCTGCTGCCGTCTTCAACATAATGCCTCACTCCCATGATAGAGAAACTACTCTGCGTCAGAACATCCGGTCGATGATCTCCACCAGGTATGCCGCGTTCACCTTCGTCCGGATCTTTCTCCTTCAGCTTCTCGATCAGTTGCAGAAAGTATGCGGTGTCGACTCCGGTGAGCTGATCTTCAAGTACCGCCAAGTCGGTAAGGTCTAGCGCCGAAATCTGCATCGCCATCTTCAAGATTTGACCGGCGTTTATCCGCCATCCTCGCGCGATGAACTTGCGCAATCTGACGACTGAACAGATGGGATATTTGCTCCCAACATAGCGCAGCTCCTTCGCACAGAATCGACTCCATCGCCTCCGGCTTCAACACAAGCTTCTCATCCCAACTTGTCCAGTACGACGTGCAGTGAACGAAGTCGTAGTTCGCGTGAATGTCGTCCGGCTCACCCTGAAAGCGGAGTACGATCTGTATCTTGTCGCTCAGCGTAATGGCGTTGCTCGTGAGGAAGACGGGGCGGTACTTTGGCTTGCCATCCGATGCGTCTGCAATGGCGAGTTGCTCCGTCTCTTCATGTGCATCCATGATTTGATCGGGGCGATCCATCACGTCGGCGACATACTCTTCTCCGACTTGCTCAGGATGTGACTCGAAAGTATTGATATGGCTTCGAGGTTCCCTCTTCGCTGGCAATCCCAGCCGACTTCGCTACGATCTTGACGCGCTTGGCGCTGGCATCCGCGTCCACGAACAGCGGAACCTTGATACCGCTGGCCTTACGCGGCTCGAATTTGCCGACGTAGTACTCAGCCACCTTGACCGCAGTCTCATAGTCACGCAAGTAGACATCAAAGTCATTCACAGGTTCGCCCTGTAGCATAGACGCGATGCAACCCCCCGTCACCACAATCGAGGCGGCTACCTGCTTGCGCAGAGCCTCGTCCTCGATGGACTCCAGCCAGGCCGTCATCTTGCGCACGATCACCGACTTAATAGACTTCGCCTTCATTCCAGCCATGTTACTGCTCCTCTGCCTTCGCAGGCTCTACTGCTGTCCGGTTATTCAACTCCCTACTAATGAACGTCGAGAGACATCCCTCGCCGCATATGTGGATCGCCTTCTTCTTGGCCGCTACTCTGACAGTCCACTCAAACACAGTGAACTTGCTCCGCCCCAGGCCTTTCATCGCTACACATTAAGAGCAGGAGATCTACCTATCCTCGACATGACATAGAGCTTCGCCATTATGCCCTCGTCCACTTTCCGCTTCCGCTTGCAAAGATGACCTTGCCAGCCTCCCTCAGCTTCTTCAGGATCGGCACGATGATGTCTGAGTACTCGAGGCCGGCGATCTGGGCCAGCTTGCGGGATCCGTGAGGTTCCGTCTTAGAGCAGGCCGTCAACAGCTTGATCGCCATCTCTTTTACCGGCGTGACCTTCACGTCGCGTACATCCTTCACTTCCATCGCCGGGTATGACCTGACTACATCGTTGAGTGGCGGGGAGTTTTTAGTGCCGTCCGATTCAGGGTTCCGCTTCAACAGCAGAACCTCCCCAGCCGGGCACATCATCGTGTCCGCATCCACTAAGATCCTTCTGCCGTCAACGAAGATCACCTCTTTCATAGCTCCTCCTCCGTCTTGAGCATAGTCAACCTGATGGACGGCTTGATGGCCTTGCGAGGATACCGCCGCGCCAGCCGAATCAAATACTGGCGAAGCTCCGCAGCCGTAGGATAAAGCCGACGCGCCATGCTGGATGCCTCGCCCTTCCAATCAACCGTGCGACGCAACTGCTGCACGATGACACACTGAAGCTGGCCGTAGCGCCGAACATCCTTCGCCTTCAACGTCGCTAACACCTTGGCTGCCGATGCGTCGTACTTCTTATCCAGCGCCTTATACTGCTCGTTGAGATCCTGCAAAGCCTCAATCTCACGCTTCAGAGCCGACTCGCCTAAAGGTTCTAGTTTTTCTTTCTTCGCTGCCATATGGATCGCTCCTCACTCTCACACTATAGATGAAACGTGCTACGTCTAAGAATCTCCTGCTGCCGCTACTTTGCCGTCCCTGACAACCGGCCGCTTCATTGAGCCTGCGCGCTGGCAAGCTGGACAAGGCATCAGACCTATCTTCTTACCATCCGATCCCAGCTGTGGAATCGATCCGATATCCTTGCACAGACAACACCGCGGGCGGATTCTTCATACGCTCCTCATCAACCTGTCCATCGTTTTTGTATCGCCAGCGCCCATCGCATCGTACAGAACTACACGATCCCGCAGCGGTAAAACAGTAGCATCGAAGATAGCCTGAGCCAAAGGATCACGCCCTGCCGCTTTCTCCCGCGCATGGAAGTCGTCGATGCACGCCAGAATTATGTCGGGCTGGCCATCCTTCTGCAATCGAGTAAGAATGAAACCGCGCTGCCAGATCACGCCACCGTAGAACACCTTCTCCTCTAAGTAACGCTGAACAAGTGTAGTCTTGCGCTCAAGGCGAACACGCTCCAGCCCGACACTCGACAGCTCCTGTACCTTCATCCTCTTCATAACGACTCCTTACGCTTCAATCTCAGTCCGGCATCACGGAAAGCCTTAACGCGCGCAGCCATAACACGTCGTGTCTCTGCTCGAACCGAGCGAGCATCAGTCCAACACCCATCATCCTTCAGCAACTTCTCCGCATCCTTCAAATGCTGAATCCGTGCAATTTTACGAAGTGGAAACTGCCCGTTTTAAAAGTCCAACGCAAAGGATTCACGCGCAAAGCTACCGCATACTCCGCTATCTGTTTCAGCTCCCCTTCAGTCCAGTGATACTTGCCCGAAGCATCGTCAGCATACATCAAAACCTGCCACTCATCCCATGCTGCCATCTTCGCTGCCTTCTCCTGCGCAGACTGCTTTGTCGGCAAAGAATTAGCGCACCAGTCAATGTCGCGACTGAGCGGTTGTCCGTCACGCAATACACGCCATCGCAACTGCTTGCCATACAAAATATACTTCTCGACCGTATAGACACTCATAGGAGCGCCTCAATCAACTCCACCGCACCCTGACCATACTTCTCGCGGATCACGTCCTTCATCGAACGGTCGCCCGACTTGATAACCTCATCGTCGAACTTGGTGATGTCCAGACGATACGGCCCAAGCCAGTACTTCGCCAACTTGACACCGAACACGTCGTAGAACTGAACTGCCAAAGCTGAAATATCTGCCATCACTGAATCTCTCCTGACCAATCGATTGCATTCCAATCCACATCCGTCATGCTATCGAGATATTCCTGCATCTCCTTGCGCCGGCGCTTGCGTTCCTTCTTACTCAACCGCAACGTAGGCAACGGAGCATCCCACCGGCGTGTGAAGCGCGGGCTGAGGTTGCAGACCGTACATGATTGTCCAGATCCGATGCAACGCACCTTCGTAGCCCGAGCGAATATTGTCAGGATTCATCGCGACCTGATTCTTGAAATTGCTCCACGTCTGCTCAAGCGTCAACTCACTGACCACCTCTGCCCACACCTTGCGCCCGACCACCAGGCGATAGCCGTAGTCCGCCTCACTGATCTCGATCACCTTCAGCTTGCCTATCAGCGTAGGGAAGCGATTCTGGATGGCCTCGAGATGCTCCCGCATCCGAGCGCGCACCATGAGATCATCGCCAGAGCCGCCGACTCGAGCATCCGCTGCTGCGATTGAGTAGAAACCATATTTAGTGAAAATCCACACGTCGTTATACTCCCTTCGACAGAAACACATTAATGTACGACCAACCTGGATTGTCCGTGACCGCCTTACGAACAGCGTCCTTGAGGCATAAATCCGCATCCCTCACTTCGACAGTTTTGTACTGTCGATCGGCGTTCGTCAGTTCCACAGACCAATATCGTTTCATCACGCCACCGCCCCGATCTCTACCAGATGCTCGTTGGCTGCGATCACAGCATAAGCAAGCTCGAACTCTTCCTTGTAGCTCTCAGGCCACTCCGCAGCCTTGATCGCCTTGGTAAGACGCGCATCGATGGCTCCCGCTTTCGCGTCCCCATCGACGAACAACCAGAACATCGTCTCTTCGAGATCCGATACCAGACCGCTATCGAGATCCTGACCCTTGACCAGATATTTGATTGCCATGCCGTTCTCCTTGACCACAACCCTATGATACACCATATAGGAAACGTGTCAAGTCTTTATTTTAGGCCATATATCAAGGGTTTTTGACGTCTTTTACATGCGGTCGCTGCCGACGTACTGCACAGACCCATCGGTGGGGTAGTAATTGAGCAGCATCGCCCGAGCCGCATGAGCGATGGCGCGCGCCATGACTCTGTCATCGTGGGCTCCAGGCGTCGCTTCAGGCTTGCCCGTCTTACTGCGAACGAACACCAGAGCCTCGTCGATGAACGACTGATCCCAGATCAACTCAGGCGATTCCTTCACAAAGCGATTCAGCATATTCAGCGCGATCGGACGAGTGCGCGTATTGGTCTGGAAGCCATCGAACTCCACCGTCTTCTTCTCGCGCTTGATCCATTCCTTACTCTTCATCACAGCGCCGTACTTACAGTCGCCAGCCAGCACCAAGATCGTGGTTCCGCCGTCCATATTTCTCTCGACCATGATCGGACAGTCGTTGTAGTAGCGACCGATATCGGCCAAGTCAAGTGCGAAGTCCTCAGGCGTGACCTTCGCGCAGTACGCCGCCACCTCTTCTCCATTCGACAGATCCAACACCACCGCCGCACAGTTATCCGTATCGCTGTTACTGATCGCTTTGCCGCCAGCCGTATCCGCTCCGATCACATATCTGCGTCCAGGTATTCGCTGGAAGAAGAACTTCGCCTCGCCCGCGTGGTAAGACTTGAACGGCTTGAACGTCTGCAACTCCATCCGGCGCGCCACAAGGATGTCCCTGTCGAAGTAGCTCTTACCTGAAACGACGAACGCTGTGATCGCCGACTCAGGATACTTCTCGTCGAACTCCACTCCAGGGAACTGCTTCTTGGTTTCCCTGCGCCATGCAACCTGCTGCAAGTCGATGTGAAATGTATCTATGAGCCGCCGCTCATCTTCCTGTAAATCCGCCGCCAACTCTTCCTGCTGCTTGGTATCGAGCCTGATAGTATACTCGGAACTTTCCCACCACGCGTAAAAGTGGGCCTTGGCGTCAGACAACTCCGGCGAATTCATCGCCAGCATGTACTTGTCAAAGAACGACCCGACAGCCCCGTTCGCTGTACACTCCAGATCCAACGTGCCGCCCGGTACCAGAGCGCCGCGGATATTCGCCAAAGTCGCTGCCGGATCTTTCGGCCAGCGCGCATACTCCGAGCCGATGATGTGGTGCAGCGTGATACCCTGTGCGCCTTCCTCCACCTCAGCCGACTCAACAGACATTCTCGACTCAAGCTGATCGAAATAAAGTTCTCGCCGGTTGACGAACTTGGTATGCAACAGATTCTGTCTGAAACTGATATTCACATCATTCGCTGCGTCGTCGTGCGGATCGCGCACACCGAACATCCGATACGCGCGCTGCACCATGAGAAAGTGAGTCTCCGCCATCTCACTCTTCTGACTGACCAGAATCGCGTTGGTTCCCTCATTGGTGATGACATTCAACAGCCCGCGCACCAGAGCAAAGAATGTCGTGCCGCCCATCTGTCTAGACTTCAACAACAGATTGTTCTGCGCCAGATGCTCATACAAGTCCTTCTGAATAGGATTGAGCATGAACGGCACAAGGCGCGTAGGCTGCTCCAACTGTACCTTTGAGTCATCCTGCTTCTGCAATATCCAAATCATCGCAGACACAAAGACAGGAACGCCCCAGGCTTTCAACATAGCCTGGAGCGCCTGGAGCTGATCATGTGCGAGAGATTTATCCGGTCGGACTGCCATTCAAGAATGATACTCGCCGCCAGCCGATGACGAACAGCAAACTAGGGCTCATCCCTGAGATGCCATTGTGCGATCTGCCCGCCCAAAGCACGCTCCGCCACCTGCACCGGATCGATGTACGCGCTCATCACTATCGCCTCACGCGACACCATCCTAACACGTCGCTCAGGCCACCTCTCCGATACGGTATCGCCCGACTGAAATACCAATCGATCCTCGAACGCTACGCACAACACACGAGCATCATTTGTCGTCTCGATCACTAAACGAGTCATATATCTCCCATCGAAAATGCACGGCGGACTCGCAGCTTATAGACGATATGTACTAATAGCTTTCGGTGAGCCTTGCGGCCTCTACGTCGCATTCGTTTTACGTCGAAATCAGCTACCCTGCCGCCGTGCATTATCCCAGCCAACGATCCCTTTGTCGGTATCAGCTCCACGGGAGCAACCCCGACAGAGCATTCCGCCTATCCGCGGTGCGGCTTTCCCAGACTCAGGATCGTCAACCTCTCCACCATAGATAAAACCGATACCGTCTTCAAATCAATCCAGTGAATGTAATCCAGAACAGATACAACAAAGCGAGTATACCCAAACCACCCATAAGAATCTTCATACGTCCTCATCTCCATCCAACTCACCGAGCGATGGTGTGCGCTCCACCCGATGTCCGCAGTCAACCATGCGAGCATCCATATCGAGCGTCGACCTGAGACTGGCCGGCGTATGGTCGTCCGCAGCCGCGCACAACTCGTCCAACTCGATGTCAATCATGCGTTTCATCGCTTCATCTTACCCCGAGCTGAACGCATATCCTTCACGATTCAAGTAGCGATTGACACTAACACAGCCATCCGAACCAGATCCTCCATCGAAACTGCCTTCTGTTGGCCCACAGAACACCCCGTCGTCTTGCGTAGGATGCCCTACGTCGAAGAGTTAGACCGCAAACGACTCATACACCGCTAAGCGTGACAGAACCCGCCTCACGATCAACTACCAGAAACCGATCCCCGATCTTCCCCATAAGCTCCGCAATCTTGATGTTAGCCTTGTCCAGCAACACCCGCTGCAACTGCTCAATCGGCTTGGTATCAGCGTCAGCATAATCGATACGACCGAAGATACCGCCCTCTTCTTTCCAGTCACGCTCCTTGACCACACGAAAGCGATCCGAATCATATCCAGGAATAGGCTGGCCGGCGAAGTGATGGAATGTCACGCGGTCGCCAAGACGCATCTCCGAACGCACCGATACATACTCTCCCCTACCGCCGATAAGTTTCTCCTTCCAAGTCGCCAGTACGATCCCTTCATGCGCCGTCTTGTTCTGCTTCTCAGGCAGATAGATCCCGCCGACCTGCTGCGCCTTCTGGCAGACCATGACGAAGATCCACGGGTAGATCGGTGTAAACATCGTGTTCGCTGCAAACAGCTCCTGACACATCTCGTCGATCTTCGCTACACGTTCCTCAGTCTTCATATTCCCCTCATCATTCTCATTACAGCCTCTGCATCATATCCCGCGTTCATTAACTGCTTCGCGATGGCCGGTGCGTCAATTCCGTTCATCCTGCACTGCACTACGGTCGGTACTCCGTTCGCAGTCGTAGCGACCACAGCCTCCAGCTTCTTCCTGAAAGCCACTACATCGAATGTGCGACCGACTGCCATCTCGTCTCCTAATGCTGGATCATTCCGTTCGGTACAACAATCAAATTCTTCTGCTGCTTCGGCGGAACAGGAAACCCAACCAACGCCAGCTGCGCCATCGCAATACCGGCGGTGATCGGTACCAAACACTTCGGGCACAACGTCTGCTCAGAATGCTCGAGGATCAAAACACTGGTTCCTGGCAGATTGATGATCTTCGGCTGCTCCAAGTCCGGGATAGTAACCGGCAGCTTGCATGCCCCGCACATTATCTCCATCACTGTCCTTCTTTCTCTGCCGTCAACGCCTTGTCAATCTGCTCCATGCTACCAATCCCCTGCGACTCATCCGATAAGTCCACATCTGCAAACAACCGCGGCCGACGCTTGCCCTTCGACACCTTCACCGATTCCAACGGCTCCGCTTCAGGCTTGGTGAAACCAAGAGCGCGTGACGTCAACCCGAGCAGAGATCGCAGAGTGAACTTGGTGCCTCCGCGATTATCGTCATCCTCAACCCGCAACACTGAAACATCTCTGTGTCCAGCCTTGCCTGCAACATACATCTGAATCGCATCCGTCGGAACAGGCTCGCCGGCCAGGGCTCGCTCACACAGAGCGCACCGAGCATTGATCAACTTTATATGTGAATCGCAGATGTACTGTCTGCAATCGGAGCAGACAATTCGATACGATCCGTCTTGGTTGCGTTGTCCTTGTCGACTTGAACCTTCTGTTATCGGCATCTCTTCCCCTTCGGGAAATTCAATCGTGCATACTCACCATGATACTTGATTGCCGCTGCGTCGTATGCCTTAGCCGCCTGCTCCGCTTTATAAGTCAATATCGCCCTAATGTTTTTCAACGTGTCCGGCAGTCGATCCAGATGCCCCTCTTCAATCGCCCGGTACAACGGATTAGCAAACTTGCTCAACCAATTCACACTGCGCGTCTTCCGCAACACTTCAATGACGGGGAGTCCCATCGCCGCAGCCGCATAAGTCTGCCAAGACTGATACCCAACTACAATACCGTCCGGCACAAGATCGCCGACACCTAAATCATCCCACCTAAACTGAATCTCCGATACTCTTAAGTCCAAATCTCCTGCTACCCATAAACACTCTGGGCGCGTACACGATACCTGACGAATCTTAGGATATGGCGGGGCTTCAACCCCAGCGATGGCTGCACAGATTTGTGACGCATGTTTTTCAGAATTATAGAAGCTGAGTAGCTTCTCATCTGTCAACTCGATCACCGAATCGGGGAATCCAATCTGTTCCCTGTCCTGATTCAACTCGATACCGAGACGCCGAAACAAATCCCAACACTCGTCTGCCACTTCCACCTGATAACGGAACTTATACGTCGGCATGATAGGCGTAACACAGTTGGCCTCCATCTTGATCCTATAACTATTCACATAAACCTGATTAGCCGCCATCGCAGGAAACTGCATCTCCCTGTCCTTCGGCATCACGAATAGAATGTCTTCAGTCGCTGTCATATCAATTCCGATTCTCTTCTGCCGCATTCAGGACATGCAAAGTCCGCCGATATTTTAGCCTGAAAGAATGGCTTACATTCAACCGACATACAACCGCAAATGTCGCACTGTCGTGGAGTCTTCGTATAGCTGCTTACTCTGAGCGCGATGCTTAAGAACCATATGCCCTCGAGAGTAAGCACGACCAAATTCCAGTTGTAAATCCAATGCATCATAGAACTACCCCATCATCGAAGCTGCGTACCGAACCACACACATCCCACAGCGATATCGCTGCACATACCCAGGTATAAAATCCTCATCCGTACAGGGAGCACCACAATCAGCGCAGACCGCAGCTGGAGCCTCTGCTGGATGCAACGTCGCATCCAACTCATCGTCAACCACAGCCAGTACCTCAGCGTCCGACATGCCAGCCGTCACCCGAGCAGATACTCTGTCCAGATAAGCAGACGCAGCGTCATTACTGTAATTTTGGGACTGCTCCACGTTTCGCCTCCTCATCCTTCAGACGTTGGTCTGCCAACTTGAATGCAGCATCATAACAAAATGGGCACTGCTGAACTGGATGCCGGCCGTCGCCCAGATCGATCAAGATTAAAGACTTCACCGGAAACGTCCCATGCCGATCACAGGTAAAGAAATCAGTCTTCGGTGTATTGCGAGTCTCGATCCATGCCAGAAGCCCCGCAAACGCAATATACCCGACAACACAGCCGGCCACCCCGAGCACCGTTAGGTAGCTGGTGTAAACGATCCTGTGCGATGCCAACCATTCCACCATGATCCCTCCTCAGCCCCGTACAGTCTCGAATGCTTCACGCCAGCCAGGATGTACCCGGTTGAATGTGTAATGTTTCGTCAACACATTATATGCCCTTTGCCCTAAGTCGTTACGCCGACCTTCATCGTGAATCAACTCGCGCAACTTAGGCTTCCAATTCCCCTGACCCGCGCAGAGCAGCCAGCGCAACTCAGGATCATGACTTGTAAAGTCATCGTAAGGCTTCACCCAACTGGCGAGACAAGGAATCTTACAGTACGCAGATTCCAGCATTTTGATGCAGCTCTTCGCGTCGTTGAACGGATGGTCTGTCACTGGAGCCAACGCGATACTCCATCCCCACACCGGCATTCTGGCAGAGAACTCGGCTACAGGCACCCAGGGCTTGTGGTAGAAGTTGCGTATCTTCCTCATATCCGCGCTGGGATCGCATCCGCGGAACTCGATCAAGGCGTCAGGATTCTCGCCCGATACCGCATTCAACGCGTCATAGGTCATCGCCAGATCGCCGATATGCGAACTCGATCCGCTCCAGCCGATGATGAACCTGCTACTCTTCCGCGGCGTCGCATACAGCCGCTGATCCATCCAATTCTCAGCGACCACCACAGGCACATCACGTCCTGTGAAACGATTCCTCAGCGGCTTGACGTTAGCCCTAATCCGCTTCTCCAACGTCTTCGTAGATACGGTCACCAGATCCGTCAACTGAATACAAGCGACAAATCCTTCCCGCATCTGAGTCAACGGAACGTGAGCAGGGTTCGACTCAGGCAGATCCCACACATCGTCATCCAAGTCGTAGATTATCTTCGACCCGAGCGACCGACATGTGCTGATGAAGTTGTACTGCGCCTGAGAACAGCACCTCTGAACCACGATGATGTCGCAGCCGGCGATCATGTCGAAATTGGGCTGGTTGGCAAAGCAGTAGAAGCTGCTCCCATTCAAATTTTGATGGGGATAATACATGCGCCAAAGTGAACATGCATCCAACCACGCCCCCAGGAAGACTACTGAATTGGATCGATTCAGCATATGCCTGTCCACTTGTCATGCTTGGTCATATTATCGCCTGCTGTCAACAACTGTAGATTGTCTAAACTCCAAGCCTCTAAAAACGCAGGATCATCTTTCCCCGCAAAAACAAACGAAGCCAAAGGTCTCATATGATCTATATGAAGCCTACCAGCATAAAAATCATCCCATGAATATCCGACCGGCATCGTAGAATCTAGACGCAGTCGCAAATCATCCACCGTATACCCTAAACACCTTTCCCAATTCGCCAACTTCTGCGAAACAAACCTCCGAAGCGACTTTCTAACCGCTGCTCTGAACCTGAACGACAACCGAAAAATAGGATCGCAGGCAAGTCTATTATTACGATAATCTCGACTTCGCTTCCGAAACGACGCTGCTCTTACAATCGTACCTACAGCACAACCGCACGAAACTATCTGTCCACAGGTAACATAGCATCCTCCTAAGACCTTTTCCCTGCCGCAAACACATCTAAATCGCCACTTAACCGTCTTACACTCGCCTGGAGCGCTTGTACGCTCTAAAGCTGTAAGCATACCGAAAACACGCCCCGTTAAATCGAATGCATTGCGTGCCCCCGATGCAGCTCTATTTTCCTGTGCGAGACATCCACACGACCTAGTACTTCCGCCAATCAAATTATACTGTGAAGTCGTAAATACGTTCCCGCAAGAACAAACACATTCAACGTGGTACTTCCCAACCTCAGGAGCATACCTGACCACTGTAAGTCTCCCAAAACGTTTAGACACCACGGAATATTTGCGCTCTCCACGTCTACCCATCTTGAGCTTTCTTTTCCTTTACCGACAGTTGTCCCTTTACAAAATAAGCATCGGCGATCCGCTCCATCGCTTCCTTCACCTGCCGCTCATGCATGAGGCCGATAGCACGCAGACCCTTCAGCTCGTTCTCGATTATCTCGTTCATAAACGTCTCTCTTTCGCGTCCTTAACCAACTTACGAAGGCGTCGGCAAACCATAGTATGACTACGCACGAGTCCTTTTGCGTAGCCGCACCAACATCGTGCATGCACATAACAAGGATCGCCTACCGCTTCAATCGCCACAACTAACTCGTCAGTATAGTCCTTCACATCAAACCCCATCTTCGTTCCGTCATTGTTGCGACCCCAGTTAGCGGGAGATTCCCACACACCGATATCACTCATCTAGGTGCCCACTTCCCGCCGATCACCAGTCTGCGCCATACATCCTCGAGCGACGCAGCCGACAATCCTTTGCGTAGAATCCTGACCAGCCAAGTAAACTCGTCCGCTGTCAAGATTCCTTTTCTCCAATTACACTTCTGACAGCAAAACTTTATGTTGTCCAATCCCCAGCCGCCGCTCGTCGATACAGCAGTAGCATGATCTGGTGTGATTGTCTTGACTGTCAGCTTGCATTCGCAGTAGCAGCACGGCTCCTGTAAAGCAATCCCTACCGCGTCACGAAACTCCTCGATACTGTATGGCAGTTCCGCCAGCTTCAGATGAAAGAACTCGCGCATCCGAGTCGTCTGACCGTTATAGATGTTGAGCGTCCGACGCATGAATGCAGACTGCTTATGCTTGGTGCGCATCTTCGCACGCTCCTCCACTAAGAGCTTGTTGATCGCCGCCTTGGTCATCTTTACCGGCATGTCGTATCTCCAGGATCGTGCCCCTCAATCCAGTTATGCTTCGCGTTCGGCGTATTCGGGATCATCCCAGTCTCAGCTAACAACTCCGCCGCAATCTTTACCTTATCCGTCAGCGAAGATCTTCTCACATCCCGCAACTGCCTAAGCAATATCAATACAGCTTCTGTCATACACTCGCCTCCGTAGACCCAGGAAACTCTTGCTCCCACGCCTGTCGTTCTTTCTCATCTCTCAACTTCAGAAACATACGCTGCTTGTTGCTGACCGCGCCGTGTTCCGCGTGACCCTTCGCCTGAAGATTGCGGCCGCACTCGCCCATATTCAATTTGTTCCCGTCCAAATGATGTACATCCTCATCGCGTCGCAACTTCCTGCGCAGCTTGGCCTCGAGAATCAAAGTCGCCAATCGCACATCTCTGTGTGGGCCGGCCTTGACCACTAAGTAGCCCTTAGAGTCGACGCGAGTGCCACCGGTGAACTTCAATCACTCCTCCTTGAAGGCAGTCCCATCTTCTGTCCGATGATAGACACGCTTGGTGCAGCGTATCTTGTCCAGCAGCTGCCGCTTCCTGCGCCTAGCTGCCTTATCCATCCTACCGATCCACCACAGACCCGCCCCCATCCACAATGCGGCCGTGAGTATGCCAACCCAAAAACTATTCATATCTTCAACTCCTTCATCACTAAGTCTCGCAACTGGTCAGCTCTCACCCGAGCCGGCTGCATGTATATCAATGTAGTGGTTTTGCTCCACGTCGGCGCGATGAACGGAACTGACGATATCGGAGGCCACAAGATTAAAGTTTTACATCCCAAAGCCGATGCGATGTGGCCGATTCCGTTGTCAACCGTGATCACCGCAGTCGCACCTGACAGATTGAGAACCAGCTGTCGCAATGATTCAGTCGTAACCAACTTAACCGGCACACCCGTCCATACATCATTCGGGCCATGCGATACCACCACATCCAAATTCTTCGAGTGCAGCCATTCAATCAACAGCCCCCAACGCTCAATGTCGGGCGTCTTGTTCGGCCTCATCCCCATCTGCCGAGAGCATGAACGGGAAAATGGCGATATCACCACATAAGGATGTACCTGAGACGGAATAGGCGGAAGACCCTTATCGCCCCAGCACGCCCTCCAGTAAGTCAGCGGAGTAAAGTCTCTGCCCCAACCTCTACTGTCCACGCCCAGCATCTCTGCGTAGCATTCCGAGATGTGCAGATACGAGCCGTAACGCAACAGATGCGCCGTACACATCCTCGATGCAGCGCCGGCCGATAGATCAACATCCGTGCGACTGAGATCCGCGATGTCCGCCACCTCAACCTGTGTACCCGCAAACTGACGTCGCACCATCTCACCTGACAGATCGTTGTCGACGCCGATCACGATCTCCTCACCAGGCCGCTGCATACGCAGATCCGCGATCGGCTTCAGCGTATACAAACAGTCTCCGAGTAAATTTAGGTTCTTGATGAGCATGATCGCCTAGTTGAGAGCAGTGATTTTTAGTACTCGATAGCACCCGCGAGCATATGTAGTACTGTCCCATGCAACAACGATATCGGCATAAAGTCCCTGCCACATCGCAACCGGCGCATCGTAGTAACAGAACTGCATCACATACAACTCTGAAGTCCCATTGTCTTCCTTCACCGTGAAGTCAGCATGGTTCATCTCCGACATCACCCATATCCGCTTAGCCTGAGGCTGCGGTGGCTGAAACGAACAACCGATAAGAAACAACGCCAACACAAATCCATACTTCATATACAACCTCCTCGACCTTACCTACATCCAACATAAACTGAGGTACCTCAAAATGCTCATCACTGCTCACAACGTTCTACTCGTTCTTGCCGCGGTCTGCTTCGTCATAGCCGCCTACCAGGGCAACACACCACCCTGGCCCAAGCCAAGCCTTGTAGCTCTCGGACTTGCCCTCGGTACGATATCCCTTCTCGTCAACTAACTCCACTATAGAGAAACGGCGCATCGTCTGCGCCGTTTCCTGTCTTCATTGTCCTGAGAACTACTCGATGAAACCGTACAACGGATCGATGGTAATTGACAGCGAATTGGTCACGCCCGTCTGATCGGTGTAGTTCTTGAACGACTGGCTGCCACAAGCCGCCACCCTCACCACGTTCGATGCATCCTGAGCCGCCAGAGCCGCATCAATCACCGCAGCCGCTGCCTGACGAACTGTCTCCTCAGGTTCGCTGCAAGGGTTCTTTGCGAATTCAGTCGCACACTGTGTTCTTACCGCGGGAGCCTTGCCAACGTACCCTATTCCCCAACTCATACGTCCTCCTTGAAATTACTCTCCTAGATGCTTGAGAGCCGACCACAGATAAAAAATCATCGTCTCCAGTTTCATCATAGCTGGCGCAAACCACAAGAACCCGCCAGCCTTCTTCTGCATGAGGATGACTACCCCATCACACTCATCCATGCGCTTCATAGCGTCTTCAAACGCTACACGCATATCCTCGCCGCGTGTTCCCTCGAACATAATCAACTTGCTCATGTGATTCCTACTTCGGAACAGATGACAGCAAATAGCCGCCGAGCTGCGCCCCGAACAACAGATCCGATTTCACATAGCAACTCATGTGCGGGTGCAGCGTACACTGCGCCAACTTCGTCTCAACCGCATCGCCAGTCGCAAGCATGTGAGCGCCTGTACCTAGAAAGTCCGCTGCACTCTCTTCGATACGCGGAATGGCTGGATTGTCCAGCAACGCATTGAACTTCACAACAGATCCATTCCCCGAGACAGTCAGATCGTCAACGTGCGTCAGCAACAGATCAAACTGCGGCTGCTTCTTCTGGAAGTAATCCGTCCCCGTATTGATCGCAGTAGTAGTGGAGTCGAGAACAGGAGTGATATGCGCTGTAAGCGTCGTCAGGGTTTCCTTAGCCCCAGTAGCGACCCCACTAAACGAGTCGAGCGCTGTATTGCCATGGGAAGCCAGTCCAGAAATCTCTGCGTCCAGGTTTCTAGCATATCCGTCAATCGTTCCAAGCTGCGTCTGCTCATGAAGTAACACCTTGTTCGTCGCATCGATTGTCAGTCGCCCCTGAAAGATCGTATCGTCCAACATCGATAGCGTTCCCGACTTGGGAGTGTTGACCGTGACCAGCGCCGCCTTGACATCGCCCTCGATCTTCAAAGCCTTATATAACACCGCACAACCCAACGCCCCTGCGATGACAAGCATCACAAGGGCGAGGTCGTGCAGAATGGCGCGTAGCAGGTTCATGTTAGGCGGTTGCGTCCGACACTGCCGGTGGAGCGATGGCAGCAGTCACACCTGCGACTGCCTGGATCACGTCGTCGGTCACGCCTTCTGCCTGAGCCAACGTGCCCTGCTTCTTCAGGTCGGCGACCGTTCCGTTGATTGCGGCAGCGACCACAGCAGTCACCGCATCCGCCGTCGCCTGATCTTCCTGCGACAAGTCAGCATCAGCGACACTGTTAGCGCCGGTAAGTGCTGCAATGGCGATGCTCTGCTTCGTGGCCCCAGGCTGGTTCGCAGAGGCGATGCCCGTCTCGACGGCCTTAACGGTCGGCTCGATGAACGGGATGATCTTGTGCAGGATTGCGAGAAAGCGTGATTCAAATGATGCGAAAGACATGATGGTTCTCCTTCCACTCTCGTGGCCGTACTAAACTCCATCCATCATAACAAATAGCCCTGACGTCACAACTGACGCCTGTAACCAGCCGCCACAAGGCCCGTAGTCTTGCGTAGGATGCCCTACGTCGAAGAGTTAGACCTTAGACGTAGCTTTCCTCAGATTCGTATACCACGCGACCACCCCAAGGCCGGCCAAGAGGAACTCATGCGCCCACGCCGGCAACTGAGCATAGACCATATTGAGCGCGTGGGCGAAATTCGGCACGCCAGCATACGCCGCGATGGTAAACAGATAAGCTGCCGCCACCACATGAGCCAAGCCGCCCTTCGCAGCCAGCCAATTCTGAATAGCTACCAGCATTGTCCTGTCCTCCTAATTACAAGTCTGCGATCTGAGACGGATTCCACAGATTCGGATCGCTGCCCTTGCTGTGGTTCACCATCGTCGGTCTGCCCTGATTCAACGTCTTCTGGATGATCTCTTTCATATCCCGTCTAGCGCGCTTCTTCTTTTTCTTCGACGACTTCCTCTGCCAACCCTCTTGCATCGTGTCAGGCTCAACCTTCTTCGGATTGCTCAGACTCGGCGGATGATTGGTCGGAATCGGTGACGGAGCCTGGAACACCTCGAAATGGTCGCTGGCCATCGGGGTGGCAAAGCTGCCGAGAATGATCCGCTGTCCTAAATTCATAAGTCCTCAGAAGTACGACAACACCTTACCCGATTCCTGCTGCACTCTACTACCGATATCCGATAACGATTCATCCGGGCCATGCTCTACCACCTTCATCTTTTCTGGTGGTGCAGAGTAATGATGTCCAGATCGTGATTTATAAGCTGCCGACGCTGCCGCTTTTTCTGGTTCATTAACACCTTAGCTGCTTCTTTCGTAGGGATACCTTTCACGATAGCACCTGTGCGATGTGTGACAATAGCAAAGCCGCCACCAGCGTGACGACCGCTGCCTGGGCCTCCAGCTTGCAGCACGATACGCTGTCCGAGATTCATCTCAGCTCCTTCATGATGAACAATCCCTCCGGACTGTCGAACAGATCTGATACATCCTGAGCAATCTTCTCGTCGACCGGCAACGCGCGCTTGTCGCAAGTCTGCGCAATGTGAACTGTCTCATGAATCATCGCAATAGCCTGTTGCTTAGGCTGCAACTGCGAGCTTATGACAATCCTGCCAGCCATCATACCGACAGGGCAAGTCACAGCAGCCGCAACAGGAGTCAACGCGATCCCATTCTTACTTCGCACCGGGCCGAACACATCCTTCTCAAACACAACCGAGTAGCTGCCGCCAGCGATGATGACGGTCGTATTCGCAGGCACAATCAACTGTGCCTGCGTCCCCAACAACGCGAACATCATCCATGCAATCACCTTACTCATGTCTAGACCTTGAAGGACGCCTTCTTCTGACTTCCACTGTCATGCATTTTGGCATGATTGTGTCCAGTGGTGTGATGGGTATGGGACGTCTTACCCCACGCCTTCATGTCCGCCGCTTTCCATTGCTTCGGCAACTCATCAAGCACGCCCAACTTCTTCGCATGCTTGATGATGTGCGTCTTGGTAGCAGCAGGATTCTTGGCACGGCCGATTGACCTGACCGCGTTCCTGACATCCTGCCGGTTCTGAATCGGAAATCCGCCGTTCTTCATCGCCGCGCCAGTCTTCGCCATCTTCTTTCTGGTCTTGTCTGAGAAGTCGCGGAACTCCATGAACTCGCCGCCGTTCTCGTCCGCCCAGGCCACAAAGTCGACCGGCGAGATCCCAGCCTCTACCAGAGGCCCAAGAATCTTTCCTGCATCCGACAGATTGACCGGATAGAAGTCCGGCTGCAATGGCTTGTACAATCCGTTCTTGATCGCAGCCAACAACTTGGCTACAACCTTGTCCACGTTGGCCGTGTTGCGAATGACCATCCGCACCAGATCCGAATTCTCTCCGCCGCGGCTAGAAACCTGATTGCCTGCCAGAGGTAAAGGATTCTTGACCTGCCGCATTCCATCCTGTGTCCGCGGCATCCCCGATCCGCATGCGTCGACAAACTTCTCCTGCACCTTGACCGAGTCGCCCGACAAAGCCACATTGCGTCCAGTCGGGTCAAGCGCGAACGCCTGCCGGAACTTCTGTCCGCCGAACTCGTAGATCAAGTAGTTCTCGAACGGATAGACTTGGACGATGTATGGCCAGGGCTGTCCAGTGATGGGCTGGTTGTTGCCGTAGATCTTCACCTGAATGAGATGGGACAGCTTCTCTGTCAGCTCCCCGCAACCGATAGCGTCGTCGGCATTGATCTCGATAGCGCCGCGCTCCACCCAGGCCATTGCATCCAACACGCCATGAGCAATCAGGCTATTACGGCGATACGCGCCGGCCACCACCACAGCCTCAGGGTAATATCCCGTCGCCGCGATCTCGCCGTAGTGCTTGCGATTCTTCTCGATCACGATCGACACGTTCATCCTGTTCTCAGTCGATGCCTGCATCTCTCGCGGGCATCCCACCCTAATTAAATGCACACGCGCCAGATCATAACTGCGGCCGGCCTTGAAAGCCCCGACGCTGTCGCCGGACACTGAAAGCAATTGAGCGATGGTATCGCCAGTTAGCGAAACTCGCATGATGTTCCTCCTCCGCCTATCTCATCCGGCTAAACCGGAGCCGCGCCTCAATGAATACCTACCCGTCGCCATTATGTACCACTGGCCGCGGCTAGTAACAAGTTTTTCGTCCATTCGTTCCGAGCATCCGGAATCCCAGCGCGATGACACTGAGCCGCCATCGTCGTGTAATCCTTCACGTCCACCGCAGCATCAAACCGCGGATAGGATCCTCTCAGCTTCGCGTCGCCGAGATTGTAGTCCATGTCGATCAATGCCAGCTTCACTCCGTCCGGCAATGAATCGTAGTCTGGATAATCCCTGCGCAGATTGGTGTCGCACTGCGTCACGATCTCCATCAACAGAGCCGTGATGTCTGCCTCGAGCAGATAGACCGACATCAAAGCCTTGTATCCGCCGGCCGCGTATTCCTGACCAAACGGTAAGTGCTGCAAACGATTCCAGTCCGCCATGATCTGGGCCATCGTCGCAGGAGCATTCTCACAATGCAACGGATGCGACTGGTTCAATGTCACGCATGCAGCCAGGCTGGGGATCATCGTGCCTACGCCTACCGTCACGTTGCCGCGCGTGTCCCGATAGAGCCAGGGAATCGATCCCTCGAATACCTTCAACTGTCCGACCGCGTCATCCAAGTAACTCATTGATCCTCCACTCGTGAGACTGAAAGAATGCACATACATTCGAGATGCCCAAGCGGTGCGCTGTCGCCCGATGAGAATACTTCCTCCATCGGGATAGGGCCGTCGTCTTCATTGAGTGTACAAATTTCCTCGCACGGCGAATCGCCTAAACAAATCCAGCTCTTCATCATGTCCTGCCCGTTCAACACCTGATGCATACCGCCGTAGTACGCCTTCGCCGCCTCAAACCTTGCTGCACGATCCGCTCTCGCTGAACTAAGAGCAAAGTCGCTGGATGGGTTCGCCTTCAACCATCTCTTAGACGTCTTCAACATCTGACCACTAACCAACTCCGCTCTTTGCTTCGCCAGAGACTCTGCTCGAGCAATCATTCGATTCCCAGGAGTACGACCGATCAAATGCCCCGCATCCTGATAACCACCGATCATCGATGCCCGAATCAAGCGGGTCATTGATCCTACGATCGGTACGCCTGACTTCAAAGCTGTCGAAATCGTTCCTGTCTCCATTGCCAAATCTACTGCGTCGAAATAATTACCTAATGCATGCGAAGCCATCGCAATATTCGGCCTCAACTTCTTCCAAGGTGAAAACAATAACAATGACAACATCGCCGCTCTTCGTTCGCGCCTCTTGCGCTTAGCGTCGTCTGAATCGGCATGCAGTCCACAGCACATCTACAACCTCACTTCTTCACCTGCATCTCAGCGTGTATTTCCTGCTGCCACTGCGCCTGTATGCGGTCGTCGTGAATCGTTATCCCCCAACCGACTGCTCCCACAAGCAACAGCGCAAAGATCGAAGCCACTGCAAGCCGTACATTCTGCCTTAGAGTCTTGTTTATGTTTGACTGCTCAAGGTCGTTTTTCACCCCCACCACTTGTTCTGCTCTGCCCTCGTCTTGCACTTTCTCGCGTTCCTCAAACCGCGTAATAAAGCTGATGGCAGTCTTCTCAGAGTCAACCAGCGACTTCATGCTTCCGGCAATGCTCTCTAAGCTCGATTCGACAGCTACCATACGCACCTCCAATGAATCGTGACCGTTGCCACGGAACACTTTGACCTCAAGGTCGGCGACGGCTTTCTCAAACCGAGTAAAATCCCCGGCGCGTGGGCAGTCCCTGTATCCGTGTACTCTGTCTGCCACTTCATACTCCTCCGGTGCTGCGTCCCTCGCCTCTCGGCTTGCGCTTTACCCGCGCAGAGGGGTGATGCTAGTTACACCTACTTCACAACCTTGCAAAACGTCGGCTTTCTGTAGAAATGCCTCAACTTGGGATGCTGGCACTCGTCAACAAACATCCGATAAGCATGCACCCGCGCCTTGCTTGCTCTCTCATGGTACTGCTGCTGGCGCACGGTCGGCGTGTGCGGTGCGAGCATCACGAGAAAGAGAAGAAGGTGCATTATTGCACCTGCGCGGTAATGTCGAATGTCGGAGCAGTCACGCAAGTACCTCCAGTAAAGGCAAACCCGTAGTAGTCTCCGGGCGTCATGTTGACGCTGACGCTGTACTGATATACCCCATCGGATGTTCCTGTTGTGACCGCCGCAACACTCCCGATTGCACTACCAAAAGCTGTTGATGGGGATGTTCCCAAGTCCATCATTGAGACAACCGGAGCCCCAGTACAGGAGATCGTGCCGCTCAGTCGCACAATAATCGTTTTGAAGTGAACCTGCAACGGTTCCGCAAATACAGGGCCAAGCATTGTATTTGTAGCGAACAGAGTCCCTTCAACGTGGGCATAGTCGCTATGCGCAAGCCCAGCACCGCAAACTCCTCCCCCCGTCCCATCCGCAAGGCAGGTCTGCGGTGAGATATTCACCACGAGCGGCGTTCGATTCCCTATCGCATAACCACTCGATAACATAGTCACGTTGGCGGAGCCATTGTTTGCAACCCAAACATTGCCGGACGCATCGACTGCGACACCAATCGGGGAACTCCCAACCGAGTAAGTGCCCAGCGTTGCACCCGCACTCGATAACTTAGTCACGTTGGCGGAGGCATAGTTTGCAACCCAAACATTGCCGGACGCATCGACTGCGACACCAAACGGGTTACTCCCAACCGAGTAAGTGCCCAGCGTTGCACCCGCACTCGATAACTTAGTCACGTTGTTGGAGCCAGCGTCTGCAACCCAAACATTGCCGGACGCATCGACTGCGACACCAAGCGGGTAACTCCCAACCGAGTAAGTGCCCAGCGTTGCACCCGCACTCGATAACTTAGTCACGTTGGCGGAGGCATTGTTTGCAACCCAAACATTGCCGGACGCATCGACTGCGACACCAAACGGGGAACTCCCAACCGAGTAAGTGCCCAGCGTTGCACCCGCACTCGATAACTTAGTCACGTTGTTGGAGCCAGCGTCTGCAACCCAAACATTGCCGGACGCATCGACTGCGACACTATACGGGTTACTCTCAACCGAGTAAGTGCCCAGCGTTGCACCCGCACTCGATAACTTAGTCACGTTGGCGGAGGCATTGTTTGCAACCCAAACATTGCCGGACGCATCGACTGCGACACCAATCGGGGAACTCCCAACCGAGTAAGTGCCCAGCGTTGCACCCGCACTCGATAACTTAGTCACGTTGGCGGAGCCATAGTTTGCAACCCAAACATTGCCGGACGCATCGACTGCGGCAAACTGCGGGCCACTCCCAACCGAGTAAGTGCCTAGCGTTGCACCCGCAATTGGAATTATCATCACATTGCTGGCCGCGATGCCGCTGTCTGCCGCCTGTCCACCTGTGCCGGTAAGGCTCATCAGGTCGCCGCTGGTTGAACTGGTCGGGCCAGTCGTAATGCCCGCGCCGCTGCCAGCTAGAGCTTTCGAGGAAGTGATCGTAGTGGCCGTCGCCGCGATGGGAACCTGCCCAGCCGTCATGCCGGATATGCCACTGGACGTTAGATAGGTATTTGTATCCAGCGCAAACGTGCCCGCCGCTGTCATTTTCACAAACGGTGTGCCGCTTGCCCACGTTGGATAATTCAAGGCACCCCAACTGCCTACAGATGGAATCGCTGTATTGCAATTCAGCAGCGTCCCTGTAGAGGCGTAGGTACACATATCGCCATTGGTATAGGTTCCGGAGAGTAGGCTTAGGTTCGCTTGCCGTGCTGCTGCCGCGCCAGAAGCATCATATACTCCCGCTCCGATTGCGGTCTGGATATTGGCTGAGGTCGCAGCAGTGATCGCCGTCGAACTGGAGAATGCCGCAATGTTTGGACTAACGGGCGAGCCGCTGGTCGTAACCGTCCCACCGCCGCTTGTCGGAGCAATCCAACTACGCGTCCCTCCTGTAGTGGAGGAAAGCACATAACCGTTTGCGCCGGGATTTCCGAGCGCGGGTTCAAAGTCTGTGGCCGCATGATTTATAGCCGTGCCCAATGCACCGCCTGGCCCGCTGCTGGTAATCGGGGCACCTGCATTGATTGAAACTGACGAGGCATAAAAAGACGCAGTCAGACCAGGGTTATACACACCGATGGACGATCCGTTTCCTCCCCACTGCTGATACACTCCGCACGTTGTACACGCAGAAACTTCGCTGACGATCCCGGCCATGTTGCCCTGACCAACACTCACCGCGCTGGCTGGGGTGCCGTGATGGCTACGTGTGATATCGTAGATGCTGTTTCCCCCGCTGGTGTGGTTGAAAGTGAATCCAATCTCTTCTGCATGTGTTGTCACTACATGGCCAGATGTGGGTGCAGACGAATTGGTAACAACCGTCATTGTTGTATCGCTTGCACCTAACGGGTATCCGGTTGCAAGAGAAAAACCTCCTGCAGTCCACGGCGAGTTCCAGACATTATCATTCTGGCATCCATCGGATAAAGAGCATTGCACATCGAGTGCAGAGTTCACGTTGAGCGTGGATGCAAGCGGACATGTTCCGTCAGATTTCAATAGTCCAGAGCATGAGCCAGAACCAAACAACGCCGTTATATCGCTGTATAACGGAGTCCTCCATCCGGTGTTTCCGAGGTTTGCCACACCAAGCGTGTTTGCTCCTGGGTAGGGAATAGTGGGATATGCGCCCCCATCAATCAGGTTCCAAGCATTTCCGGCTTTTTGGAACTCCGCAAGATGCCCGGACGTAGGTGGCGTTGCTGCATTGAATGTGGCAAGTAAATTGTCGTTGCTGTTGGCATAAATATGCCAGTTGTTGTTTGTGGTGTCATAAGCGATTCCACCGTTCGCGATGGTGTAATTTCCTGCTGAGGAGGGAAGATATAAAGTCGAAACATTGAAATTGAAGGTACCCGCAACTGCTGAACCCGCCGCAATATCAGCGAGCGTCGGTTGGGCCTTTGTAAAAGCCCCAGTTATCGCTGAATATCCAGTGAGATACTGATGCGAAACAGCAGCAATTGTCACTGGCACTGCACCGCCGTCAGTAATCGACGTTCCACTCGTGTTCCCCATCACAGCCAAATGCCCGACCGTTGCTCCGCTGCCGGGGCCGGTGACTGGGTTGGTGAGCGCCGCTTGCTTGCCATTGAATGTAGTCCAGTCCGTAGACGAAAGGTAGCCATCCACTGAAGTAGTCGCCACCGGCATCGACACGTTCACTGTCGATCCGCTCGGCGTAGCCACCACCGGGGCCGTGGCAGTAATTGACGTAATCGGAGCTGCGCCCGGTACCGTACAAGTATTAGTCGCCGGAGTCCACACATACCCAACTGTCGAACACCCTGTCTGATCCTGAATCACAGATGCGATGCCGCCAGCACCAACCGTAATCGTCAGCGATCCTCCTAACGAAATAGATCCGCCGCCACTCGCAGCTCCTGCCGTGCTTACAGTCAAAGCCGAGTACGCCAGAGCAGCATTCGGGATAGCTGATGCTGCGACTGTCAAACTGGGCGTAGTCGTCGAATTTGTCACAGTAGGAACCAACCACGCCGGCCAGGAACCTGACGGTGCCGCAAAACTAACTAAACTGGTTCCAGCCGGAGTAGAATAATTTCCTGTCTGATCCAGATATGACGTACCTACCCCAGTCGCACTCAACATAACGCCATTCACTGACAACCCTGTCACCGCTGCCGTTGTACTGCCAGATCCTATAACTGTCGATCCCAACATGATTGGGAACCCACTCGACCCTCCGCCGCCGCCCGTCAGCTCCTGCCAGTTCGTACTTACTCCAGGCACGTTACCTACGTTATTGGAAGCAACTGAAACATACATATTCGGCGTAACACCATATCCCACAATGTCTCCGACCGTATACGTCGTCGTCGATCCCCACAATCCCTTGTAAGACACAGTCGGCGCATTCCCTGAAGAAACCGCGGTTCCCACATTGAATGGATTGCCTGAGATCAACCACTGATCTGTGAAGACCACATTGCCATTCGAGTCGATGGCGATCACATTGTACGGCACTCCTACAGGAATCGTGCAGACCGAACTGGTCAACGTCGGCGGGCTCACCAGATTCCCTGCCGTCACCATTACCGTTATCTGCTCTGTCGGCACCACCAGCGTCGGGCCGGTGCAAGGACTCACGGCGCTGGCCGATGCGTTCATCGCCAGAGAGAATACCAATCTGCCATTGAATCCCGATCCGTCGGGATTGGCCACTCTGCCCGACAAAGTCGACTGCGCATGTGCAACAGCGCATGCCAGCATCATCACGATCAGTAAAAGTCTCTTCATCACAGTCTCCGCCTTATAACAGATGCGTATACTCAACCCAGTTTGTCAACGTCAAGGAATTGGTATCACCGGGGGCCACACCGCCCGTCGTAACTATGTATGTCCCACTAGGCGGAACTTCAAAAGTCACAGACGCCGCACCACTACTGTTTGTAACTCCATTGATATCGACAATAGATCCATTAACAACAGCCTTCCAAGATGCCGCATGACCTACCCCAGAAGATAGCGATCCTGTCACAATCACTGTCAGCCACGCGTTAGACGGAGCTGTATAAATCATCGCTGGCACATGCCCCGTAGCCACATTCATAGTCGGCGACGAAGATGCTCCACTTGTAAGTCCTCCTGCCGAATCCCAAACCGCCAGCGTACCGGGAGCGCCAGCCGTAGCTGCTGTCACCAATTTCGACTCTGCTCCTGTCGTATTCAACCCGATCACAGTCCGCGAAGGTGAAACTGAATCTGTCACGGTAAACCAAGATGATATAAAGTCCAGCGCAGACTGCTGCGGCATCGCCGATCCTACAGCCTCCACTGTCTGGTAATAAAGCGCGCCTGAAAACGCGCACAGACTGCCGAATACCTTACAGATAGCCCCAGTACCCGATACACCATCACTCAACATCGCCGCTGAGAGCGCCACACCGCCCACTGTGATGCCCGACGTCGCATTGATGGTCGATCCCTGCACCGTTCCCGAGGCTGTGACCGTCGTCGCCGTTACAAGAGGCGTGACCACACTTGTCGACGCCGATACAGTCGTAGCACTTACCGTCCCCGCACTGAATGTCCCTGTCACCGAAAAACTGCCGGTCACAACCAGATTATTGACTGTCAGACTCGTGCCCCCAGGCTGCGTGATCGTCTGATTGCCAACCGGGTTGCTGATAATCGCTAGCGGCACACTGACCGTGATTCCTGATGCCATCTGCACGTCGCCCAGAGTCCCTATACTCACTGTCCCCGAAGTCGTCTGCGGAATATACCAATTGTCCGAATACACCGGACGATGCAAAGAGTCCGTCACCTGAACGTAGTACGGAAGCCGCGGCTGTAGACAGCTTGTCGGCAACAGAACTGTCGCCGGGAATACACCGCCCGTCACATGCACCGTCACTCCAGGCATCGGAACGATAGACGGCGGCGTCGTGCATGTATCCACCACCGAAGACTTGGTCAGACTAATCAGGAATGTCCCCGTAAACGGAGATCCGTCAGGATTGGCCACTGTCCCGGAAACAGATTGGGTCTGGGCATATGCCATGCCACCCATCAACATCAGAACTGTCCACCATCTCCGCATGTGTTCCCCCTACATCACCGATGTCTTCTTCTTCACATCCTGCGTCATGGTTATGACCTTGCCTGTCACGGATGCCGGTAAGTCTAAGCCGTGACGTGCGCCCTTCTCTAACACCATCTGTACAATATCGTTCAACACCTTCTCTGTCCGCGATTCCTTTGCAGCCTGACCCGCGCCGATCATCAAAGCCTGTGCAGCGAGCAACTTCTCGAACCCGCTCATGTCGGCGAAGTTAATACCGTGAGACTTGGCGTAGATGTCCTGTGCGTACCCGATCATATGCAGCAGACGCTCATGCAACGCGATGTAAAGCTGTGCTCGCTGTTCATTCTCCTTCAGTGTAGCGCCATCCACAAAGAACTTACCTGAGAAATCCTCATCCAACTGTTGCGCCAGTCTCTCCATCCTCACAAACGAATGCAGCGTGATTCCATTGCCGGCCGAACGGAGTGCGTCCAACGCATTGATCTGATCGCGTATGACCTTTGCATGTGCCTTCAGGCTGTCCTCGGTGAACCATCCTCCCTTATCTCTCTTCTGATCGAAGTCCAAAGGTTCCACGAATGGAAACTGCTTCGCCAGATCCACATCCCCAGGCTTCGGCCCCAGCAAATACCCAAGGAACTCGCGCTGTTTATCGTTCTCCCCCACAGCGCGCGCCAGCATCCGAGCTGATGTGTATAACGGTCTGCCGCCCTTATTGATCTTGGCGTAGAAATCCTGCCAGAGCGCCGCGAGATCCAGCGACCGATAGTATCGCTGCATATCGTCAATCGTTCTGTCCTTCATCTTCGGTACAGCTTTAGTCTTGCTTTTCGATTTCGCCGTCATGCCAATAGAGCCTGTCGCCTCTCTAGTCGCAACTGTGCCGAACGCCTGCCCAACGCCGCATAATACTGAACGCCCTGCTGACGGAGCAAAGAGTTACCACCCTGCTCTCCAAAGAGCGTTCTCTGTTCCGATGACCGGCGGCTCATCCCTGTCCTACCATGCTCAGCCGCTATACTCCTGCGGCAGTCAGGGCAGAACATCCCGCGTCGTCCCGGAACACTCGCTAAGTCTTGTGCAGCCGTACACGATGTGCAGGTCATGGATTAGATCTTGACCGTGCTCTTGGTGAACTTGCCGGCAAGCGCCGCCTTCACGTTGTTGGTCGGCTGCTGGATGTTGGTGTTGTTCTTGATGACCCGCTCCGCCGTGGGACTTGAAGACTTACCGATTTTCGATGTGAAGTTCTGGGTTGGCATCTCTGTCATTCCTCCGCAGTTCTAGGTACTAACGCAACCTAGAGTACCACATCCAAAGAAATGTCAACTCCTTAAATACGACGGCCCCAGGCTAAACGCCTGGGGCTAGGTCGAATTGTGCGCGTCTATCAAACCACCGGCAACAGATCCTGAACGATCTTCACATGCTCCGCGAAGATCTCATTCTTGATCTTGGTGTCGAACTGATCCCACTCCTGCCGCCAACCGCGGCGATCGGTGACATCCTCGAGGATGCTCCAGGCAATCCGCTCTGCCAGAGACATCCCGACCATCACCTCAGCCTTGTGTGTAGGCCAGTCCGTAAACTTGCCGTCGTGAAATTTCCTACTCCACTGATTATATGTCATCTCTCGCCTCGTTTCTCTTCGTCGCGGCTGCACATTCCAGAGACGCGGCACACGCACCAGCAGATGAACGCGGCGGGAATGGACAGCACAGACCAGGCAATCAGAATTATGTGGATCACAGCTTGCCTCCTGTCTGGTGGATCGGTGCGTTAAACGGCTCAGAACAAACACGGCAATGTTCTCCGGTCGCTCCCCAATCGGATGGCGCAAAACTATGCGTCTGCGGCTTCTCCTCCGTCGCCTTGACCGCTGCGGCGGCTCTGATGAGGCGCATGTCTCGAAATGAGAGTCTTAGGCATCTCCAGCGCAGGCCAGTTCTGCCGCTGCTACCAGTTCCTTCACTGCTTCGGCGTGCATTAGTTCACCTTCCTCTCCACAATGTTCGATCTGTCTAACAGCTTGAGTTTCGTTTGCTGCTTTGCCACGGATGCCTCATGCACCTTCTGAGCCTCAATGCGCTCGCGGTCAACTCTGCACTCACAGCAATAAGCGCGAACATGGTCATGCTTGCAGTAATCCTCGTATTCGCCAAACATACTAGCAATGCTCAATTTGGCTCCCGTCGTATCGCACGTATCAGAGCGCGGTGGAGAGCGCCCCGTTGGTCACGCACCCGCTGAAACACCCGCTCTGGGTCGGCATAGTACTCACTGCCGATGAATCCCGCTTCACAGTGGGCCTTCTCCCATCGCTTGCATAGTGCGACGAGCTTTTCGCGAGACATGCCCTCAATGAGATAAGAAGGCGCCGACCGCTCCTCTTGATGCTCGCTCATCGCCGTCTCCTGCTTCCGTTCGTCCGATTGTAAATTCCCGTCACATCATGATGAAGATTGCCGATGTGCGTCAAACCCTCCGCCCGTTCCCCGAGCATCAATCCCATCAAAGACGACGCTGCTAAGATCTCCTGGCTTGTTAGGTCGGCCTTCGGCATCATTCGCTTGGCCGCTGCCAGATGATTATCATCGATAAGTCCAACCTTAGCAATCATCCGCTTCATCGCTCTCCGCCTCATGGCGTCTGATAATCTCCATCTCCGCTGCACTGAACCCGAGCGGCCGCACAACGTCAGCACCGATCCGCTCCACCTCTTCATCGCTATACTCCGCACCGCAGACCGAGCAGGTAACCATCTCCTTGTGCCAGTCCGACGTGTGCGTACATTGGTCATCTCTCACGACTTGGCCTTTCGTACCCACTTAAAGAATATCTCGGCGTTACGCTCCTGAGCAGCAGACCACACAGCAGACCTCGCAGCAGACTCCACAGACCACACAGCAGACTCCGCAGCAGACCTCGCAGCAAACCTCGCAGCAGACTCCACAGACCACACAGCAGACTCCGCAGCAGACCTCGCAGCAAACCACGCAGACCACCACACAGCAGACCTCGCAGCAGACCTCGCAGCAGACTCCACAGACCACACAGCAGACTCCGCAGCAGACCTCGCTGTTTCAAGCTCCTGAAGTGTAATCTTCCCGTCAAGAAACAATCCGGCGGCTTCGATCGCAGAACGTGGCCGCGTATCGTCAGGATAAGCCTTCTCGAAATTCGCCAAGCACTCCAACGCAAAGTCGATAGACATACGCGCAGCATACTTCCGAGCGTCTACCGTAGTCGCTCTTAATGCCCAGAGTGCGTGATCCAGTCCGTTAGACTTCAGAATGTGCGCCAGCGATATCTGCTTCTCGGCTGTCTGCGTCTTTGGCAAGCTCGCAATCAGCGTGTCCATACCCGACAAACATGCGCTGTTCTTGCGTAACAACTTCAACGTCGTATAAAGCATATAAAATCCTCTCTTCCTACTTGATGCCCTCCCGCCTGTACAGTCACCGCAACCCTAGAAATCACGGCCTTATAAGTAGCTCCACGCTTATAACCTGGGCTCGAACCAGACACCTCGACTGCACAGGCGGCAAGGCATCACAACTACCCTGCCGCCTCCATTCTTTTAGAATGCAGCCTCCATCAACTTACCAGCCGCCACATCGATGGTCGTTCTCGCATCAGCGAACGGAACAGTCTGTGAGTGGCGCGTAAGCCCCTGCACAATTCCCCACACCGTCCGCGGATCGCCGTCCTGAGCGGGGATGACCGCCTCGTAACCAGCATCGATCACCTTCCGCGTCAGGCCGAGAGAACGCATGCCGAACAACTTGTCCAGCACTGACTCCTTGGTATCACCGATCTTCACAGTACGCGCCGATGCGATGTTGGCCTCGTCAGCCGCCGCACCAGAGTCCGCGTAACGCTTGATCGCCGCATAATATCCATTCCAGCGCTGCCGAGCATCGCCGACGTGCCGAACGCTGATGTCCATCACCCGACTTGCCCCCCATATAATGTGGTTAGAGCATAATGCGCGATAGAAGAAACGCGTCAGCTTCAGGGCCGATGCTCCGACCTCCGAGTTCTCCACGATGACTCCACGCATCAGACCGTCAGGATTGCCCTCCTCCTTGATGCGATACGAGTCGTTGGCCACGAAAGCAAACATGTCATGATCGCTGGCATAGAGAGCAGGAAAGTCGTGAGCTGTCTTGTTGATGGTCGGCATCGCCGGCTTCCAACCCTGCGTCTCAAGCTGGAGCAACCGCTCCGCAACTTCCCAGTTCCAAATGCGCGCATACTTGTTGCTGGTGAAAGCCCTGAGCAACAATCCGCCGTTCTGATGGAACAACAGGTTCGCAGTGTCCGTCTTATCTGCGAGATTGGCCAGCCCGTAGTTGAGATTCTGGCAAGCCAGCGTTGCTGGCAAATCGCGCAGGTAACCGCCCGGTGCGCCCACCCGAGCAGACAACTGACCGAATGCCCAGTGAGTGAGCTTGGCCGCGTTGTTGCGCCGCCCGACGATCTGCACATCCCCATCGATGGCTTCCGTCCGGAGATTGCTGACCTCTACCGTGTTTTCTTTGGCTGTTGACGCGTAGGCTTTGCATGCGTCGTGCAGTTCCCGAATGCTGGCAAACCGCTCATCTGCTGGTCTGGTTGACCACTGCTTGTTAGCTTTGAAGAGTTCCATCGTGATTCCTTTCCGGCGACTGTGGAGATTGCATCCTCCAACCGTGCCCTTACTACACTCACTGTAGACGATTGCATCTACGTCTAAAAAGAAAGCCCCCACGTTATGCGCGTGGGGTCGATGCGCTCTCAGCATGAATCTGAGGTTGAGCACCCATAGAACCTGTGGCGACGTACGTCAGCATAGACATAGACATCGCAGAGCCGATAGCAACCTGAAGATCGTTCCACTCTCCATCCGCCTCCAGCATATCCTGAACGAGTCCAACTAAGCAAGCTGCCTCGCCAGTTGTCAACGTTCGCACGTTACCTGGGGTATCGCCCAGAGCATACAGCACCTGATAAGCACGATTGCGCAGAGACAACTCATCGACCATTTCAACACCCGTAACCTGCCTGATCTGAGTCATTCCGTTCTCCTTGACCACGTCCTAATTATCCCACTATACGAGAAACGTGTCAAGTCTTTATTTTGGCCCTATTTTGCCCACAAAACAGCGGCCCCATTGACCTGGAAGAGGCCGCGGCTGGGGCCGCTGTTTGTCCCGCCTAATCGCCAGAGCATGACGGTCGCTGGCAGGATTGCGGAGTGACTCTCATGGCTTCGGTATCAGCCTCACCACGGCCAGGATTCCCCGCTAAGGGATTACCTCTTTACTCCACAAACTCAAAGTATGCCGGCCCCTTCTGTTGCTAGGCTTCGTCCGGCTTGCCCCGGCAGTGGTTAGGCTGCCATTTGCATCGGAACAGCGATGCGAGGCACGAATGCCAGCACGTTGTCCTTCCGCATAGAGTCACTGTTAGTGGCATCTATAGTTTGGCTCTCGTTAAGGTGAGCACCAGTTCCTGCACAGTCCATGATCTTCAGCAACCCCGTCGAAACCATGACACCCCCTCACGATAAATCTGAGGATGGTGGAGGTGGCGAGGATCGAACTCGCGTCCGCGATTACATCCGACCACTTCGTACCGTGCGTATTCAAAAGCTGGGATCGCCTCAGCGACCCCGTATGCCGTGTCTACAACTTGGTAGATCGGTAAAACTTGGGGCTAACCTTGCGGCTTCGCCTCCACCATCACGTCTACATCGGACGTGAACAAACTCAAATCCTACTTCTTCGGCTCCACCTTGTCAACCGGCTTCTCTTCAGGCTTCGCCGGCACAGTCCAGACCTGACGCTGCTCGTCGAACGTCGCATTGTCGGGCAGACCCTGCTCCTTCTTCACGATACCTTCCAGCGTCTGCAAGGTCTGTACAGGAGCAACCTGATTCTGTAATGCTCCGACCTTCCGCTGGAACTCCGCTGTAGCCGCGTCACCATTCGCCTTGATCTGCGCCTTCAGATCCTTGGTATCGGCGTCAATCTTGGCCTGCCACTTCGCCGACTTCGCCGTGATCGCATCCACGATCGGCTTATTCTTCGCGTCAAGAGCAGTACGCGCCTGCATCAACAAATCGTTGATGACCTTGGACACGTCAGCATTCTTCTTGGCCACATCAACCAGCGCATCCTGGCTGGGACTACTCTTGACCGTAAGATCCGTGGTCGCCTGATGCACTACCAACGGCGGAGCCTGCTGCGCGTGAACACGCTCCTGCAACAGTTGATTACCCGCCAGAATCATCACTATCACTGAACATCCAAGAAACCCCATCACTCGCTTCATAAGTCCTCCCATTCCCATAGTAGATAATTCGATTCGCGTCATAAAACTTCTAATCCCATCGCCTCCAACAAGTCCTCAGGAACATACCGATGCTGGTAATTCATCCTAACCCATGAGCGTAACTCCGATGACGTCTGATACTGTGACCGATTCAACCTCAACCGATTAACAACTTTATCAAACGCAGGCGGCTCTGCCCGCATCATCCCAGCCGGTATGAAATTTCGGCTTCCCCATCTCGGCGCATGTCCCGCTTTAGCTTCCACAACATCCCTCCACTAGTTATGCACCACCAGCAACTGTGCCAGTTTACCGTGAGAAACTCCGAGGGCAATCAAATTTTCCACCAGCCACCAATCCGCTGCCCAGTCGTTCCCATCCTCGCCCAGTAGGAACCCGCCGATGCTCTCAAACACTGTGCGCTTCACAATATAGCACGTCTTGTCAATGTACCCGAGCGCCGGCTTCACATCCCGCACTCCGTAGTATCCAAGCTGCCGCGCATCATCTACCAAGTCACAATAGACCAAATCCCAGTTATTCTTCTCCGCGGCCTCAAGCATCAGCTGCGCAAACCCAGGCACATAGTATCCATCGTCTGATGGAAAGCATAGATAGTCTCCGGTAGCAAACTTGGCTGCGACATTACTGGATCGATAGCAGGTAGACTCTCCGCAATGCAGATAAGTTACTCTGCCGTCCAGCTCACATGCAGCTTCATTGTGCTCCCGCATCTTCTCATCAATAGAATTGTCAGCTACGATGATCTCAATGTTCGGCTCTGTCTGTAAACTCAGAGCCGCCACCATCAAACGCAATGGCAGCGGCCGATGATACGTCGAAACGATGCATGAGAGTCGGGGAGCCATTAGAACTGAGCCACCTCTGTCGATTCCAATTCGCCTACATGCTCACAGACCACACCCTTATGCAGCCACATCTTCTCGCCGAATCGTTCCTGCACATCCAACGCATATGCCGGATCTTCTGACAAACCCTGATCGATGCTGTAGCGGAATCTGATTCTATCGAACACGCGCCGCTCGATCATCATGCATCCACAAGTACCATGGCGTACCTCCAGCACCTGAGCTGAACCTGTCGAGAACTCCCGCTCCTCGCCGAAGATGTACTTCAGATCCTTGTGACAACCGCGGCCAGGAACAATCCCTCCGACCAACGTATGACCGAGACTCATCAACTTGGGAATTACGTCTACTGGTGGTATTACGTCTGCATCGATAAACAACAGATGCGATGCCCTAGTCAGCAGTGAGTAGTCGATACACATATTCCTAGCAGTAGCGATCTGACGCAACCGAGCCTGATCCTGATCGAACTTAGAAACCGGATGCCACTCCGTCCCCAAAGTTGTTCTCCATGCCCACTCATCGAACGATACATTGCGCTCTGGGAACTTATCTCTAATGCCGTAAACACCTGAACGCATCATCGCATTTGTACTGGCCAACTCCATATTCTCGTAGTTGAAATAGAGCGAGTAGTCGCCCTCCAACTCAAACAGACGCGGCCACGCAGGGAATCCCGACATCGCCTTGCGATCACATCCGAGACTGCACACTGCTACACTCATATCGTCCTCACACGCAAAGAACACAAGTAGGATCGTCGCAATGATGTGGAGCCGCTGTCACCACCGCAACGGGGAAGATCTTATCTGGCAAACTTTCGCTGGGCATCAAAACCAACGTAGGACGCCCAGCGCGAGTAAACCTGTCTAGCAGATCCTCCATCGTGCCGCGGCGATCTTCCGATGCCAGATAGATAAGCATGTCCGACGTCTCAAATGGAGTAGCGTTGCGCGCCAGATAAATTTGCGACAGCTCCGACTTGGACAGCGACGCTGCATAGATGCGGACAGTACACTCGATCAACGCAAAACGATACCGCCCCGCATTGTCCTTCTCCAGGCACTTGTCGCGTACAAAGCGCCCGACACCTATATGCGATAACGCAGTCACGAATACCGAATGTGGAGCCTCGAGGACAAGCTGCTCCAACAGGCTACTTACAAGCTGCCTGTCCTCTTCGGTGTCGCGCTCTTTGCTTCCGACCACTGCGATATTCATGTCAGCCTTCGACCTTGATCACATCCACAGCCTGAACCTTGTCACCCTTCGCAGCTTCGACTGTGAACTCGACGTGGTCGCCCTCGTCCAGCTTCTTGTAGCCGTCGCCTTGAATGGCCGAGAAATGCACGAAAACGTCCGACGCTCCACCGTCCCTGCCGATGAACCCAAACCCTTTCGCGCTGTTGAACCACTTAACTATTCCCCGTACCCTTGTTGCTCCCATGCTTGCCATGTCGAACTTTCTCCTTGCCTCATTGTAGATACAAGCGACTTCGTCCGCCGCTCTTCTTCACAGTATAAATCCTCTCTCCGGACAACTGAGCAGAAATAAACGGACTATGCGTAACCAGCAAAATGGTCTCAAACCGATCCTTCAACTTCAGAATACCCTTCGCAAACTGCTTGCATCCCTCTGGATCAAGCCCAGTACCGGGCTCATCCATCACTAACAAATTTGTCTTCGGTGCCGCCTCCCTAAGAGCAAAGGCTGTGATGATGCCTGCAAGCGACGCCTCGCCGACCGACTGGCCATCCACCGTAGCAGACCCTACAGGATTGACCACATCCACCGCGAACTCACTGTCCTCCACCCTGAACGATACCTTCAGATTTCCATCTGTGAAGATATCGCTGTACTCCTCAGCTGCTTTATTCAACAGCGGACAGAGCGCAATAGACAGATACAACGGAATCCCTGATCGATGAAACGCCTTCTTGCAATACTCCAGCATCTCACGCTCAATGCCCAGCCCCTGACGTGCGCCCAGAGCAGCCCGATGATACAACCGCTGCAACTGTAACTGCGCCATCTTGGTCTTTTTCACTACCGCTAGTCTCTTGTTACGCTCATCCTCCTGAGCTGCCGCCGTCTCCAGATCAACAATGCGCTCCTTGCTGCTATCGATTTTCTGCTCTGACACATCTAACTTCTTCCGATAGCTGGCGAGCTTCGCTGCACCCTCAGACTGCTTCTTATTCAAAGTCTCCGCTGCTGTGGTATGCCGAGTCAACTCCCGCTGCACCAGCCCCGATTCTGTGCGCGCTTCTATCGCCGCCTGCTTGCCGACACCATCCGCATCCTGTCCGCAGGTCGGGCACTTCTTCGATGCGATCAATTTGTCAGCGCGCGCCAGTCTATCCTGCCACACATGCAACTTCTTGCTTTCAGCTTCGACCGCCGCGCGCTCTGTCTTATAATCAGATACCAGCGCATCGACAGTCTCCTGCAACTCCTTGTAAAACTCAGCTGTGCCTGACAAAGCCGCATGCTCATCCACTAATCCCGCCAGTACACTCTTCTCCTGATCCAGCTTCGCAGCCCACTGCTCATCCGTCTCAATATTCAACTCTGCCAGATCCGCTGTGAGATCATCGATCTCCGCTGTCAGAGTATCAATCTGCGTAGTCGTCTCTGCCAGAGCAGCATCGCACTTCTTGATATCCTCGCCGACCATCTTCTGCGCCAGCTCAAACCGCTCGAGGTTCTGGAATCGAGCGATGAGATCCATGCGGCCGCTGGGAGTACCAAACACAAAACCGTTGGCCACAGCCTGATCGATGTACACCGCATTCATCAACGTGTCCAGATCGTACCCGGTAACCTGCTCGATCAAGCCCTGTGTCTCTTTCTTACCAGTGCCGCGGATTCCCGATGAAACGTCATTGCCATCGATCAACAGACGAATCGAGTGTGGCCGGCGACCTCGCAATATCTCGATCTTCCTATTCGCTGCATCGCGCAAAATCAACCGCACCGTAGCGGGATCGTCGTTTTTCTCGTAAGCCCAGGCGTCGCTCTTCTGCCCCTTGCCATTCTGTCCGAACATGGCGATCGGTATCAATGAAAGCACGTTCGACTTACCACACCCGTTACTTCTTCCCGGCCAGTCCTCATTGACTCCGCGAATCAACACCAGCCCGAGCTTCGACAGCCTGAGCTTGACGGTCTCGATATTCAAGACGTTGGTGGCTTCCACACCTGTGAATCGAATCGCAGAGCCGGCCGCTCCCTCCTTCAGCCCGTTCAACTTCGACACCATGTACGACACAGCCTGTCCAGCCTCGAACCTAGACTCCTCAGGAATCGTCGCCGCCACATACTGCTCGACCTTCTCCTGATCGCTGGAGCCACGCAAGATGACCTCAGTGACATTCTCGTCGATGACGTCCGCCACCGTATGGATTCTGACATTGCCGTACTTCGCCCGGATGCGCTCCTCTTCCTCGCACATCTGGTCTGAGATTTTCTTGCTAATCACCCTGACCTTGGAACGAACGTATGCTCCCTCTTCCGGCGTGATGTGATTCTTCTCCAGGTAGTCTACGTTGTACCAGTGCGGGATTTTCGTCCTGATCTGGTTGGCCTCGCCACTCTCCAAGTCGAGTAAAAGATGCCCTTTCGGGCTATCCGCTTCGCCCCAGTCTTGGCAGAACGGCGACCCGATATACCAAGCCGCGTAGTTCCCGATCCGCTGATGCCGATGGATGTGACCGCTGAAGACAGCGTCGAACTCATCGAAACGGAGATCCTCCGGCGTCGGCCCTTTCGTGAGCCGCCCAGAGGCATCCATAACCGATCCGCCGATTTCAGCATGGAGTACCAGGATCTTAGGGCCAGAATGCCCTTTAGTCTTCGCTAGGAGGCCCGACGTCGCATTTATAAGCGTTTCTTGCCCCGTAGCCGCCCCAAAGTAGGGAACGAACGCCACAGCCGCGCCAGCGATTATCTTGATCTTGGGCTCCGTGACCACCTCAGCCCCAGCCGCTGCCAACACGTCAAGCCAGTTCTTCGACTCCGCCGACTGGCTGATTCTGTCATGGTTGCCGAGCAAGATGATAAACCGGAACCCGGCAGACCTAACTCGCCGCACCATCCTAACCGCCAGCTTTACAGTCTCCACGTCTACAGGTGAATACGCATCCTTCACATCCCCAGCGTGAATAACAGCTTCTGGCTGGTACTTAACAGCGGCAGCGATCAATTCATCTAAAGCCATCTCGCATTCTTGTAGATTCCCAAAAGCAATCTGCCAGTCTGATGTGAATAGAAATGTACTCATACTATCCTTTTACCGGAAAATTCAATCTTGCGTACTCTCCATGATACTTAATCGCCGCTGCGTCGTATGCCTTAGCAGCCTCGATAAGTTTGTCAGCCTTAAAATATCCGACATGTAAAAGCTTCCCATCCGCCGCCAAAGACACGCGCCAACATCCGCTAGATTTACGCCAGCTCACTCCTTTGTAACCACTCCTGTTATTGACATTCAAATTCCTATTGCATGTATTCTGGCGGTGAGTCGTGATCCGAAGTTGAGCCTTACGATTATCAAGTTTATCTCCGAACCTATGATCTGTCTCCATTCCATCTGGCGACGGCAAAATCACAACATGCATATAGATAGTCTTAGAGCCACACATCTGGCACACATAACCACCAGGAATCACATACCAAACACCAGGGACACGCTCCAAATCTTCCCGATCAATAATTGCCCACTTGCCCTGCGTCAAAGGGATATAGGCTACAGACTTACCATCCAACCTTCCGAAGCGAATCGGCAGTCGTGGCTGACGACCATTATGCCCGTTTACATAACTAACAGGTACTCCCTTAACATGACCTTTACGTCTGTCCGTATGCATGCACACAACAGTCCGCTGACCGCAACCGCAATGGCAGAATCCGTAGGGTATACTCAATTCGTGGGGCATCTCATCCACCTCCAGTGGATCGATAGCGAAAGCTGGGTGATACAACACCCGATGCCCCATTATACCTCAAAAACTATACTTGCTGAAAAGGATGCAAAGGGTGTAGCAGCTGGAACAGATGGCTGCAAATACAACCGCATCCTCCGCGTTAGCCACCGATGACATCAACAATATCGCTTTGGCTACTGCGTCACCGCGCGGCCCCATATCGGGAGTCTCCAGCAACTGCGTCTTCAAATAGCTCAACAACAACACACGCAAGGCCCGAGCATCTCCGCCATCCACATTCTGTAAGTACCGTGCAGCTTCATCCCAGTGCCCGCGTGTGATTGCGCGAGACAATCCGAGAATGTCAATCGTCGCTGCCCCGCTAACCATCGCGGCATCCGCCGGATCACATCCCGCGCAATACTTCTCGACAGCCTGTGCAATCAGCCGCGGCGAACGCACCATATTATCCGCAAGAGCGTTCGACAGCCGATCCGCCGGTAAGTCGCTGCCGATCTTCGTCAGCAACCGCTCAACCAGCTTCTCAACATCCGACATCTCCAAGTCGCGGAACTCGTAACTGATACACCGCGAGCGGAACGCATCCGACAATCTGCCTGGTTCCGTCGTGGTGAAGATGAACACCGTCGATGGCGGCGTATCCTCAAGCATGTCCAGAAACTGACTGAGACACCCTGGCCCAGCCCGCTGGATCTCATTGATGATGTAGACCCGATACGCGCCGTCGCCCATCACACCTGAGTGAGCGCCCGCCAAGGCTCCCGCCATGTCCTCTTTCTTGGACAGCACAGCCGCCGAGATTTCAGTAATCTGGAAGTTGGTTTTATTGCGGCGGCACTCCAAACAAGGTCTGCCAAACGTCTTCTGGTGGGTGCATTGATACGACAGCGCCAGAATCCTGGCCGTGGTCGTCTTGCCAGTGCCCTTCGTACCCGCAAACAGCCAAGCCTTCGGATACCGGCCCGACTTGAAATGACCACGAATAGCCGCTATGAGCTTGTCTTGTCCGAGCAGACCATCCAACGTCTTAGGCCGTGCCGAGAGAGATAGCTGCTGTCCTACATTATCAGTCTGTTTTCCCTCAGCCACGACTCTACCTCCTCCACCGGCAATATCCACATCCTGTCGGTATTCAACTTAGGGCGAACCACCTGCTCCGCGTATAACCGCGCGCAACGGAAAGCGTCGTTCACGCCAGTGACCGCCAGCAGAATGATGCGAGCCGTACATTCACTCGCATGCACCGCTGCCAACAATCCCCAGTCGTAGGTCTCCTCCGAGAGCTGCTCCGTCAGATCACCGATATTCTCGATGGTTGGAGCCGACTCCGCGTAGAAGATTCTCCGCCTGTCGTCCTTCGTCGTACCACAGATAAACCGCACAGCTTCTCCTTAGACCGCCAGCAATGTCGCTTCCTGATCGACTGCTTCCGCCGCATACTTCAAACGACTGGTGAACTCGCGCAGCTTCATCTTCTCATCCTGCGACAAATCCGCCGCCGCATGATGAACAGCCTTGCGTAAATCCGTAGCCGCGCCGCCCAGAGCCACATCCTCGAAGAACGAGATTATGTAGCTGACCGCCTCGCGCGGAGTCCTCGGATCGGCTGCCACTGACGGAACATCCACACGCCGTCCCTGCAACTGCTGAATGATCTCGTGCAGCCGATTAAGTTCATGCCCATGCGTCACGCGCTCTGAAGCCAGTAACCGCTCTGCGATGCGCTCCTGCTCCCGTAGACCACTAATTGTGTCTACCGCGTCGCCCTGGCCTCGATCCTCCGTAACCGTCTCAACTGAAGCCTTTGCTCCAGTCGTTGCTACCGCATCCGTATGCTTGTGCTGTGTTGCCATGTTAGTCATCCCCTCCCATTTCTTTATTCAACTCATCAATCGACATAAAATCCACACTAGCCTTAGGCCGATTCCATAAAATCTTAAATCCGCATTCGCAACCTTCCTGCGAACCCTCGCCAGCCTTGTTCTTCACATTGCGCAGCGCGCCAGCCAAGCCTACAACCTGCTTGCCATTCTTCAGTCTACCGCCCTTGACACGCCGGCCGCGAATTCTAATCGAGCATACATGCCTTAGCGCCTTACCTCCAGTCGTCTCGTCTGAATCCCCATAGCCAGTAAATCCAAACTTTGCCCTCAACTGGTTGGACACCAGGATCGTCGCGTTGTAATTCGCTGCGATTCCAGACCAGCGCGGCAACAGCGTGGACAGGAACATAGCCCTGTCCAACTTGCTATTCATCGATGAGTCGGCCAACCCCACCTCGTACTGCTTGGCCGTCACGATCATCGCAATCGAGTCAAGAAACCAGAACTGCTTCTGCGCCCCGAGCTTGGACAGCTTGTACATCGCCGATTCCGCCTGCTCGAAAATCTGCTCTGCGCTGAGCAATGTCGGCGGAGGTACTATCCCCTTGCGAGGCTTTCCGCATTTCGTACAAAACTGCGTCGGCTCCAATGATCCAGGATTCGTCGCTCCACATTTACACTTCCACGACGCCATCACCAGCTCATAGTAGAACTTGGTCACCGCCGCCCAGTTCACACCCAACTTCGTCGACCATATCCCGTCTCGGCTATCCTCCAAGTCGATATATCCAGCCGCTGCTCCATCCTGCTGCGCCATCCCCATCAACACGTTCGAGATCAAAGTCTTACCGCAATGCTCCGCCCCACTGATCTCCATCACCTTCCCGTAAGGAACACCCTTCTCCCTCGATCCGAATACCGCGTTCGCATACTCGTTGCCTAAGTCCAGCCAGTAACGATGTGTAGGCTCGAACGCCGACATCTTAAGCAGCTTCTGAACGCTCGACTGGACAGCATCGCCATCGATGTCGAGCATCGCAGACGACTGCGCCTGCTCCGCTTCTACTTCAGGCTCTGCAACTTCCGCCGCATCCTCTTCGACTGCCAGCTCTTCTGCCGACAGACAATGCGCGCGCATATGCTGCTCAGCAGCTGACAGCTGTCGCTTTGGCATCCCGTTCTTCTTCGCTTTGGGTTTCAATGGCACCGCAACATCCTCCAGTTATGAAACGAGGCCCGACTCTTCGCCGAGCCTCATCCCAGGTTGATCGTGAACTACCGCCGTGCCTTGGGCCTCAGAGCAGGCTTCGCAGCCGGTGCCGCAGCCCTCGCCGCTGGCCGAGCCGGTGGGGATGCCGGTCGTGAAGCTGGCCGTGCTGCGGGCTTGGCTGCCGCCGCAACAGGTCGTGCCTTGCGCACTGGCGGAGTATCCGGCTCATCGTCGATGACATCGCCCTCGTCTGCATCCACATCGAGATCGGCATCATCCACAGCGTCGAGATCGATGTCCTCGTCCAGATCATCAGGAATATCCTCGGCATCGGGATCTGCATCTTCCGCCTCGTCTTCGTCAGGATCGGGTACCACAGCCTTGCGCGCTGGCCGAGCCGTCGCCTTGGGAGCGGGAACTGATCCCGTCTTCTTGCGAGTCGGAGGTTCCGGCTCATCGTCGATGTCGTCGATGACATCCTCCCCCTCTGCATCCGGATCGATATCCGCCTCAGCCGACTCGTCATCTTCGACAACGTCGTCTTCTGGCAGATCATCGTCTTCAGGCTCAGGTGCCACAGGCTTGCGAGTAGCCGAACGCCGCGGCTGCTCTTCCTCCTCCTGCTCGTCGACCACATCCTGACCCATGTATGCCGCTTGCTGCTTCGCCTGCGAATACACCGGGATCTCTTTCAGATCCTCAAACGCCTTCACCTTGTCGATCAAAGACTGCGGCACCACGGTCGGGTCTTGATCGGGCTCGATGATTCCGTAACGGGTGTCGTTGCGCCCAGTCCCCGTCCGGCTGATGTTGAGGTTGTAGCCCTTCTTCGGGTCAACGTAGCTGCGCTTGCGGTTGCCGAAAATCGAAGCCAACAACTGGTTGCCGATGGTCGGTGCAGGCGTGAACAGGAACGGGCCGGCAAACTTCAGCTTGCCCTCGCCCAGCTCTTCAACCTTGGCAACCTGCATGATGAGCTGAGACTTGGCTGCCAGCGCAGTCGCCCTGCTCTCCTGCTTCTTCGCCTTGAGCGCCGGGATCTTGGTATCGCAAAGCCAGCACTCGCCGACCTGATCGCCTGTCTGCGGATCGATGTCAACACCGCAGCGTACCGTCTGCTTGCGTGGGCCGACCTCGCGGTGAATGGCGTACTCGAAGAAGTTGGTCTTCACATTGTCGGTCGGCGGCGTGGGAATGATGCGGAAGCAATTATCCCCCACTGCCAGTTTGAACCACGACGATTGCTTTCTCGCCTCAGCCCGCTTCCTTGCATAGTCACGTTCGTCAAATCCCATCTGAAGTCTCCTTTTCTCGTCTTGCTATACGGCTTCCGCCTGAACCAACTTCTTATAGAGTGCCCGAACCTGCTTAATTCTAGTCAATACACGCATCGTCTCGTTCTTATATTCGCGCACACTGATGGCCGATTCTGCCAGCCTAGCCTGCATGACCACCTGCCACGCGGCCAAATACTTATCGATGCCGTCCTGAATAACCTCGTCCGCAGACATCTGCAAGCCTTCGACATTATCCGGCAAGCGTGAGCTGACCGACGTGAAGTGAGTCGCGCCAGCTCCATATGACGTATCAGCGATCTGCACGCTGACCGTCACGCCGGTGATTCCGAGTTTGCTGATGGGCTTACTCATCTTCTAGCTGCACCTCAATCGTCGTCACCGAATCCAGCACAGCTACACACTGAGTCGGATCGAACACAGGCCGATGCAACGGATGCCCGAACGGATACACCTTCTCTCCGTCCAAGCACTCAAGTACCCGCGCCAGAGCAACTGCATTCTCAATCGACATCGTTCCCCTCGTCAGGTTGAACCTGATTCCTGCGCGCATCCAACGTCCGTGCCCGAGCGTGAATCTTGCGAGTCTGCTCAATGCGCTCTACCTCTTTCGACCCACGCATGCCTTCTGCTATTTGTGTTTCAGCGATCACGCGAATCGCGTCACGCCGCATACGATAAGCCTCCAGAATCAGCTTCGACAGTTCCTCCACCTCATAGGCCCGCTCCATACCAGCGCGCAAGGTGCGAACAGCCGTCTGTGTCTCAACCTTGTCCTTCACCCCGGCATCGGTCAGCTTCTTCTCACGCTCACCGCTGTTGTTCCGTGCACGTAGCACCAGAGCGACCCTACTCCGCGTAGCATCCAACTCCGCTGCCGCCTGTGCGCGCCGACGCATGGCCCCCACACGGTACCGCGCAGCGTCGATGAACAGAATAGGCTGACGTGCTGCCTCAGCCAGGATATTCTCGTCCACTAACGCGAGACTCTGAATCAACGATTCTGCTGTGATAGCCATGCACTCACTATAGAGAATCCGCCCTACGTCCTGCGCAACTGGTCACGCACCTTCATGATCAACCGACCAAGATGATTCTCTCCGACGCCGTCGCAGACTCCCCAGAATGCGTCATGCCAGTCATTACCTTCGACCAGCTGTTGATTCCCCGTCGCCATGAGCTTCTGACGCATAGGCTTGTCTGAGAACTTGGCCGTCAGCAACTGCTCCATGATGCCGAGCTTCACCTGTTCCCAGTCAGCACGCAACTTCAACCTGCGACCGGCATGCTTGGCCTGAGCCGACGTCATCTCGATGAAGTCGATCCGCAAATCCACATCGGTCGTCTTCGCTGCTTGGAATGCACACTCCACCGAAGGATAAACGATCCCCTCAAACCTCACTGCCCACTTATAGAAATTGGACAGAAACCTATTGTCACCATCGAACCTGTCGATCATGCTGCCTCCGGTACCTGCTCCAACTGCTTCCTCAAGTCAATGATCTGTTTCTTCGTTTTCTCATACCACAACAATAAAAACCCGCCGACGGTGAACTGGTCATCCTTCAATTTGATCTTAGCCCCGAGACGTAATCCAGCTTCAGCTTCAACTACGACCGGTACCGTCCACTTGATATGTGGAAAGTCCTTCTTCGCCGTCTTTAGTGATTCATGCTCCATCAAATACCGAGCCTTGCGATACGCCTCGTGGATCTCCAGCACGTTAACTCGATAGTATAAAGCGTCATGCACGTCCATACACGGCACGTTCAACACCGCATACTTCTCAGGCTGCCGTCTATGATTGACCAGGCCACACTCAAGTAACTGATGTGCGGTTCCCTGCACCGGCGTGTTTCCGGTCACAAAAACATGCCCATCACGCCGAGCTACAAAATACGTATTGGGAACCATCGGACACCACACACCCTTATTCCTGATCTGCCGCTTATGCTCCGGGTAAATCGCCGCGTACTTTCGTTGATTAAGCGTCACCACATACAAAGGCAAACCAACCTGAGCTATGTGCGGCATGCTCTCATACGACTTCCGAGTCTCATTATAAACAGATAAATCACGTTCAACCATCGTGGCATGCCTACCACACAAAGACGCCAACATTTGAAACGCATCCGCCTGCTCTCTCGACGACGTACAAAATCCTATCTTGCCGTGACTCTTTCCAGTCAATCCCATCGACACCGACTCTAACGCGTCCAACCGTGATCCAGTTCCATCTCCTAAAACCATCGTATGCATCAAGATCCGCAGTTGTTTATCGGTAAGTTGAGTCAAAAAATTAGCTGTCAACGCTCTGTCAGGAAACAAAACACGAAGCTTCGCACTGACCGGCCCCGACAGAAACCACCACACCTCGTCATCTTTTCTATTCTCCGGCCACTTCGTTCTGCAATGTAATCCATCAGCTGCCATCCGACTGACCAACCCATCAATTAGCTTTACTTTCTTCGGATTACCGCGCTGACTCTGGCATAGATAGCACACAGACACCGTCTGCCCTCGTGACCCGTCGGTAAGATACCATCCAGCCAATCTTACAAAATCATCCGAATGAATCGCTACCGGAGGAGCCGCGTAGTCTCCGACACGATGAATCCGCATCTCCTGTGTCACTTCAGACGTCAACTTACATACCGGAGTTAGAACCTTTGCTCGACCTTTACGTTCCGATACAAGCCACCGATGATCTGAAGTCGACGCTGCACTAAACGTCTTTGATCTGAACTCAACCAAAGGCTTATCGTAGTCAGGGTACACTTTTACCACCGTCACCGACTGCCACTCCAACCGTCCCGACTCTATACTCTTCGTCAAGAGAACATCGCCGACACGAAGATCATCGCCCCGCACCCATCCACGCTGTGTCAGAGCTTCTGTCTTCATATCTACACAGTTGACCGACTGCGAACGCCACGATACCTGCTTACCTTCCTGCATAGATACAACGTCCATCTCATCGTCGCCATCAGCGCCAAAATTATTCGGCTTCTCGACATCGCCAACATTCAAAGTGCGATGCAGACCGAACACAGTCTCAACATACCCATGCTCCTGCGCAAACTCCTGCTGCTTATCCATGTACGCGCGAACGCCAGTGTAACGGGCGAAATACCGATCATAGGCATCCGACACAAACTTCTCAGTTACATCTGACGTCGGATCCATTGCCTTGATGAAGTCATACAGATTATGCTTGGCAATCAAATAGATCATACCGAAATGAATATTCTTCGTCAGAGTACGAGTCTTATTGTCATCCTTGATCTTCTGCGGATCCCATCCGGTCATAGCAGAACCAACCGCAGCATGGATATCATCGCTGGCGCAATCGGCAAGTAGATTCTTATCGCCTGACAGCATCGCCATTAAACGAATCTCGATCTGCCCGTAATCGAGAAGCAAAAACGTCTTGAGATCAGGCATGTGCCTACGAACCCACCCCTCAACGCACTCTTCCCAGTCGCCTTCAGGCTGATGCTTCAAGATGTCAGTAATCGCATTAAACACAATGCGCCAGCGTTTATCTGCGACCAGCATGTTCTGCATATGCGGGTCTTTCGATACGTTTTGCAGATTGGTACCGCCAGCATCACCGCCGCTACTCGACAGACGGCCAGTAGCGGTTCCATCCATCTTCCACTTCGTGACTAGACAACCACCGAACTTGAGAGCAACCTCCTTATACCCTTCAATGGTTGAATTCGCCTTGCTCCGCTTACGCCACTCCACCACCGCCGGCGGGAACGGATGCTCACGACCCAACATCAACATCGTCTTCTTCTGCGTGTTAGGTTTCCCCTTACGCAACGGATAAACCAGCTTCAGCTTTTTGTAAATGAAGTCATAAACCTGCTGTGGGCTTCCTGGGTTGAACTCCGGATTCCTCGTCATCTTCCGCAACACCGCCGCCTGCTTATTCGCAAGATACGGATACAGCCGCATCAACTGATCTGCCTGCCATGTATCGAAATACGGGCCATGCGACTCCATCAGCTTCAGAATGAAACTGAGATCGATATACGTCCGCACCAATGGCTGCAAACCACGCCCCGCACTATCAACATACTTCTTACCATCAATCTCCAGTCGCTTCGTCAAGTCTGCATCACCGCCGTTGTAGAGACGCAACGTCTCAGGCTTCAATCGACTCAGATGATAATGACCATTCTTCGACAACCACTTGAGCTGTGCGGCGACACCGGCGTTCTTCACTGCGGTAGGCACCTTCACGTCCTCTGGCAATCCATCCAACAAATCCTGCAAGATGATGTGCTTATAACCAGAGAACTGCGGATACCGCCGCTCAGCAATAGCTTCAAGTCCGTATGCCTTCGCATCGGGGTACCAAAGATACTCACTGATGTACGTATCCCAATCAAACCCTTTGACCTCAATATCATCCTTACGCAGAGACAACACATCCGAGCAACCGAACTGAAGTGCCTTCTTAACCTTGCCGTCCTGCAATAGACCAATAGCAACATTTCGCACATAGGTCTCATCTTCCGCCGACTGCTCGATGCTCGGGTAGTTGTAAACAAAGATGAACGAAAGTCCAGGCTTCGGACAAAATCCAATAGTGAACGTGCCGCCAACTTCTTCATCGCTCTCGATATCAACCGAGATCCGTCGCCGCTTCGCTGCATACGCCCGGATTATCCGCTCAGCATTCTGC